TGGTGATAGCGGCAAAGATTCTGCAGATAATAGAGCAAAATCATTTGGTAAGGCCAGGAAAAGAATTAGAGGTGTTACCGCTGCAACCAAGCGCCTAACAAAAGAACAAAAAGAACTAATTGGTTCTGTGCTTGAAGAACTCGAACAAGAAGAAAATAAAATCATGGTTGACGTTACAGAAGATGTAAACGCGCTTCTAAACGGAGAAGATCTTACCGAAGAATTTAAAACAAAGGCAGCAACAATTTTCGAAGCTGCAGTTGTTACACGAGTTAAGGAAGAAGTTTCCAGACTCGAAGAAGATTATGAGACAAGACTAGATGAACAAGTTGAGTCGATTAAAGAGGAGCTTGCTGAAAAAGTTGATGGATATCTCAACTATATTGTTGAGAAGTGGATTGAAGATAATGAAATTGCTCTGACAAATGGTATCAAACTTGAAATGATGGAAAAGTTTGTTTCTGGTATTAAAAATGTATTTGAAGAAAATTACATTGAAGTTCCAGAAGAAAAATTTGATGTTCTTGCTTCAATGGAAGAAAAGCTTCAAGAGTTAGAAACAAAATTAGATGAGTCTCTACAAAAGAATGTTGAACTTCACACAGAAATTAATAGCTTCAACCGTAAGGAAATTGTTACAGAAGCTTGTGATGGTTTAACAGATACCCAAGTAGAAAAGTTTAAAACTCTTGCAGAAGAACTCTCCTATGAAGATGAAGAATCATTCAAAGGTAAACTTAAAACCATTAGAGAAAATTATTTCTCAAATAAAAAATCATTAACAGAAACCAAAGGAACTTTCATTACTGACGATCCAATTGTAGAAGAAGTAGAAACTGTTAAACTGGATCCAAAGATGAGTGCATACGTTTCAGCATTAGGTAAATAAAACCAAATAACTCTTTAATTTAAAAGGAAAAAAGAAATGGCTTACAATAGACAGCAATTACTGGAAAAGTGGGCTCCAGTATTAAATCATGATGGCGCTCCAGAAATCAAAGATACATACCGTAGAGAAGTTACTGCAATTCTTCTAGAAAACCAAGAACGTGCTCTTCAAGAAGAAAAGCAAGCTCTATTCGAAACAACCCATTCTAACGCTGCAGGTTCTTTACCTGATACCGGTGGTGTTGCTAAGTACGATCCCGTACTTATCAGTTTAGTAAGACGTGCAATGCCACAACTTATTGCATACGACATTTGCGGTGTTCAGCCAATGAATCTCCCAACCGGCTTGATTTTCGCAATGAAATCCAAGTATGCATCACAAGGTGGAACCGAAGCTCTTTATAACGAAGCAGATACCGATTTCGGTGGAACAGGAACTCATGCTGGATCAAACCCTGTTGATGGTAATGCCTACACCACTGGTACCGGTATGTCAACAGCTACTGCTGAAGGCTTAGGAAGTGGTTCAACTTTCAACGAAATGGCATTCTCAATCGAGAAAGTATCAGTAGTTGCTAAGAGCCGTGCTCTAAAAGCAGAATACACTCTTGAACTTGCTCAAGACTTAAAGGCTGTACATGGTCTAGATGCAGAACAAGAACTAAGCAATATTCTTTCAACCGAAATTCTTGCTGAAATCAACCGTGAAGTTGTTCGTACAATTTACACTGCAGCAAAGACCGGTGCTCAAGCTGGTGTTGCTACCGCAGGAACTTTCGACTTAGACGTTGATTCAAATGGTCGTTGGTCTGTTGAAAAATTCAAGGGTCTAATGTTCCAAATCGAACGTGACGCAAACGTCATCGCTCAATTAACCCGTAGAGGCAAGGGTAACTTCATTGTTTGCTCAAGTGATGTTGCTTCCGCTCTAGCAATGGCTGGTGTTCTTGATTACGCTCCTGCTCTTTCAACAAATCTAAATGTTGACGAAGCAAGCACTACATTCGCCGGTATTCTTAATGGTAAATACAAAGTATACGTTGATCCATTTACTGCCAACGGTGGTGTAAATCCACAATTTGCTCTAGTTGGTTACAAGGGAACCAGTGCTTATGATGCAGGTCTTTTCTACTGCCCATACGTTCCTCTTCAAATGGTTCGTGCTGTTGATCCTTCAACCTTCCAACCAAAGATCGCCTTCAAGACCCGTTATGGTATGGTTGCAAATCCATTTACAACTCTTGATGCTGGCGCCGATGGTCTTGCTGCTGGTAACAACTACTACTACAGAAAATTCAAAGTTCAGAATTTAATGTAAGAATTACAATTATAACATTTTAAAATAACAAATTAGAGGAGTCATTTGACTCCTCTTTTTTATACTCTAATTATTAATCTTTCTATAAAACAATTCAATCATCTGAACTCGTTCTGGTCGATCACTAATAAACTTCCTTGCATTTTCCTTCTCAACTTCAACTATTACTTTTGATAAATCTTTCCCTTTATATAAAGGCCAATCCCATAATGGATCTATATATCCATAACCTCCATGAGTTAATTCTGGGCTTATAGAAGCGTTACTAGATTTAGAAGATAATTTTTTCTCACACATTTGTAACTTATTTGCTGAACTCCAGTCACTAATTGCGAAACCACCAGTAAAAGAAAGAGCAGCAAATATAGAAATTGCGATTGCAAGAAATACTGGGTGCATCATAATTCATCATCCTTATGAAGTTGTACTCTAAATACCCAATCATCCTCAGAAAACCTAATTGAAAAGATATTTACAATATCATTATACTTGAGTTTGAATTCCAGAATATCTTCAAGTGGAGCCGAATCTTGTCCTGTTAAATATAATTCATTTTCATTAGTATTAATATATCTTAACAAATAATCACAAACACCCTTGAAGGTAGCAAAAACCTTCACACCACAATCACGATCAATTATTGTATAAACCATTACTCAATTACCTCATTAAATGAACAGAAATAATTATAATACAATTTTTATTTAAAGTAAAGGATTATTTATTAAAGTGAACTTCGTAATAGTTATCTTTATCTCTTGGATCATTAATGTACAAATTCTTTGGAATATCAAAGCACCAATATTCATAACAACGTAATTTTCTACTAATTTCAAATAATAATTTATTCTTCATGAAGAATCCTTCAATTAGTAACACTAATATAGCAATTGGTAGAAATGAAATCCAAAATAACAAAGCTTTCATAATTACTTTATTACCGTTAGAAATTTTTCAACAATAAATCGACAATAATTAAACTTTGGTTTATGATTAGGTCCACCAAACTTAACAATCACATTGTTTTCTAATTTCTCAATTACTGTTCCTAAACCATATAATGGATAATGCGCGTCACTTATTATTGATCCAATTCTTAACGAATCAAACTTGGATTCTTCCATCAATCTTTTATTTCCATTAAAATGAATGCACCATCTTCATAACCATAATAATCCTCGTTTACTTGGTCACCTTCATATGGATTAGTCGTTGGGCAAGAATCATCCCAAGAAGCAGATTCATGACACTTTGGACAAAACCAACCATCATTATAGGAATTCATTTGAAGCTTATATTCTTCCTCTGATAGACAAACTATTCCCTTACTACAAACAACAGCGTAAGGAGTTGCATATTCTACACCATTAGCATTCTTTACCACGATTATTTCCTTTGAGTCTATTTAAAATAATTTTGATGTTTTTATTCCATTTATCAATTTCTTTTTGGTTTATCACACCAACACCTTCTTTAAATAATCTTGGTGGAGGCATTGGTATTATTCCTTTTGGAATTCTCTTATTCAAATCCTTGTTCCAAATGGATTCTTGATAATGCTTTTTGAGCATCTCTGAAGGCATCTTCTAAAAAAGCATATTTATGAGGTCCTTGTTCCCAAACAGCCCATACACAATCAGGCTGACAGATACACCAATTATACCCACCATATTTTGCTGGTTCTAATACTATTTCAGCAGGAACTTCCCAGAAGATGTCTTCTTTCATAGAGAGTTAGATAATCTTTCTTTTATACCACTAAAGGATTCATGGAAAATCGCACCCTCATCATAAACAACTCTTAATTCACCTTGCTCAGATTGCTCAAGAGTTTGATTATCATAGAGAACAAATTCACCATTTTCATTTTCAACTCGAAGTAATCCTACTGCAGATTTCTTTGTTCCCGAATCAGTTTTTGGATTTTTAGAAATATTAACTGGTTTGCCATTTACCAAACCCCATGTGGCCTTCATGGCGAATCCAAATGTATCCCTGGTATTATAAGTATATGTGTAAGAACCAACACCAAACACGATATTATCTGAAGCGAATCCCTTTTCTTTTAACCTCTTTAGAATTTCATTTGCTCTTTCTAAAGTAATAGAATCACCATAAATGAGCCCTACTTTTTGATTTAGAGTTTTATATCCTTTTTCATTTACAGTTCCACCAAAAATATTCCATAGACATTCAACAGCACCAAGATGATGTGGTTCTGGTTCGACTTCTTCGAATGAAACTAAATGTGAACCATCTATGTAATAATATTGTTTATCATATCTATTCCACGATATTTCTACATGAGCTTTATAATATTTCCCATGCGATTTAAATATTTCTACAACTTCTTCTGGGCCACATTCACCATGTGGTGTTTCACTTCCAACTGCATTAACAATTAACTCTTCTGCATATAATTTTACTTTTTCGATACTTTCAATTGAACCGAAATCGTGAATATTATTTCCACAAATAATATCAACAGGATCACCAGAATCAGGGCGAAATACTACTTTAGCCAATCCTTGTGAATCTGGTTGTCTGCTTATAATAACATCCTTTAACTCAGAAGCAATATTTGTGATGACGTTCCAAAAATCCCAGGAATCAGAAACAATAGAAACAACTCCTGTTGGATAAACATCTTGAATTATTCTTCGAATCGTTTCTTTTTCGTTTGATTCTTCCCCGATACACATAACACTATGTTCGGTTGCAGGAACAGAATATCCATGAATTTTGGTTTTATCTTGATAATAATAATTAATGAAATCTACTGCTGGAAGTGTATCAGTCCCTAAGAAGGATAATAAATGCCCTGCTCCTGTCTTGCAGGAATCCAACATATTTGTTGAACCACGCATCGAAAAATCATGCGCTTGGAATTGAACGAAATCTTTATTACCTCCAGTAACATCTGACCAATAATTTAGTATTTTCTTATACGCGTCAGAAATAGTTGCAGCAGTGCTCATCTTCCAAAGTTCTGCTGAAAGATATGTTTCCAGGAAATTTGTTATCCAATAAAACCTTGGGTCAGTATTTGCTATAGTTAACACTGGAACTTTTATATTAACTCTTGATCCCTCTGGAAGAGCTTTTACAACAATAGGTAATGCGCCGTATTCCCACAATTCTTTCAATTTTTCTCTACTGAAAGTGTGGTCTCCGGTGAATGGTTTAATCTTTTCTAGAAATCTATCAGCAACAACATCGAATTTCTTTAAGAAAAAATTCTCTTGCCAATTTTGATTCATTTCCATCAGAACAGATTGCAAACCAAAAAATATGACTTTATCACATTTAATTGGTAAGTTGGCTGGCACTTTAAAATGTGAATTACTTCTTGGGGTAAAGTTTGAATATATAAATTGCGTTCCTTCTGGATACTGACTTAGATGCCCTAATTTATAAGCGTCTGTTGCTACTAATGGATCAACTTTAAACATTATTTTCCTTTCACAAATCTCTTCTAATTAAAATAACTCAAATCCGTTAATATTCTTTCTTAGGCTTCTTGTTGTATAGAATTCCCTAATTCCACCATCAATAAGATGATCAAATCCCTTAGAAAAAATTCCATGAGTAACATAAAGTGATAAATAATCAATCTCATATTGATAAAGTAATCTTGCTGCTCCCAAGAATGTTGCACCACCATCACAAATATCATCGACGATCAATAATCTCTTTCCATCAATTTCAACATCTTCTGTTTCTTTGGAAAATTTAATTCCAGTAATTGCACCAGTTTCTTGATTTCTTTCTTTATCTAAAATAACATATGGCATACAAGGAACTTCATATCTTGCTGCTGCTCCAGCATCCGGAAAGACAAGTACATTCGATTGTGATTCTTTAATTGCTCTTCTTATATAATTTGTTGCTGGATAGCTTAAAATTCCTTTTTGTTCACTATGAATATCTAATGTTGAAATAATCCTACCACATCTGATATAATTTAATAGAGATAAGAACGGTTTCAATGCAAATGTATTTTCATTTGATATTTCTTTATCTTGCCTTGCATATGGTAAGAAAGGAATAAAAATTTCAGGATTGACAATGTTATGAGCGTCTAATAATTCCATCACTTGGTAGAGATGCATAAGTTCTGCTTCAGATTCAAAATGCCAAATGATTTTACAGGCATCTCGATTAAAGCGTTCTAAGGGTAATTTCCATACCTGAGAAGTTCCATCTGGAAAAATGGTTGGACTAATTCCCAACATTTCAGATGTATACATGTTTTTAAGAAATATCATTTTTACTCCGATTTATTTACATTCTCTGCTGGACGATTCACACACATAAAAATTTCATTACGATCCATAATTCCAACTGAACATCCAGCTGCTATAGGATCTATTCCATTTTTAACCATTTCCGAAACCGTATTCACTTTATTTACACTAACTGCTGCTACACTCAAAGTGATGGTCGCAATTAATAAAACTATAAGAGCAGTTACCTTTAAAATTATATTATTCACAATTTAACCTATTTTAGAAATTTAAATAATCCAGATTCATAATTTCCGTAATTTCCCATCCATTTCCATTCTGTATTTACAGCATCAAAGAAATCCTTTGAAGTTACATTTTCATCAATAATTACCCTTACAGATGGAGAATTTAATCTGCCACGACTCTTATCTCGACCAATCTTTCTTTCGAAATTATCTTTTGTGCTACAAATTGCAATAGCATATGCTTTAACGAATCCTTCATGTTCTATGTAAGCGATAGTAACTCCACCCATGTTGTGTGGGGTGAAGTCGTGACAATAATTTCGAAGATGAATATATTTCACAGGATAATCACCGATCATATCCCGCTGTTCTGGTGCTTGTTTCATTTTATATCCTCCTATTGGTTCTTTAATAAATAAGAATTAGAAATTGCCTTAAATGTGAAATCAGAATTGTATGACTTAAAAACTAATCCTTCTCTTACAGGATTATTCAAACTCTTTCCATCAGCGAATTTTAATAAATCTTCGATACTTGTAATATTTCCATCAACAGAAAGATTGAAGAAATCATGAACTATTGGAACATGTTTGATATTTGCACCATAATCCAATAACTTACTAAAAATCATTCGGCGTGTTAGAGGATCGAGATATTCACCTTGATCAATATCAAAGATATCAAAAACATAAAATTCATGCTCTTTAAGATTTTCTCTATTGCCTTGAACTCTTGGGCCCATCAGTTCACCTTGAATGGCATAATTTCCTTCGATTTTTTCAATCGCTTTTAGTATTCCGGTCTTCTTTGACAAATCAACAAAAGCATTACCTTCTTGTTCAAGTTTCAATTGTTGATTTCGTGAGCAAACCCCAATAGGATCATAGTCAGCTTTATCAAACTTGAAAACTGTCATTGATGATCCATCAAGTTTCAATGTAACTTCAAATTCCTCATTGTGGTGATGATTAAAGATTTCATTAACTAAATTTTGACAACGTTCTTGATCAGTTTTTCTGATGAAATAAGGAAACCTTCCTTTAATTTCTCCAGCAAGCTGAGCTTCTACAGGAGGTTCCCATTTCTTAATTCCTAATGCTTCTGTTAAATCTTGACCTTCATACCAATTTTCATCATAAACCCAACCAATAATTGTTTCTGTAATGGTTGATAATGGAAGAAGTAAGCCTTGACTAAGTTTACCACGAAGTTTAATTGTTTTTAGACGTTGTCCTTCCACTCCATCATAAACCTTCGTATTATGACCCGGTTTGGTCAAGAATGGTGCCAAAGTATGAGGAACCCAAGAATCAATTTCAAAATATATGGCAAATTCACCAATTTTGAATTCATCTTTCTTTACTACAACTTGCCAACCACCAATTATAGCAAGTTCTATAGCATCTGCACCAACAATTGGTTTTATATTATCAATTTTTCTTATTGTTGCTAAAGATCGTTCAGTCATTTTTAAAGTGCTCTACAATGTTTATATTCATATACCCTTCAACTCTATAGAAGAACTTATCACGCCAGCATTCTTCGAATGCGCATTCTAATATTTTACCAGTTAAATATAAAACAACATTTCCTTTACCGTATTCCCCACACATTGAAATGATAAAAGTATCATCAGTGGCATCAACTGGCTTATATATTCCTTCCCCATTTTTAACAAAAACCCAACCAAGTTTTACTTTTTCTGATCGTTGTAAATTGATGTTCATATTAAAATCCTACTATCATTCGATAGATAACTGATAGAACAGCAATTCCTTGTATGATTGGCCAAGCTAAACACATTATTATAATGATTATTAAAACCAACAACGCGCCTTTCTCAGACATTAATTATCTCCTTCAAATTTAAGGGTAAGTATAAATTAATAAATAGATAAAGTAAACTAATATTTTATAAGATTATGCCAAATTTAACCTGCCCATACCCATCAAACGTGAATCCTCTATATTCAAATGGATTTATGTTTTCTATACAAAAATTACCAGAGCTAAAGTATTTTTGCCAAACAGCAAATATACCATCATTGTCTTTAGGAATTTCTACACAATCTAGTCCATTTTCTGATTCTAGAATTCCTGGAGATAAATTAGAATTCGAAAGTTTAAATATCGAATTCATAGTTGATGAAGGAATGGATAATTATATGGGAATTCATGCATGGATAAAAGGATTAGGATTTCCAAAAAGTTATGATCAGTACATCGAACTTTTGTCAACAGTTCAACAACAAAATATCTCTGAATTAGAAAAGAATTATTCAGACGCAACTCTTACTATTTTAAACTCAAATTTCAATCCTGTAAAGTCACTAAGTTTCATTAATTTGTTTCCTATCTCAATAAACACTATTCCATTCACATCAACAAATACAGATGCTCAACCAATTATAGCTTCGGCAACATTCATATACACATATTACGAATTCATTTAAAAAATTATACTTCTTCTAAAAATTAATGTATAATTGAAAGTGATTACCATTTTCATAAATATATTATAGGATCGTAAATGAATTTAGAATTTTTGAAGGAAGAATGGAGTAAAGATTGTGTAATAGATGAAACAAAAATAACTCAAGCTTCCCTCGGAACCGCAAAGTTACATAGTAAATACCTCAATATCCTTGTTGAAACAAAACAAAAAATAACCTTAGAAAAGCACAATTTAAATAAAATAAAAAAGTTAAAGACTCGTTATTATAAGGGTGAATTAACAAAACCAGAATTAGAAAAATATGGTTGGGATCAATATCAATATAACAAACCATTAAAATCTGAACTCAATGATATTTTAGATGGTGATGATGATGTGATTCAGAAAAAAGAACAGATAGAATATCTAGAAACAAAGTTATATTTTCTAGAGTCTGTATTAGGATCTCTGAGAAACAGAGGATTTGATATCAAAAATGCAATAGAATGGGGTAAGTACTTATTAGGAAATTAAACTTTAAATAACACAAAAAATAAATGAAAACTTACGAGTATGAAATAAGAGTTGCAGAAACGGAAAAGGATTTCAGGGAAGCAGCGGACTTAGTTTCAGAAATGTACGGAACCAAAGGTTATAAAGTCGATCCTGAAAACTTATATGATAATGCAGAAAATAAAATAACACTAATATCAAAGTTTGAAGATGTTACAATAGGAACCATATCATTGATATTTGATAATGGTTCTAAAAATCTTAATGTTGATCAAAGTTATCCAGAAAGAATATCTGAACTTAGAAATGCTGGGTATAAGGTTTGTGAAATAACTAAGTTTGCAGTATCTGATAAAATCAGATCAACAAAACATTTAGCTTCGTTATATTCTTTATTATCTCTTTACGCATATATAAATGATTCTACACATTTATTAATTGAAGTAAATCCAAGACATGAAAATTACTACAAAAAAACTCTTGGGTTTGAAAAAATTGATGAATATAAAATATGTGAAAGAGTAAATGCTCCAGGAGTACTATTGTTAGCAACAATGTTTTATTGGCACGAACAAATAAGATTAAATGCAGGAAACAGAAGTAAAAATAGAAATATATTCAATCAGTTCTTTACTATAGAAGAATTGTGTAAAATCAAGCAATCTATATTATCCGGAAATAAAAAGTTGACAGTTGAAGAAGATAATTTCTCCTTTCAAATTATTAATAAATATCCATATATTACTTGTTTTATGGATATATTTTGTCAACAATCTACATAGAAAAAATCTCAGAAACCTATATCAAGATAAATTCAACTAAAGATATAGAAACAGAGCTTTCACAGTATTTCACGTTCGAATCACCTGGAGCAAAGTATACTCCTCTCTATAAGGCAAAGAGATGGGATGGGATGATTCGACTTTATAATCGCTCAACTAAACTACTATATGCTGGATTATATGATATGGTAGTTAGTTGGGCTGAAAATAATGGTTATGAAATAGAAATTATTCAAAATGAATATTATACCATATTCTCCAAAGAAAAAGAAGTTGATAGAGAAAAAGTTGAAGCTTGGATAAATTCTCTAGACGTTCATGATGGATATGGAAATCCAATTGAAGTTAGAGAATATCAAATAGATGCATTTATCCAAGCAATAAAAACAAAGAGAATTATTCTCCTTTCACCGACAGCTTCTGGTAAATCACTGATCATTTATCTATTGGTTAGATTTTTCCAGATGATCAATAAAAAGATGTTACTGGTTGTTCCTTCTGTAGCATTAGTTCAACAAATGTTCAATGATTTTAATGATTATGCATTAACTCAGGAATGGAAATCGGAGGATAACTGTCAGGAAATATATGCTGGTAAAACTAAGGAAATAACAAAATCCGTTACCATTTCAACATGGCAATCACTTTATGATTTAAAGAATAAAAGTTTCTTTGAACAGTTCGATGTAGTGTTTGGTGACGAGGCACACCAGTTTAAATCTAAATCTCTATGTACTATAATGGAGAAATTATCTAATGCCAAATATAGAGTAGCAACAACTGGAACAATAGACGAAAAATCCAGTGTTAATATTTTAACCTTAACTGGATTATTTGGTAAACAATTTACCGTTTCAACTCTTAGAGAATTAATGGATGATGGATTTATTTCTCAGTTGAAAATTAAAGTATTAGTTCTAAAACATAGTGATGAGGTGAGAAAAGTAGTATCTAAATATGATTATAAAAATGAAATAAATTATATTTGTTGTGATCAAGAACGAAATGAATTCATTGCTAAATTGGCATTATCATGTGATGGAAATACATTAATACTTGTTAATTATGTAGAAAAACATGCAAAACCATTAATTGAAATGATCAGTGAAATGGTTAAAGGAACTGATAGAAAGGTTTTTGGAATATTTGGTTCAGCTTCTATAGAAGATTTAAAAGGACCAATAGAGAAAGAAAATAACTGTACAATTATTGCTTCTTATTCTAAATTCTCTACAGGAGCTAATGTTCCATCAATAAGGAATATTATTTTTGGTTCTCCTAATAAATCATATATTAGAATTTTTCAATCACTTGGTAGAGGATTAAGATTACATAAAAATAAAGATTATTGCACATTATATGATATTATTGATAATCTTTCATGGAAGAAGAAAAGAAATACAACTATAGAACATGGAACTGAGAGAATTAAGATGTATAATGATCAAGAATTTAATTATGATATAGAAGAGATAGATTTATGAGGTCTTACCCCGAAGGGTACCTACGAACGTAGTGAGGAGGTAAAGGATCTAGAAGGCCCAGGAGGTTACTGATATCGCCTTCGGCGATCGGCTTCGCCGAGATATTATTTTTTATTATTAATGATTTTTCTTTAATCCAGAGCCTGACCTCCCAAACGACGTTTCAGAGTTTACTGAAACTAAATAGGTCTTAATCGATGTGTATAAAAGTGTTTATAACGTAAGATACTATTCCATCTTACTAGGAACGGATGCATTCCAGCCAAACACAAATATGGTTTCTTCTCTATGGAGATTGGTTATAGTCCATAGATACTGCTCCATACAATGGTTGCTTTTTAAAACTCCGCTGGCCGTGATTCTTAGACGAAGCCAGTAAATCCCTTATATGTCTGGCACCCACATAATTATCCAGACGGTCCGAGGTTCAGACCCACTCCTGCTCATCCTACGTAATCTCTACGATGGTTTCAAATTACATAACAAATTGGGTAAATCTAGTATATTTTAATATAAGTAGTATGTGTAATATTATTTTATATAACGTTTCGATTCTTCTTTTTTAGCTTGTTTTATTTTCTCAATTTTTAATGATTTTATTTTCTTTTTATCAGTTTGTTCAGCTCTAATTATATTATTTTCATATTTAGAAAGTTTATGTGGATTGCGTAGGTCTTTAGGTATCCACTTTAAAAATGGATATAAATCTTCTTTATCTTCCACATACCAAGTTTTTCCATCCCACTTCGCTCCAAGTGATTTGGCAACACTTTTTTCTTTGAATGGAACTGTTAGGTTTACTCTCATACTGTAATGATACTATAAAATTTAAACAAAGTATAATTTATTTTTCATATTTCTCTACTCAACAATAACTAAATTATACTATGATAACTCAAAGTAGTATAATTATGATATGAGAAAGTATATACCTTGCAAATATTGCGAAACGCTAATATTCTTCCATAAAAGACAAGATGGAAAATGGGATACCGTTGAAGAAACTGGTGAACTTCATAGATGTCTTACCAAGAAAGAATATAAATCCGCAAAACAAGGAAATGAAATAAAGAAATGGAAAATGGATTCTAATACTGAGGTAAAACCTGTCAAGAATCCTAACAAGCAAAATAAATTAGGAACACTTACTCCAAGAAAGATAGTTCGTGTTCAACCGTTTGGAAGATAAGGAGCAATGGAAAATTATTACGTAAGTAACGAAGATTTGTTAAAGGCAATTACAGAGTATCAAAAAGGGTTGCATGAATCTGTTGAAAATGGAACTGAAGAACCTCAAATGTCGAATTACATAGGAGAATGTATAATCAAGATTGCTTCTAAGTTCGCATATAGAAACAATTTCATTAATTATTCATATAGAGATGAAATGATATCTGACGGAATAGAAGCTTGTGTCACTGGTGTAAAGAAATTTGATACAGCATACAGCAACCCATTTGCATATCTAACACAGTGCTGTTTTTATGCGTTTATATCTCGAATTAAAAGAGAAAAGACGCAGCAGTATGTAAGATCAGAAATGATAAAGAATTTTGGAATAGAAACTTTTAACATTCAAGATCAAGATTTAGATGAAGATTTCAGAATGTCGTTTGAAGAATTTATGAATTCCAATATGAATATTGATGGAGCATTTTTAAATAAAAAGAAGAAACCTACAGTAAAAAAGGTTGGACCTCTTGAAGATTTTATGGAAGAAGATACTGTAAATGTCTAAAACAGCTTTACTTGGTGACACACATTTTGGTGGCAAGTCTGATTCTGTTGATTTTATAGAATTTCAGAGAAAGTTTTTTGAAAATCAATTTATTCCTTATTTAATTGAAAATAACATTAAGAGGGTGATTCAAGTTGGTGATGTTAATGATAGAAGAACATATATAAATTTTCGATCATTATATCATTCAAAGAAAAACTTTTTTGATCCTCTAAGGGATAATGGAATTTCCTTGGAAATATTGTTGGGAAATCATGATTTATTTTATCTCGAAACGCTTGAAATAAATTCCCCAGAACTTCTTCTTAGAGAATATTCTAATATAATTATTCATAGAAATCCTACAACTTTACAATATGGAATATATTTGTTTGACATTATTCCGTGGATTTGTAAAGAAAATGTTCAAGAGATAGATGAATTTATCAAAAAATCTCAGTCTGATTTTTGTCTTGGACATTTCTCTATATCTGGTTTCTCAATGTACAAGGGACACATTGCAGAAGAAGGATTAAATCCAAAAGTATTCTCTAATTACAAACATGTGTGGACAGGACATTTTCACACAAGATCAACGAACGGAAATATAACATATCTTGGAACTCCTTATGAAATAACTTGGCAGGATTGTGATGATCCAAGAGGATTTTATGTTTTTGATGATGAAGAAGGAACAATTGAGTTCATTAAGAATAATTATACTTTGTTTACTAAGATAGAGTATAATGAAGATTTATTTGACATTAAAGAATTTGATTTTAATTCAATTAAAGATAAATATGTCAAGGTAATAGTAACTAAGAAATCTAATGTTGTAAAGTTTGAAAATTTCATCCAGAGAATTTATGAATCTGGATGTCATGATTTGTCTATAGATGAAAATTTTGAAGAATATTCAAATGGGACAATTGATGAAGAAATTAAAATTAACGATACGTTGAGTGTTGTTAATTCATATATAGATTCAATAGAAATAGAAACAGATAAAGATACGTTAAAAAAACTGATGCAGAGACTTTATGTTGAAGCAATAAATATGGAGAAATAGGAAATGGTTGTTCGTATGAAAACTTTTGGTTGGGTAGCTTTTATTATTGCAGTTATTATCTATACAATTTGTTTTCCGTTTGTTACTGTGTTCTTATGGGCCAAAGAAGTTTTTATGACCCCATACGGAATTATTAAAGGGTATAAAATTATTTGGGATGAAGTTTCAAGAAAGTATTGGTATTAAATGATTAATTTTGAAAGTATCCGGTGGGTGAATTTTTTATCTACCGGATCTGGTGGAAATGAGATTCAACTCAATGCCACCAAAACTACGTTAATAACTGGCAAAAATGGTTCTGGTAAAAGCGCTGGTGTAACTGACGCGCTTTGCTTTGTTTTATTCAACAAACCATTTAGAAATGTCAATCGTGGTCAACTAATAAATTCAATCAACAATAAGAATTGTTTAGTAACAGTCAAATTCACTTCTGGAGGAAATCGTTATGTAGTTTCCAGAGGGATGAAGCCAAATATATTTGAAATATACGAAAACGATACCTTATTCACAAAAGAATCTTCTTCAAAAGATTATCAAAAAATACTAGAGGAACAAATCCTCAGATATAATTTCAAAACCTTTACCCAAGTTGTTTTGTTAGGTTCAGCTTCCTTTGTTCCGTTCATGGAATTACCAAAGGCATCTAGAAGGGAAGTCATTGAAGATGTTTTGGATATTGGTGTTTTCTCCAGTATGAACGAAATTCTTAAGAAAGAATTATCAGTAACTAAAGATGAATTAAATATTGCTGAATCTAATATTTTAATTTTTAAAGAAAAAGTTGATGCTCAAAGAAAGATTATATCTCTTATTGAATCATCTAATGAAACTCAGATAAAAGAGATAAATGATCAGATTCAAGATTTGATAAATCATTTAATTGATTTATCAAAATCGAAAGGTAATCTTGAATCTGATAAAAATTCTTTAGGTGATGGATTAGATGAGATTGTTGATCTAGAAAATCGTAAGAGTATTGGATCAAATTTAAGGTTAAGAATTGAAGAAAGAATAAGCAAGATAGAAAAAGAGTTGGAATTTTTTCATGATAATGAAACTTGCCCTGTCTGTTCACAGAACATAAGCAGTGATCATAAAGAAAGTATTGTAGATAGTCTACATGAAAGAAAGAACAAACAGGAAGATAAATTATCTGACACTAAAACAACTTTAGAATCTATTGAATCGGAATTACTGATTTTAAAGAAAAAGAAGAAGCAGTTAGAAGGTATTGAAAATAAAGTTTCTCAAATTGATGAACAGATAAGATTCATCACAAACCAAATAACAAAATTAAATAAAAGTCTAGAACAAAAACAACAAGTAAATGATGTAGAAAAAGAAAAAATAGAATTAGAAAAAATTACAGAACAGGCGATATCTCTTGTAAAAACCAAAAAAGAACTTCAAAAAAATAAAGCGTTGCAGGAACAAGCTCTCCTGCTGCTTAAAGACAATGGAATAAAAACATCCATTATTCGAGAGTATTTACCAGTTATAAATATTAAAATAAATCAGTATTTAGCTTCAATGGATTTCTTCTGTAATTTTGAGATAGATGAAGAATTCAATGAAGTAATAAAGTCTCGTCACCGCGACGATTTTTCTTACGCCAGCTTTTCTCAGGGACAAAAACAAAGAATTGATATTGCTATAATGTTCACTTTTCGTGAAATAGCGAAAATGAAAAATAGCCTCAATACCAATATCTTGGTTCTAGATGAAATTTTCAGTTCATCATTAGATAAAACTGCTGTAACGTTTTTGGTGGATATGTTAAATTCTTTAAAAGACACTAATACCTTTGTGGTAACTCATCATCCAGATGAATTTGAAGATGTATTTGATAGACATATCCAGTTCAAAGAAGTAAATAACTTTTCCATAATGAAGGATTTAAGTAATGTTTGATTGTGTAAATTGTGGTTCAAAGAATTTGAAATATGGTGGTATTTTAATGCGTGGTAGAGAAAAGATGACGAAACTATGTTGTCTTGATTGTGGAACAAATAGTTACGTTGGTGTTGATGTTTATGAAGAATTAGTTGGTGAAAGTGTTGAAAAAATAATAAAGCAACAGGAATTACCAAGCAATTGTGAACGATTAGTTATCACTAGCGCAATCATAGGAAGTCCTGTAGATGATGTATTTTTAGAAACCCTTGAAACTTATTGTGCTTCCAGAAATGCAAGATTAGTTGTCATTCCAATTAAATACAAAAATAGAGATTGGGATGAAGATGTGGAAGGACCTCATCCAGCAAGTGAATATTTTACTTATGATAATTTTTACTTCGGAAACGAATTCAAAGTCATGGGTGGATTGAGACTTAATGCTTCTATGGAACATCCTCTTTCAGGACTAGAATCTCTATCTAAAGGATATTCTGTTATTTTTGGTCATCCACAAGTAGCTTTAAAAACTGTTCCTTCTGAAGGTAGTTACCCTTCAATAATAACAACTACTGGTTGCATAACAAATAAAATTATTTATACAGATACCAAACAAGGATTGAAAGCAACATTTAATCATAGCAACTCTGCAGTTGTCCTGGAAATTGATGAAGATTCAAACACTCACATGAGACATTTGAATTTTGATGGTATTGGGTTCTTCGATTTAAGTATTTATTATTCTCGTGACACAATTACATATAAAGAAGATCCTGTTATTGCCTTAGTTACTGGTGATGAACATGTTATTTTTCGCGACGAATTTGTTTCTGCCGCAACATATACAGATAAAGATTCTATCGTAAATGTTCTAAAACCAAAATTAATTGTTCGTCATGACGTGATGGATTCATACAGTGTTTCTCATCATCATAAACATAATGTATTTACTCAATATGCAAAGTATAAAGAAGGATATTCATCCTTGGCAGATGAATTGGATGAAACTATAGATTATATTGTAGCAACCACACCACCTTGGGCAAAATCTTTAATTGTATCAAGTAATCATAACGATCATATCCTTAGATGGTTAAATGAATGTGATCCAAAAGAAGAACCATGGAATGCTGAATTGTATCATTGGTTTATGTATGAAATGCTTAAAAAAACAAGGATGGGAGAATCAGGTGCAGAATACCCGAATCCTTTTGAATTATATGTAAAAGAATTTTATGATTCATCTAATATGGAATTTTTGAAAAGAACTGAATCATATATGATAGATGAAGTTTCTGTGAATTATCATGGAGACATTTCCACGAATGGAACAAGAGGTAATAGGAGTTCATTTAGTAAATTACCAACCAAAACAATAATTGGCCATTCTCACAGCCCAGGAATCGATAAGGGAGCATACCAAGTAGGAACAAGTTCTAAACGAAGACTTGAGTATAATTCTGGACCAAGCTCTTGGGATCATTGTCATTGCCTCATTTATAAGAACTCTAAGAGGCAATTAATTTTTATCCGAAACCGAAAATGGAGAGCGTAAATGGGAAACCGAGTTTTATTTATTTTAAAGCGAAGAGAGGATTATGCTCTCGACGTTAGTTACAGCAAAAATGGTTTATCAACAGGACTATTAAATTCAGCAACATTCGTTAATGATATGCTGAATAAAGATGGGATAGAATCAAAAATAGTTGTTGTCATAGATAATAATGATATTGATCGTGAAGTTACAAAATATAAACCAACCCACGTTATTATTGAGGCATTATGGGTTGTTCCTGAGAAGTTTGATATTTTAACTAAGCTTCACCCAAATGTAAAGTGGATTGTTCGTTTCCATTCTGAAATTCCTTTTCTTTCTAACGAAGGAATTGCAATGGAATGGCTGTTCCAATATATCACCAAGAAGAATGTATATATTGGAGTAAACAGCACAAGATTTCTAAAAGAATCAAAAAATCTCTTAAATAAAATTGTTGATCAGAATTATATTGATGAGCATGTAATTTTCCTTCCAAACTATTATCCAACTGGTGAAATCAACTTCCCTTTACCTGATATGTTCACCAGAACGTTTGAAATTGGTTGCTTTGGAGCTATTAGGCCGTTGAAGAACCATTTAATGCAAGCGGTTGCAGCAATTAAGTTTGCTGATATGCATAGAAGGAAACTTAATTTCCACATCAACGTTGGACGAGTGGAAATGAAAGGTAAAAACATTTTAAATAATCTTCATTCACTTTTTGCTAATATACAAGATTCTGGTCATCAGTTGGTAGTTCATGATTGGTTAGAACATGATGATTTCCTTGAATTGATCTCCTGTATGGACATCTGTATGCAGATTAGCTTCTCAGAAACCTTTAATATTGTTGCTGCGGATTCTATTTCAGTAGGGGTCCCAACTGTTATGTCTAAAGAAATTCCATGGGCAAGATTTGGAGTTGCAGACCCTACAGATCTCGATGATATCGTCCAAACAATGAATAGAACATGGAAGTATAGGTTCGCGAATTCTATCATAAATCAATTGAGCCTCAATTCATACGTCAAAAATTCTGAGAAGGTTTGGCTCAGATATTTTCGATAAAAATAAATTATACTTTTGAAAAATGAGGAGGTATAATTACAAAATCAATTACCTCTCATCAAAGAAAATTGATAACTAATTTAATAATATTTTGGAGAAATCATAAATGGTAAGTGCAACAAGTAAGGTACTGAAAGCTCTATTAAGTGGTAAAGTATTAACCCCTGCTCAAATTTCAAAGAAGTTTGGTTTAGACAATCCTCATAATCCAGTTTATCAACTATCAGAACGCGGATATTATATCGTACGTCAATATAAGAAGACAAAGCAAGGATATTATACAGTTAAGTATTCAATGCCTCACGCAACAGCTTAATTTTTTATTTTTTCAACAAAGAGGATCCATAATGGATCCTCTTTGTTTTTATGCTTTACATTATATAGATTATAAAATATAATGCCTCCATCGATTTTATATAACAACGGGAGGTCATTATGAAAGAAATTATTATATCTTTATCTGTGCCATTAGTATTTTTTGTATGTGGTGGAGCTTTTGCTAATAATGTCGATCAAAAATTATTGACCAATCTTAAGTACCAAACAAGTTCTAATTCTAGTAGTTGGCACGGTAATGGCCATGGTGGAAATACAGGAGTTAATCCATCAGTAAATAAAGTTCCAGTTCCCAATGCATTGTTTCTAACTCTTATTGGATTTGTTGGGTTAATTTTTGTTAGGACTAAGAAAAGAATTATTACATTTTTAGCCATCTTACTACTAATCGGTGGAACGAGCGTAGCCTTCGCACAAAGCATTCCTCTTATTCCTACTTTAGTTGATCAGGGAATTAACTTATCTGGATCTAATCAGGCTGCTTCATCTTCATGGAGTTGGTCAAATTCTAATTCTAATGCAACTGGTGGGGACGCGGTTGCCACCAATATGGGAAACAACCAAAATGTCAATTTCCAATATGGGGGAGGAACTCATGAAAGAAACGCTCCAGCTGTTTTCATGGGATCATTGTTTCCAACTGCTCCTTGCCAGGGGACCGCTAATGGATTTCTATCAGCATTTGTTTTTGGTGGAGTTGGTGGTGGTATGTCCTTCACCCTAGAGCAATGTGAAATCAGAGAAGAAGCAAGAGTTGCTTATGGCATTGGTCAACCAGAAATCGCAAAGGAAATATTATGTATGGCTAAGTATGCCAGCCAAACTAAATTTTGTAAAAAAGAAGAAAGTATTTAAATAAATCTATTTACTTTAAATAAAATTACCTGTATAATTATTCTTAAGTTGGTTAATATTTAATTTTACTTAGGAGAAATGAAATGGCAAAGTTAATCAAGTTCGAAGCTACCAAAACCTACGCAACCGCTGCAAATGCAGTTAAGGCTGTTGAGAAAAAAGGCTGGCCCAATGACTATCGCTACTTCATTTACCGCGACGAAGCCACCGGTCGTTACTATCCGATATTCGTTGGAGAAAAGGCTCTTCATGCCGGGATTCACTTTCACTTTCACGTTGTTGCTTAATTCTAAAATTTAACCAGGAGATAAAGAAATGGGATTCAATTATTATGAAAAAAGAAAGGAACTGAATGCTGAAATTTTGGCTAATATTGGAGATTGTCCAGAACGTGAAGTGGTTTACTATGGGTATAAGGATGGTAAGGCCGCAGCGTATGCTTCACGTATAGAAGCTGAATCTTATGGTAGTAAATTTATTGAATCGGTGTTGGAAAACAAAGCTGAAATTGATGATTACTGGAAACAGTATCATTCGCTCGTGAGCGTTTTGGATAAACAATTTCATGATTATTTGCGAGAAGAATATAGTAACTTAAACGACGAAACATATGCTATTTGTTACTCACAAGCGTATGAAGATGGTCATTCATCAGGATATGATGAAGTAGAAAACTACATGTCTACTTATGTAGACATGGCAGAAAGAATTATCAAAGCCAACAAGTAATTTCATTTATAATTAAGGAGAAAACATTATGATATTTTTCAAGGCTCGTTGGGTAGCTCGTAATTTTGCAAATGGTCGTAAAGTAATCGATCTTGGGGTTGGTGCTAAGTCCCGTTGGGGTGTTAAGGTTTTACAACATAAAATTAATTAAAATAGCTTTACTTTAATTAAAAATTAGCCTATAATTATTCCTGTGGTTTAATATTAATTAATTTTTTGAGGAGAATTTTATGGCACATCAGATAGATTTCAGTAATGGTCGGGCAAATATGGCGTTCGTCGGTGATCGGGCAAATATTTGGCACGGTCTTGGTCAACAACTCACAGATGAAGCTTCGATAGATGTTTGGAAGGTTGAAGCTGGGATGAACTGGGTGATCGAGAGCTCCCCCATCATCTATGACAACGGTGTTCGAGATGGGAATCCATTTCCAATCTATTCTGGGAAGCGAGTACTTTTCAGGTCTGACACGAAAGAAGCTCTTTCCATCGTTTCCAACAAGTACAATGTAGTTCAACCAGAGGAAGTTCTCGAATTCTTCCGTGATCTTACTGAAGATTTAGGGATGAAAATGAGCACTGCTGGATGCCTCTTCGGTGGTCGCAAGTTCTGGGCCTTGGCTGACACAGGTCTGGCAGGGAAGGTTCTTGGGGATGATGAAGTTAAGGGATACACTCTTCTCACTTCATCCTGTGATGGTTCCTCCCCAACGATTGCTCAGTTCACTTCCATTCGGGTGGTGTGCAATAACACTCTGGAGTGGTCTCTTCAAGGATCTTCCAGCAAGAGAGCTTCGGTTCGTCATCGTCGGGTGTTTTCACCAAGAGACATCAAGGCTTCTCTCGGATTGGTTCATTCTTCTTGGGATGCGTTTATGGATTCCATCACTGTTCTTTCTGAAAAGAAGGTTACAGATAAAATGGCGAGAAAATTCATCGAAAATCTTCTGGTCAACAAAGGATCAGAAATCACCGATGCTCAGGTGAGAAAGACTGATGCAATTTTCGATCTTTTCAAGAACGGAATGGGAGCTGATATGTCTCGGGGAACTCTCTGGGGTGTTGTAAATGGCGTTACCGAATTCGTTGATCATCACTCAGGTGGTCGAATTGGTGACACGAAACTCTGGAACTCCTGGTATGGGAACGGAGCCACCTTAAAGAATAAGGCATTCGAGAACGCTCTGGCCTTACTCTAAACCCAAATGGGCTTTGAAAGTTATAGTGATATTTCTTTCAAAGTCCATTAATCTTTGAAAGAAATCTTATGGTTAAAGTAATTAAAAAAGATGGCAACGATTTTATAGAATATGTTTGGGAAATAGACGAAACCAAACCAAAGTGTTATAAAGAAGGGAATTCGTATAAATTCAATTCTGTTCTTCTACAAAGAATTAAATTTCCAAGTAACAATCAAAAATAAATTATACTTCTGATTTTCTTTCCGGTATAATTATTCTTTTAATGAGGATGATTATATGGAAGAAAATCAAAAGAACTGGGTTGATCCAAACGTAGAACAAGTCTCGAATATGATGTATTCGAGAATGCTTCATGGATTCAAAAAATATGGTGTTACCACCATGAGGGAAGATATCGACCTCTTTGGGTGGTTGCAACATCTTCAAGAAGAATTATTGGACGCCGCTATATATATTCAGGCAGCAAAAAACAAAATTATACGTGATCAAATTAAAGAAGTATAATATAACTTTTAATATTAAGGAAAGGTAATAATGAAAATCAGTAAGGAAACAGTTGGTGTACTAAAGAATTTCGCCTCAATCAATTCAAATTTAATGCTGAAAGAAGGAAATTATATTTCTTCTATTTCCGTTGGTAAATCACTCGTTGGAAGAGCAAGAATTACAGAAACAATTCCTCAAGATTTTGGCATTTATGATGTTCAGGAATTTCTTGGAGTTCTTTCATTATTCGAAGATCCTGAAATTACATTTGAAGATAAATATGTAATTATCAAGCAAGGAAATAGCAGCATTAAGTATTTTGCTGCTGATGAATCAGTTTTAACCTACCCAAAGAAGTTTCCTCCTCTTGGTGATTCAGAGATTGAATTCAATCTAACTGCAAATGATATTACCGCAATTCTAAAGACTGCATCAGTTCTAAAGACTTCAGATGTTCGTTTCGTTGGTGATGGTTCTTCATTAAGTGTTGTTGTTGGTAGCAAGAAAACTAATACATCAAATAACTTCACACAAGAACTTGGTGAAACTGATAAGACATTCTGTGTATCAATCAATACTGACAATCTAAAGGTAATTCCACAGGATTTCACAGCGAGTGTAATTAATCGTCGAATGATCCAATTGAAGTCAGAATCATTAACATATATTATTGCCATTGAAACTGATTCTTCATTTGAGTAAAATGGATATTAACGCAAAAGAATATTTGTGGGTTCAGAAATACAGACCAAGGAAGATATCTGATTGTATTCTCCCAAAAGAAATAAAGAAGATTTTCAATGACTTTGTTTCTTCTGGGGAGATTCCAAATTTTCTATTGGCTGGAACTGCTGGAACTGGTAAAACAACAATAGCATATGCTCTTTGTGAAGAAATTAAAGCAGACGTTCTTTATATAAACGCTTCTTTAGAAAATGGTATTGATATCTTACGTTATAAGATATCACAATTTGCCTCAACAGTTTCTTTTGGTGAAGGTATCAAAGTTGTTATACTTGATGAGGCTGATCATCTTAATGCTAATTCAACTCAACCAGCATTAAGAGGGTTCATTGAAGAGTTTTCTTCAAATTGTAGATTTATCTTTACATGTAACACACCATCAAGAATTATCGAACCATTACATTCTCGCTGTTGTGTTGTCACTTTTAAAATTCCAAAGGAAGAATCTCAGAAACTTCAAGTACAAATTTTTAAAAGAATAAATGAAATTCTAGAAAATGAAGGTGTGGAATATGACAAGGCTGTTGTTGCAGAACTTATTCAAAAACATTTTCCAGATTTCCGTAGAACGATAAATGAATTACAAAGATACTCAGTTTCGGGAAAAATTGATGAGGGTATTTTTGCAAATTTATCCGAAGATAGTTATGATAAATTAAATTCATATCTAAAAGAAAAGAAATTTACAGATATGAGAAATTGGGTATCACAGAATATTTCTGGAAATGGTTTAGATATTATTGACAGGTTGTATCAAACTTCATCTGAGGTTATGATTCCAAATAGTATCCCACAATTAATTATGATCTTAAATGAAGCCCAAAAGAACGCTGCTTTTTGTGCAAACGCAGAGTTAAATATTACAGCTTGTCTAACAGAAATTATGTCTTCTTGTCAATATAAATAATCATGGATATTCAAATTTTTTCAATTCTTTTGTCTTTTATTGCGTTTGGTGTTGGATATTATTATGGTTATATCAAAGGTAAAATGTTCGTTATCCAACAAACGAATTATTACTATTCATACGCTGATGACCCAAACGCGATAGAATTTTATATAGAAAAGGTTAGTGAAGAGTTACTTCTATATGAAAAATTAACAAATAATTTTATAGTAAAATTTACAACATTAGAAGAAACCAAAGAATTTCTTCAGAATAAATATCCTGGAAAGATTGTTTGGATTAAAAAAGAAAATTTACAAAGTGTAGGATTGGATTTATCATGACTGTTATTGCTTGGGATGGAAGAATTTTAGCCGCAGATAAACGTATGTCAAATGGTGGCCTCATCAATACCATTACTAAAATATTTCGTTTTGGTGATATTGTTGTTGCTACTTGTGGAAGAGTCGATCAAGGATTATCCATGGTTGACTGGGTAAAGAATGGAAGGATCATTGAAAAATTTCCAACCACACAACAACTCAGTAATTTTTCCCCTGCTGCAGTTGTTGAAAATGGAAGATTGTATGTTTATGAAAGTGCACCATACCCATATTTAATAGAAGATCAATTTTGGGCTGCAGGATCAGGAAGAGATTTTGCTTTAGCTGCCATGTTTCTTGGTAAAACTGCTATTGAAGCAGTGCAGGTGGCCAGCGCTTTTCAGAACGATTGTGGGAATGGATGTGATTGGTTCGATTTTTCTGGAGTGTTAAATAATGTCGAATCCGTTTGATTATATCAATGGAATTAATAATAAGAGTTATAACTTTGATGATTTATCAGTAAAAGATTATAACCCGTTCATGGTTAATATGGGATTTTCATATTTTCAGGATACAGTTTTATTGGCAAATGTTCTAAATATTTATCCTGAGTGTCCTTATAAGATGCAATATGATTTTCTATATTATTCAGTAACGAAGAAGAAGAGATTTAGTAAGTGGAGTAAGAAAGAAGAAATTAATGAAGATATCGAAATAATAATGAATTATTTTAATTGTTCGTATGATCGAGCTAAGGAAATTAAAGGAATTCTAACGGAAGAACAAATTAAGGAAATTAAAGAAACTCAATTTAAAGGTGGTAAGAAATGAATCATGTTTTATATAATTGGACTCCAGAATCTATGGTTGAGGTTTATTTAGATCAACCAGAAGATTTTTTGAAAGTGAAGGAAACCTTAACAAGAATAGGAATTGCATCAAGGAAGGAGAACAAACTTTATCAAAGTTGCTTTATTCTTCACAAGCAGTCAAAGTATTTTATAGTTCATTTCAAGGAATTATTTATACTTGATGGGAAATACTCTGATATTTCCCTAGATGATGTTGAACGTAGAAACACAATCGCTGCACTTTTACATGATTGGGGATTGGTTACTATTATTAATCTTACAAAAGTGGAAAAGAAAGCTCCAATGACAAACATTAAGATTGTTCCTTATAGGGAACGTGATGATTGGACATTTGTTGCTAAGTATACCATAGGTAATAAGAATTAACGCTTAGGGACCGTTGATATTCCTTGGTAAGAATTAAAACTGCCAATTTAAAATAGTTTACTTTATATTAATTTTGAGGTATAATTTTATTATGGTTGAGTTGTTCATAATTTCGGCGATGGTTCTTTCAGTCACTATTGTTCTGCTTGGAGTAAAAATATAATATGAAAGGTATATATAGCATTGTTCAGGAACTCCGTTCCAACAATTCTAGGTTGTTCAAAGAATCTGTTCTCGAATCACAAAAAGAAAATGATGTTCTAAAGTGGACATTTAAATTGGCGTTAGATCCTCTGACTCAGTTTCATATTCGTAAAATTCCAGCATATACTCCATCTTCCCAACAAGATTTACCATGGGCTTTTTATCAGCTCGGTAAACTCTCACGCAGGGAATTGACCGGCCATGCTGGAATAGCTCATCTGAAACAAGTTTTATCTTCCCTTTATGAAGATGACGCAAAGATTATCGAATTGATAATTGCCAAGGATTTGGACTGCGGCGTATCCGTTGAAACTGTGAATAAAACATGGCCAGGATTAATTTCTAAATTTCCTTATATGCGTTGTTCTCAGTTCAAGGATATTAAGAAAGCTAAGATTAATTGGAAGTCTGGTATTTATTCACAGATCAAGTCTGATGGAATGTATGCTTCTATTTCAGTAAGAAATGACGGCGTTGAAATTTCCACTCGTGGTGGTAGACTTTTTGATTCTGATCAATTCTCAGGAATTGTTAATGAAATAAAGGATAGAGTTGGATTTCAGTATCATGGCGAACTCTTAGTTGAGGAAGATGGCGTAATTCTAGAGCGCAAAACTGGGAATGGCGTTCTAACTTCTGTTCTGAAAGGTGGAAGCTTCGGGTTAAATCAACAACCAGTTTTTGTTTGTTGGGATGTGATTCCATTGGAAAAAGCAGTTCCAGGTGGTGAATACGCAGAATCTTATTCAATTAGATTCAGAAATGTTGGTGTGGCATTTTCTGGTTGCGAACATATTAAGGTTGCTGAAAATCGCATGGTGTATTCATTAGAAGAAGCAATGGATCACTACGAAGAATTACTTAGCCAGGGTCATGAAGGATCGATTATTAAATGCCCAGATGCTATTTGGGAGCATGGAACTTCTAAAAAGCAATTCAAGGTTAAAGTTGATTTTAATGTTGATCTTAAGGTAATTTCGGTAAAACCTGGTAATGGTAAGAACGCAGCAACCTTTGGTTCGTTACGTTGCGCTTCTGGAGACGATCTTTTAGAAGTTAGTGTTTCTGGAATGAGTGATAAACTTCGTAAGGAAATTCATGAACTTGGTGATAAAATAATTGATAAAATTGTTGAGGTAAAATCCAATTGTATTATGAAACCAAAAAAAGAAGGTGGGAAATATTCATTGTTCCTTCCACGGTTCGTTGAAATTCGTGATGACAAAGAAGTAGCTGATACATTACCACAAATATTTGATCAATTTGAATCTATAGTTAAAGATAAATGATGTCAACAACTTTCAATACATGGTGGGATAGTTTTGTTTGGATGTCTTTCATGTATGGAATATTTGTATTTGGTGTATTTTTCATAGCTATACCTACATTTGTTATAATTACTTCAACAATAGAATACTTCCTTAAAATTAAAAGATAAATTAATATGGCTTACTCAAATGATTTGAATATTCAGAAATGTATTTACGATCCAAGTAATAAAAAACATAGAGAAGAATATTTTAAAATGGCTGATTCAGAAAGATATTCTGGATTAAATTCTTGGAGGCTTGAACCAGGATATTCCAGTGTGTTTGATATGATGCAAGAAAAAACTATTCAATATTATCTATATAAAGAGTTCGGAAAAAAGTCTCAAAGAAAAAATGTAATATATGATGCGCCTTTTGGTTTAGAAAGAATAGGATAAGAATAAATGAAAACGAAATTATATAGCTTTTTTGTTGTAACCACTTTCCCAATATTTTTTGCTGGGAATATTTTGTTGTTAGTTGTTGCATCAATTGTTGATTTTTTCCAAAGAATCTATCAGAGCCTAAAATAAATTATAGCGTCAGGAAATTCTATATTTTACCTGACGCTATAATCTTTCTCTAAAATATTATACTTAGTTGTTTCGTTAGAGTATAATATATCTAATTTTAACACCAAAGGATTCAAATGAAGTTTTATTCATCCATTGTTCAGTGGGGAAATAGCATACTTGTTCGCGGATATGAAAAAAATGGCCCGTTCAAGAAGAAAGAAGAATTCAACCCAACGATGTATGTTTCATCAAAGAAAGGCAATTCCAAGTTTAAATTATTTAATGGTGGTATGGTTGATGAAATATCACCAGGATCCATTAAAGAAACAAAAGAATTTATTGAACGATATGATGAAGTTGAAGGATTCGCTGTTCATGGGCAAACAAATTTTTCATATCAATATATCTCTGAGAATTTTCCAGGAGAAATTCAGTATGATTCAACATTAATTAGAGTTCATTTTTTAGATATTGAAACTGAAAATGAACATGGGTGGCCTAATCTTGCTGACGCTAATGAAAAAATAAATCTAATAACAATATATGATTCGATAAAAAAGCATCCAGTGACATTTGGTTGGGGTGAATTTACTCCAAAGAATAATGAAATTTATTTCAAATTTTCCAGTGAATTTGAAATGCTCAGTAAATATGTTGAGTGGCATTCTCAAGATTATCCAGATGTTATGACAGGATGGTTTTCTAATGGATTTGATATTCCTTATATATGTAGGAGAATAGAAAAGATCTGTGGAGTGCATACTCTAAATAGACTTTCTCCATGGAGTTATGTTAGAAATGATGAAAAAATGTTTCAGGGTGAAAAAGAATATACCTCAATGATATTAGGTATTGCTCTTATTGATTACCTTGATCTTTATAAAAAGTTTATTCTAAAACCTAGAGAAAATTACAAATTAGATTATATCGCTGAGGTAGAACTTGGTGAGAAGAAAGTCGATTATTCCGAATATAATTCATTTAAAGAATTCTATGAAAACAATTTTCAAAAGTTCACAGAATATAATATTCATGATACAGTTCTTGTCTATAAATTAGAACAAAAATTAAAACTTCTCGACATTCTATTCACTGTTGCTTATTACGCAAAGATTAACTATGAAGATGTGTTTTCCCCTGTTAAAACTTGGGATACAATCATTTATAATTATCTCAGGGAAAGAAATGTTGTAATTCCTAAACAAAAATTTCATAGGAAAGAAGAATACCCTGGAGGATTTGTAAAGGAACCAATCAAGGGGATGCATAAATGGGTTGTTTCTTTTGACTTGCAATCTCTATATCCACACCTGATTATGCAATATGGAATTTCCCCAGAGAATTTTGTTGGGCTGCGTATGGATGTTGTTATGGAAGATTTGGTAAATAAGAAAACTGATCTTTCAGAATTATTGGAAAATGATTATTGTATGACTGCAAATGGTTGGCTTTATCGAAGAGAAGAAGCCATGCTACCAAATCTGATGCAAGAAATGTATAACCTCAGAGCAAAAGCAAAAAAAGAAATGATTGAGGTAAAAAAACAATATGAGGATTCACCAAGTAATGCGTTAAAGAATAAAATATCCAGTCTTGACAATCTTCAACATGCTGCTAAAATTCTACTGAACAGCTGCTACGGAGCTGTTGGTAACGAATTTTTCAGATATTATGATAGTCGAATGGCAGAAGGTATAACGTTATCTGGACAGCTTTCTATCATGTGGATGGAGAGAAAGTTTAATGCTTATTTAAATAAAGTTCTTAAAACAACCAATGTTGATTATGTCATTGCAATTGATACAGATTCTTGTTATTTAAATCTAGAACCATTAGTAAATGAATATTGTGATGAAGGTGATTCGATTATTTCTAAAATCGATTTCATGGATAAGATATGTAAGGAAGCCATTCAACCATTCATAAATAAATGCTTTGAGGAGTTGGCAAAATACATGAACGCTTATCAACAAAAGATGTTCATGAAAAGAGAATCACTTGCAGACACAGGAATTTGGGTTGCGAAAAAGAAATATGTGCTTAATGTTTATGACAATGAAGGCGTTCGATACAAAGAACCGGAAGTAAAGGTCACTGGATTACAGATGATTCAATCATCAACTCCACAGGTTATTAAGAAAAACCTGAAAGATTCCCTTGATATAATTATTTCTGGCGATCAAGAAAAACTTCAAGAATATGTATTAAAACTTGAAGGTGCATTTAGGAATTATAAAGTTGAGGAAATTTCAAAACCATCTGGTGTTAATGGTTTAAAGAAATATGATGATTCAAAAACTATTTATACCAAAGGAACTCCTATACATGTTAGAGGGAGTTTGCTATATAATCATTTGGTGAAGGAACTAAATTTAACTAATAGATATCAATTTATCAAGGACAACGATAAAATAAAGTTTGTCTATTTGATGATGCCTAATCATATAAAAGAAGACGTTATTGCGTTTCCATCTGAACTTCCTGTAGAATTTGAATTACATAAATATGTAGATTATGAAACACAATTTCAAAAGATTTATATTTCTCCTCTTGAGGCAATTTTAGATGTTATTGGTTGGTCAGCATATAAATCAAATTCGATGGGAGATCTTTTTGGGTAAAATATGAAACCTGTAGAATATAGACATGCAGTGAATCCAGACTTCTGTCAAGAGATCATTAATAATTTTGATAAATGTGAAATAACATATAGAAAGAAAAAAGAATATTCTTTCAAAGAAATTTCCATGATCGAAAATGAACATATGAGTAAATTAATGGAAGGATTAGTTCGAAAAGCAGATTATTTTACAACTCTTTTCAAATCCCAAAATAATTTAAAAGTTTTTCCTGATAGATATGGTTATGAAGCAGTTAGAGTTAAGAGGTATGATGCAGCAGATCAAGATGAGTTTCCTTGGCACGCCGATGTTATGGATTGGCAATCTGCAAAAAGATTTTTAGTTTGTATGTTTTATCTTAATGATAATTTTATTGGTGGTGAAACTGATTTTGGTTCAGAAGAAAAAATAAATTATATTATCACACCAGAACAAGGTAAAATTGTTTTATTCACCCCATTCTGGGATAATCCCCACCGTGGAAGAAAGGTAATATCAGGTTCAAAATATATTGCAAATGTTTATTTACATCTATTGTAAAAAGGAATAAAGTAAATGAGTTTAATGGATAAGATTAGAAAGAATAGCACGATTAAAGAATCATCAATTTTAACAAAGTCAAAGTTTTTCACAACAAAGGATTTAATTCCAACACCAGTGCCAGCTTTAAATATTGCTCTATCCGGATCCCTTAATGGAGGATTTAGTCCTGGATTAACAATGTGGGCTGGTCCTTCAAAGCATTTTAAGACTGCGTTTTCTCTACTAATGGCAAAGTCTTACATGGACAAATATCCAGATTCAGTATTGGTATTTTATGATTCTGAATTCGGAACACCTAAATCATACTTTGATTCTTTTCAAATTGATATGGATAGAGTTCTCCATACACCATTAACAAACATTGAACAATTTAAGTTTGATTCTGTTGCTCAATTGGAAGGTGTTGAGCGTGGTGATAAGATAATTTTCGTTGTTGATTCTGTTGGTAATATGGCTTCTAAGAAAGAATTAGAAGATGCTATAGCAGAGAAGGGAACAACTGACATGTCTCGAGCTAAGCAAATTAAGAGTTGCTTCCGTATGATTACACCATACCTTAACATCAAGGATATTCCGATGATTGTGGTAAATCATATTTATATGACTCAAGAAATGTATAGCAAGCCAGTTGTGAGTGGAGGAACAGGTCCTTATTATAGTGCAGATAATATTTATATTATTGGTCGTCAACAAACAAAAGATGGTAATGATCTTGATGGATATAACTTTATTATCAATGTTGAAAAGTCAAGATATGTAAGAGAAAAATCAAAGATTCCTGTTACTGTGAAGTTTGATGGTGGAATTTCTAAGTTCTCTGGTTTACTTGAAATTGCCTTAGAATCAGGTCATGTTATTAAACCAAAGAATGGTTGGTATCAAAAGGTTGATCTTGAAACTGGAGAGGTTGATCCAAAATCATATAGAGAAAAGAATACTTCTACAAATGATTTCTGGAATTCTATTCTAAAATCAACATCATTCAATGAGTATGTTGAGAAGACATATAAAATTTCAAACGGAAATATTATCAGCGAAGAAGATTCTGATCCTATCGTTGATGAAGAATTAAATGATAGTGATGATATTTCCCTCACAAATGACTATGAGTTTTCCACTGGTGATATGCTATTTAAGAGAGATTAATTATGGATGATGAATTAGGACAAAATATCTTAAGACCTCATCGAAAATTAGAGAAAAATTCTGGTGGTCAACAGTTATATGCTTTTAATTTTAAAAATTCTGAATTTGATGATATAATATTCAGTTACGATAGAGTTGAGTTTATTGAAGATACGGCAAACGATAAGTTGATCACGAAATTCAATTATATTGTTCATGAACATAAACGAGAGTATGATAAAATTAAGTTTGAAAAAGAATTAGGTGATTTTCTGATTGAGTTGGTTGTTCAAGGAGCATTGGAAAATAATCTAATTTTCACGGGTGGAGTTGATGAGCAGGATAGAGCAAACGATAATTCATCATCTAATAACTGATGAGCAATATGCAAGAAAAGTACTTCCATTTATTACAAAAGAATATTTCTCAGATACTAACGAAAATGTCTTAATTCAAGAAATTGTTAAATTTTTTGGGAAATATAATTCCTTACCTTCAAAAGAAGTTCTACTTATATGCACCGCTAAACGTGATGATCTTACGGAAGTAGAAAATAAAGAAGTTCAAAAATATATAAAGGAATTGGATTCTGAACGAGTTAATGAAGATTGGCTTCTTGATGAAACTGAAAAATTCTGTAAGGATAGAGCAGTATATAATGCAATTCTTGATTCAATCAATATAATTGATGGGAAGGATAAAAAAAGAAGTAAAGATTCTATCCCATCAATTTTATCAGAAGCGTTGGCAATAAGTTTCGATACCAATATAGGACATGATTATTTGGAAAATGCAGAAGAACGTTGGGAATATTATCATGTTGATGGAGGGCATAGAATAGCATTTGGTCTTGAAATGCTAAATAAAATTACCAAAGGAGGAATGAAGAAAAAGACTTTAAATTGTGTAATGGCTGGAACTGGTATTGGTAAAACCATTCTTATGTGTGATGAGGCTGGATATGCTCTTTCTCAGGGGCATAATGTTTTATATATCACACTAGAAATGGCCGCAGAAGATATTTCCCACAGAATAGATGCTAAGCTCATGAATATTACAATGGATGATGTGGAAGCCATTGATAAAAAAATGTTCATGGATAAAATAGGTAAGATTAAATCTAAAACTAATGGGAAATTAATTGTAAAGGAATATCCTACTGGTGTTCATGCTGGTCATTTCAGAGCACTCATTGAAGAATTAAAGCAAAAAAAGGATTTCATTCCTGATTTAATCATTATAGATTATTTGGGTATTTGTGGTTCCCAGAGGTTAAGAGGAAATAGCTCAGTTAACACAAATACATATTATAGATCTGTTTCCGAGGAATTGCGTGATCTCGGTAAAGAATACGATGTTCCCATTTTTACCGGAGTTCAGCCAAACCGTGATGGACAAGATAATTCTGATACTTCTATCACAAATATTGCAGAAGCAATTGGAATTACCAGCACTCTCGATTTTTTCATTGTTTTAATGGCACCTGAGGAATTGATAGAAATTGGTCAGGTGCTTGTTAAACAGTTGAAGAATAGATATAGAGATATTAATTATTACAAAAAGTTCGTAATAGGATTGGATAAATCTAGAATGACGTTTTATGATGTAGATAATGAAGGTAAATATTTAGATGATTCTGGAACAAAGGAAGAGCCAAAAAGTTTACTGCTTGATATAAAGAATAATGGATCAAAGGTAAAGGTTGATTCTTTTACATTTTAAGGAAATGTATGTTAAAAAGTATTGCGTTTGAGCAAATTATAAATAATCTCTTTTCTAGTATTGGTGATGTCCTTAAACAAAGATTAATCGAAGGGATAAAAGAGAAAGTTCAACCAGAAGTTGATAAGATTATTGAAGAAACTGCGGAAGGAATTTTAAATGACATTCGCGTAAAAATTATTGGGTATAGTGATTTTGGAAGTGACAATTTTGTCACGAAATTGGTGATAAACGATAAAGAAAAGGAAATAAAATAAAATGGAATTCGTAGAAAAGGTAAAGTTGTTCAACGGTATCGCAGGGACTAAAGAAGAATTTAATGTAAAGATGATTTCTCTTTACACAGGATTAGTTCTTGAAGAAGTTGCAGAAATGCTAGAAGCTCTTCATATAGATGATCCTGAGGTCGAAGATCTAATTGAATCATTAAATGAATCTTCTCATAGTTTTAAAATAAATGATTTTGAAGCAACAATTGGTTGTTGTGTAGATAGAAAAGAATTCCTGGATGGTGCTGTTGACGTGGCAGTAGTTGCTTTGGGTGCAGGAGTTTCAATTGGTGCAGATGTTTTGGGTGCCTGCCATGAAGTTGCTGATTCTAATTTATCCAAATTCCCAATTGTAAATGGTGAACATGTTGTTCTTAAGGATGAAAATGGTAAGATTATGAAACCAGAATCATTTCGCAGACCTGAGCTTGGGAAATTCTTGCATCAAATAGAACAATAAATATACATATCATTTTAATACAGGTATAATTATTTCATGGTTAAAAAAATTGTTGCAACAGAAAAATTAAATTGTGAACACCTTCTAGGGATGTTCCTTGACGAAAGTCACTATGATTTACTTGTAGAATCGGATATGGATTTCTACACGCCACAGAATATAAATGGTGAAAGTGAAATTCTATTTTCCTTCAGGAAGAATTATTTTACTGAAGAAGAACAAAAGGGTGCTTATGATGGTCTTTTTGCCGCTGCAACAATTTCTGAAAATCGTGGAATGGCTGCAGGGACTAAGGAAGGATACACAAATACAAATGTGGCTGGTGAACGTCAATTCGTTACCAATTACGAAAGAGAAATGATGGATGCCATAATGGCTGATGTCAATGCAAAATTAGTTGAAGAAGAAGATTGCATCACCAAAGTTCGTAACAAGTATCCCACTGTTGAATCTAGAAGGAGATGTGAAGGTAGTTCCATGAATCTCACTTGGGTAATCAATAGAATCAGGAATGGTAAAAAATTATTTGTTTTTGATGATTGGGTTGATTCTATAATTCCCCTATCGAAAAAGGAACGTGCAGAAGCGGTTGAGGATGTCAGCACGATGATGTCGCAATCTCATTATGGTAATAAAGTTTTCTCTGGTGTGGCTGGATTTTATGATCGTTATCCAAGAATTCCATATGGAAGAGCAACTTCCTACACCGAACATAATCCAGAAAAATGGAAGTTGGCATTTCCCTATCTTCAAAAACTGAGTGCTGCGTATAAGGAACTCATTCCTCTGAAATGGGCAAATCAAAATGAAGCAATTCAAAAACTCGATCCTGAATTTGTTGTGCCTGGAACAGTATTCACAACAATTACAGTTAATAAAACTTTCAGGACTGCTGCTCATAGGGATGCAGGTGATCTTTCCACAGGGTTCTCCAATCTTTGCGTAATTACTAACGGGAAGAAATTTTCCGGTGGGTATTTGATATTCCCTGAGTTCAACGTAGCTATTAATATTCGTCCTGGTGATTTGCTTTTGGTTAACAATCATGAGGGAATTCATGGAAACACACCAATAGTTCTTGAAGAAGAAGGTGCAGAAAGAATTTCTTTAGTTTGCTATTTCCGTGAAGGAATGTTGGAACTTGGTGAAAAGAAGTATGAAGACATTCGTAGACAATTTATAAGAGATAGAAAAAATAATGAGAATCATCCATTCTGGAAATTTGGGTGGAATGGTGTTTCTGCTGGTTGGGAAAGCAGTCAAGAATGGTATGATTATCTTTCCTCAAAAGAAAATGGTGAAAGATATTTAAAAATGTATCATCCAGAAGCAGAAAAGGTTTCTCTAGAGGATTTATTTGCGTGAGAATTTTAAATATTCATTCCTACCCATTCGGATTGGTTAATAAGGAAGGATCACCGAATGGTGGTGGTGAAAAAGTTCATTTGGATATTCATCATTTATTGGAAGAAAATGGTATTGACATTTATTCTTTTTGTTCGGAATCTGATCCTCTTCATGGTGATCGCTGGGTAAAAGTATTACCCAGCGGTGGGTTGGATCCTTGGAAAAAGAATAAAACACAAATCTATGCTGATATCACAAAGGCAATTAATAAACTCAAACCCGATATTATCATAAATAATGGTTCTGACAAGTTACTTCGATTAACGAATCATTTGAGGATTCCATCATTATTTGTTGATCATAGAAGCAATGATATCCATAAACTTTACCATGCCGATTTCTTTACCAATTCAGCATTTAAAAATCGTGAACTTGGTGGCAAATCTGTGACAGTTTCTTTATATTCTCAACTTACAAAAAATAATGTAATTAAGAAATATTGGGGAGATAAAGGTTACGAACTTGATGGGTATCTTCAATTTCAATATGTTACTCCTGAACTGGAAAGTTATGAGGTGGCAAAATATAAAACAAAAAACTGTATAACAATTGGTAGGCCAGAAACAAATAAGAATCCTCATAGAATTAAGAAATTTGCAGAAAAATATAAACTCGATTATAGGATTATTACGCAACTGCCGGATAAACCCAAACCAGATACTGAAAAATATTTCAACGAAAAAATAGTGGCGAATCCTGGAGTTTTAAAAAGAACTCATGTAAATATTGGCAGGAAATTCACTATGACCATGTTGAAGAATTCCATGTTATATTATTCCACGAGTGAAATAGAATCAGCAGGTATTACAGCATTTGAAAGTCTTTGTCTTGGCGTTCCTCTTGTTTTATATTCTCCATTGAGATATCATGCTTCACAGATGTTCGCTCCAGATGGAGAAAAGTACTGTTGGGATTATGATAACAAGACAGCGAATCTCGAAGAATATGTTGAACATTGTAAATCTCTTAATTTTGATCAAAGAAGAGAAATCGCAAATTATACCAGAAGTCATAGCAGTAAGAGAATTATTGCCATGAAGATTATCCAGCAATTAGATTCGATATATAACAATAAGAAACCAGTAGGATTAGAAGATTATGTGTGATGGCCCTCATTCTGGATTTAAAGCTTTAATGTCAGAAAAAGTTAAGAAGCTTTTAAAAAGTACCGAGGGATTAGAAAAATTAAAAAAGATAATTCGTGATGTATCCAAAAGGAAATGAAATTGTATAAGCATCTAGAGAATAAAGATAAACCATATATAGATTGGCGATTACCAAAAAATCGCATGAAGGGATTTTTGATGTGGCTTGATTGGCGATTGACCTATGGTGATCTTGATCATTATGTCTGTAATAATGCTTATCGAGATACAAAATTTTCCCCAACTGGAAAATCAATGACCATAGAACAAGCCATTTGGTTTTCATTGATTTTTGGAATGACTTATCAATCAGAAATGGCTTGGGTTATCTATTGGCATTTTCCTAATTTATTGAGTATTAACCTCAAGGAATTAGAAGAATGGAATCTGGAAAACATGGATAAGCAAAAGTATGCCAGGGATACCAAATATAATAAGGGAAGAATTGTTGAGCAGGTAAAATCCATTCAGGAAAATGTAGGAAGACATGGCTCTTGTGTCGGTTGGGTAAATTCATTTCTTGAAGAAAAGGAATCCGATTCTTTTTACTCTGCATATAATTCTGTTATGGAGTTCTATAAATTTGGCAGGATGACTTCATGGATTGCCTGTCAAGTTTTATTTGAAACTGCTGATGTCCCTATAAGACCAGATACTCTATTGGCTCATGATCAATCCAGTTGGTCTGTTCGTTCTGGACTAATGTTTTTATATAATCGTGATGACAGAGTGGAATCAACTGGAGCAGTTTTCGATAAGAACGATATTCCTTGGATACTGAGTACTGAAAAAGAATTATATAAAATTTGTGAAGATTATATAAAGCCAGAAAACCGGAAAATATTTTCAAATTATCTTTTAGAATCACATCTTTGCCAATATAAAAAATTGATGCTGGGTGGTGATTTTCCAGGACATTCTTCTGGTGATCATGTTTCACGGGCAAATTGGTTATCTTCCAGATGGAAAAATGTTGATTTCTCTGCATTCTATAAAGAAGCAATTCAGCATCATCACCCATTAGTTAGAGGAAAAGAAGAAAATAAAGAATTGCGCAATATTTGTTGTGATACTGGTCAAATTATAAACATGCATCAAGATTATGATTTTATGCCAAATCTATATCTTGAAATGCAAGCAGAAAGTAATAATCTCTCGAATATTTTTGGTTAAATAAATTATACAAAGAGAAATATTTTATGTATAATTTTCTTTTAGTTGGGGAATGGTCTAATGGTATGACTCCGGAATTTGACTCCGGCAATGTAGGTTCGATTCCTGCTTCCTCTGCCAAATAGAGTTTTGGGCAGCTACTCTGAAATCCTCAGACAAATTCCTGCCTTTCGTCTCATTAAAACGATAAAACAACTGATATAATAAAGGAAAGAAATGAAAGACGAAATACGTGTTTGTGTTGTTGGTGTTGGTAATTGCGCTAAATCCCTAATTGAAGGAGTTGCATTATATAATAGAACTGGAAGAACAGATGGTCTTGCTTTTTCAGAAATTGGTGGATATACACCAAGCCATATAAAATTCGTAATGGCATTAGACGTTGATGGTCGCAAAGTTGGTCATAGACTAAGAAGTGCAATTTATTCAAAACCAAATTGTGCAATGGATATGCAAGTTACTGATTTCGATTTAGAATTAGTTTGTGGTGATACCCGAGTTCTTCATGGTAAGCAGCTTGATGGAATTGCTCCTCATATGGAACTTTTACCAGAGGATGAAGCATTTCTCCCAGTTAAAGGAGTTGAAATTACCAAGGAAGAATTCATCAATGAGTTACGTAAAAATAAAGTAGACATCGTTGTTAATTATCTTCCTGTTGGTTCACAAGAAGCTACAGAGTTTTATCTAGATGCCTGCATAGAAGCTAAAATTCCATTTGTTAATTGCATTCCTGTATTTATTGTCTCTGATCCTGTTTGGGGGCAGAAACTAATTGATGCACAAATCCCTGCAATTGGAGATGACATGAGAAGCCAATTAGGAGCTTCTGTATTATCTCAAGCTCTTCAAGAATTATTCTTCAATCGCGGTATGAATATCAAATTCCATGAACAAACAAATCATGGTGGAAATACTGACTTTGCCAATATGATGGATCAAAGTCGTCTGGCATCCAAGAAAATTTCCAAGGAAAATGTTATTCGTTCACAAAACGATATTCGAGGAATTCCTGTTCCAAAGAATGGAATTTATGCAGGACCATCATCCTACATTCCTTATCACGGTGACAACAAGGTTGCTCATTTTAGGATTGAAGCTGAGGGGTTTGGTGGAGCACCAGTTACTTTTGATGCACGTCTTTCTGTTCAAGATTCACCAAATTCAGCTGGTGTTGTTATAGATGCAATTCGTTATCTTCAAGTTGCCGTGGAAATGGGAATGATTGGCCCTCTTTTTGGGCCGAGCGCTGCTACTCAAAAGACTCCCCCAAAACAAATGATGATTCAAGATGCACATGAAGAGTGTGTTGCTTTATCTCAACGTAGATGGACTAAAATTACAAAAGAAAAGAATAATATTTTTAACTATATTGATTTTGAAGTTAGAAACGAACCATATCAACCTATAGATGTAAAAACTCTTGCAGATATTATCGAAAGGTCTAAGTGATGATTACAATTAGAACTTGTAGTGATTGGATTAGAATTTATAAAGATGATTCCCGAATTTTTGAAGGTCATAGTGTAAAATCAAGTGATCTTTATGGAATCTTAAATTGTTTTGAAGAAACCGATTATAAAGAAATTTCAGATGAAGAAATGGAGAATTATTAATGGGAGTTGATCATTCCACAATATTTGGTATTGGTAAGTTGTTTGAAAATTCACATAAAGCAGAAGAATATTTTAGAGAAAAGTATAAATTAACTGAAGAACAAGAAGAAGAACTGGATAAGATTGGATTAGAAGAATTTTTGTCGTGTGCCGGACCGGGTGAAGATGATTTACCATTTGGTGAAACCATAAATTGCTATTCCGGTGATGGGTTTTGGATAGGATATTCATTAAACACATATGATGAAATTGTTGATCTAAAGTTATCCATTGAATATGGTGAATCACAGTGGAGAAAGGTATTTGGTGATGAACCTGAAATAATTGATCAAGTGAGAGTTTGGTGATGGATAGAGAAATTAAAGTATATGCCAGATTCGATATGTTAAATAACACTATCGATATGTTTGTTCGTTCTAAGGAAGATGGGATTTTAAGAATAGCTCCATCTTTACTTCCTGAAACATTTTCACCGGCAGAACCTGGTAAAACGCAATCTCCTACATTAACCATAGCTCCTGAATGCGGACAGGAATTAATGGATCAATTGTGGTCTTGTGGATTGAGACCAAAAGCAGGTAGTGGATCAGCTGGTTCATTGGCTGCAACAGAAAATCATTTGAAAGATTTACGAAAAATTACATTTAATTTACTTAAGATTGAAAACTAATGAAGATAAATACATATGATATAGATGGCGTGATTTTTATGGGGAAGGAATTGACTGGAGTTTATCCTGGCCCATTTGACATTATCATTACTGGTCGCTCCTATGAAGAACGCCCAGAGACAGAAAAGATGTTAGCTGAACGTGGAATTGATAATGTTGTATATTTCAATTTAACAAAATTCGATGATAAAACAAGGGAGGATTCGGGATATCATAAAGGTATAACTATTGCTCATCTAAAGACTGTTGGTTACGAAATTGGTATACATTTTGAAGATGATCCAATTCAGGCAGGAGTAATAAAAATTATACATCCAGAATTAAATATTGTATTATTACAACATAACTTAATGACCATGGAGAATGTAAGGCATCTATGAAAAGTGTTAGAGCAAGAATACAATCTGAAATTCGAATAGATGTTAAAGGGATTTCGGATGAAGAGGCACTCAGAATCACCACGGCAATTCAAAAAATGGTGCTTTGTGGTATAGAAGTTGTTGATTCAACTATTAACAAGGAATATAAAATTTTCATCATTACACCTGTCGTGTATAGAGATATAGATACAATTTTAATGGAATTTTCTTTAGTTACGGGATTACAAATTATATGAGAAATATCGTAGGTATTATCTCTGTTACTCAAGGGAATTTTTTTTGGTTTATTTCTTATTTTATGTTTAGGGGATTATGATGAGCACAGAAAGAAAGATAGTTAGAAGGGGAGATATTTTCAAATCCAGTAGATTTGGTTGGGTTAAATTCGTTGGGTTTGATTATTATCATGGTCAAAAGACTGCTGAATTATATAGTTCCGAATATAGGGATAGATATTATCCATGGCCAGCTGATATTGAAAAAGAAAATAATGTGGAGCTTGTTGATCTATGAGAAAAATTGTTGCAATATCAGGAAGACCAGGAACAGGTAAATCGACTTTAATTAATATTTTCTTGAATAAATGGTGTTGGGAAAACGTTAGCCCTCTTCCTCTAGTTAATGGGTTATACTGCAAAGAATTAGATTTATATGTGTTAGGAAAGTATGAAGCTGGGGAAGTATTTCCTGGAACAGATAAACTTTCCATGGCTGTTCAACCAGCTGTTGAACAATTCATTAAATCAAATTCTTCAAATGTTTTATTTGAAGGTGATCGCTTAACGAATATGAAGTTCTATGACTTTCTTTTATCCCTCCCAGATACAGAAGTTGAACTCGTTGTTATTAAAGCAAAGGAAGACATTCTCACAGAAAGATATTCCGAAAGGGGATCAGATCAGTCAGAAACTTTCCTGAAAGGAAGAGAAACAAAAATAAAGAATATTGAAAATAATATGGATTATTGGGACAACATTACTACTCTCTGGAATAATAACAAAGATGATCAACAAAAGATACTGAGCCATCTTGATCTTTGGTTGTGTGATAAGGTGAATGTATAATGATTAGTGATAATAATCCAGATAGTGTTCCTGATTGGGTAAAAAATTCAAAATATCCATCAACACCACCAACTCCGGAAGAATGGGGTAGGGCATTTCCTAATTTAATATTTGTTGATAAAGAAAAATTAGCAAGGGATCAAAAGTGGCACGATCGTTGGTTTAAAAGAGCAGAAGAAGTTTCAACTTGGTCAAAAGACCCCTCCACAAAGGTTGGTGCTGTTTTTGTAAACGAAGAAAAACATAGAGAATTATCTGCAGGATATAATGGATTCCCCCGAGGTATCAAGGATGATGATCGATTAAATAATCGTGAGATAAAGTATAAGCTTGTTGTCCATGCTGAAATGAATGGAATTTTTAATGCTGTGAATAATGGTGTAACTCTTGACGGATGTTCCTTATATGTTTGGGGATTACCAATTTGTTCAGAATGTGCCAAAGGAATTATTCAAGTTGGTGTTAAGAAAATTTATGTAAAGAAACAATTTGTTGATAATGAAAGGTGGAAAGAATCATGGAAACTGACTCAACAGATATTTAGTGAAGCAGAAATAAAAGTTATTGTAATATAATATTGCTTTACTTTATTTAAAGTTTAGACTATAATTATTCCTAAGTTAGTTAATTCTTAGGAAAGAAAATGTTAACATTAAAGAAAGTAAACAAAGAGATCAAAGCTCGTGGTATCGATGCTGAGCTTGCAAGGGCGAATGGTTATTTTTACTTCTTTGGGGTGTCGGTTGAAAGATGTTATTCAACAATGATTTATTGTAATTCTCTGAATCGACTTACCTTGGAACAATGGATGAATGATTTAGATTATTTTGTTAGGGAACATGACGCAAGATGATTAATCAAGATCCGAAACCAAATTGTCCAGCATGTGGAGAAGGGTATCTTCTCCCTAGGCAAATGTTTGAAAGAGTAACGCATAATGGAGTTGAAGGAAGTATTACATTGTATTACTCCGAATGCAATCATTGTGGTTCAGAATTGGCTGGTAAGGAAGAATCAAACCGCAATAAAGTTTCAATGTTAATTTTTAAGGCAATAGCCGAATCATAGAAATCCATTTAAAGCTAAATAATATATATTAACTTAGCTGATGGATTTCTATGAAAGGTTTTTCTGGTTCCACACAACAACACCCAAAAATTGTATTTTCAGTTCTTGAAGGAGAAATACCTTCTTTAACAGAAGAATTAATTGTAAGAACTGGAAATAAACTTTCTGTGGAAAATGAAGTAGATCACATCGTTCTTCTTCCACACTCTCCAATAAACGAGTCTGAAGTAATAAAGAATTACCTTAGCCAGTTCTCTACAGGATTGGTTTATTACTCTTCGAAAGAAGAAGTAAAATCAGCAATTTCAAGTTATAATCCTCTGCATGTTGTTTGTGAAGAAATCAATTCACGAACTTTCAAGAATTCATTCCCAGTAAAGAGTTACAATTTTCCCATCAAAGAATCTATTATTGATGGTAAATTAGATCAATTTTCAAAGTGTTCATTTAATGGACTCAGGGAGATTGATTGTAAATTTTTATTTAATTTAATGAGGGAACATTTTAATCTAGAACCATTAATAGAAAAAATAGATTTACCAAAGAATGATTTAAGAGAACAATACTTCAAGGGTGATATATTTAAAATTGGTCAAACTGTGGAAACCAAAGGAGAATTGTATGAAATTATTAATCGCGGTAGTAATTATTTGGTCCTAGTTGATTCTGTTGGTGATATACATAAATCTTGGATTAATGATACAAATACCACTACAGAAACTATTGTTTGGAATCCATTAATTTCTGAAGGAGAAGTGTTCTTCAAGGGATATTCTTCAAAGAACTTTCATATTGCAAATAAAGAATTAAAAGAAAAAATAGAAAGGGTAATTGAAGAAAACGTTGATCCCTTCATTATTCTTAATTTGGTTAAAATGATTGATGATTTCATTATTTCTAATGATGAAACAACTTTAAATAAAATAAACGAAAACCTCTCTAAGCTAGAGAAGCAGAAACCCATTTCCGAAGATGTTATGTCATCTGACTTTAAATTATCTTCAGATGGAAGAAGAATTAGAGCACATAGAATAACCTTCAAGAACAAGGTAAACGGTAAAAAAGATCAGTCTGAAGAAGATGATCAAGAACAAGTAAAAGAAGAACTTGATACTAAATTAGAATACCATGATGAACTTAATCCTAAACTCTGGAAGGATGATAAATTAATTCCAATTGTTAGGAACAAGTTATTAAAGATTGCTGATAAATTCGAGGACTTCCTGGATAAGGATGGAAAAATACTTGATATCGTAGATGTTATAATTACCGGATCAAATTGTAATTACAATTATACTCCTCAATCAGATATTGATTTACATTTAATTGTTGATCTTTCTGACATTGAAGATAAAGAATTAATGGCTGCGTTCTTAACAGCAAAGAAAACTTTATGGAAAGATCAGCACGATATTACCATAAAAGGATATGATGTTGAATTATATGCTCAAGATAAAGATGATAAACTTGTTGCAACAGGAATGTATTCTATTCGTAAAGATAAATGGATAGAAAAACCTCAACATCTTGAATTAAAAGTTGACAATTTCTCTGTTCAAGCAAAGGCTTGTGACATTATTAATCAAATAGATCAAATACTTGATAATGGTGGAACAGTTGAAAGAATAGATGCTGTTAAAGCTAAGATAAAGAAATTGAGATCAGCAGGTCTTTCAACAGGTGGAGAATTTTCTGTAGAGAATCTTGCGTTCAAAGCCATTAGGAATAATGGATATTTTGAAAAACTAAATAATTTAAAGAAAGCAATTACAGATAAAGAATTGTCTTTAGAAAGCACAGTGGTCGTTGATAAAAATAGAACCGATAACGCTTCTAAAGATATAATGTCTTATGACGATTTTAAAACTCTAGTAAAGAAATTAAAAACTTCAGTAAATTATCCAGGCCATTCATTGGGTGATAGAGAAGACTTAAGAAAACTAAAAATAAAGTACGGATACGAATAAATGAAAAATTTTAAAGAATTTTTAGAAGAATCAAAGGCAAATAATGTTCTTTCTGATAAATTGAAGAATATGAATTCACTTAAGAAATTCAGTTACCCTACTCCTGAGGAAAGACGAGCACAATTAGCAAAAGAAAAAGAAAAGAAAGATGTTAAGGAATCAGAAGATCTTGATGAGTCAGATGGCGTTAAATCAGGTGGTGTAGGTGGATATGCTAAGGCAACTACTTCAAAAGGAATTAAAAGAGACACAACAGATTCTTCGAAATTTGATAAAAGAACCGATGAATTAGTTCTTTCTGGTGACCACGAAAGCTTATTAAAGCATCTATCGACTCATGTCAATGGGAAAAGTAGAAAAAGAGATGCTTATATTGCTAAATTAAAGAATTCTATCACCAGTAAGATGAAAAAAGAATCATTGGAATATCTCGATGAAAGAACAAATCAAGAGCACGAATTCATAATGCAATCACTTGCTGATAAAGATATCAATTCCCATATTAAAGATGGCAAAGTGGTTGTTCATAAAGATAATGTAGCAAAAGCTAAATCACAATTGAAGAAGATGGGTCATGAAATGCAAGTTGTCCATGAAGGATTCGAAGAATTAGAAGAAGCAATGGTTGGGCATACAACAAAAAGTTTATCAAAGTATGTAAAATCACTTGGGTGGACTCTTGTCAGAACTGATGGTGGCCACGATGTTTACAAGCACCCAAAATCAGTTAAAAATCTCCCAATCCCAAGACATGCCGGAGAACTATCTAGGCCCACAGTAGCGAAGATGTTAAAAAGAGCAGAATTTAGAGAAGGGGAAGAAATGTTATCGTTTAAGGAATTTATTACAGAAGATCAAGAATGTCAAATTGATGAATCATATAAGAAAAAATATGAAACGGCTCCAGATCGTGTCAAGAGAGTTGCTGACGAAATGGCCAGATTAAGAAAGATGAGCAAATCTGATCTAATTAGGACATTTCCATCAAGGTTAAATACAAACCATTTAAAGAGTGAGCCAAAGGATATTATTATAGGTGGGCATTTGGAGACAAAATTTTCTCACAAAGATCTGCGAGCTCACGATAAACATTTCTTTGGTGAATCAACCGAAGTCGTTGAAGATCAAGAGGATTTAATGGAAGATCTTCATGATAGACTTTCAACTCATATTCGTAATATGCGTAATGATGGTCATCACGTTGTAATTACCGACAGAGGCAGTGATGGTCGTTCTGCAAAATTTGTTTCTACCAAGGGTGGTATAAAGAGATTACATACTATAACAATGAATAGTATTAAACAAGAAAGAATTGGTGGGAAAGATAAAGAAGAAGAATCTCAGGAAACAGAAAAGAGAGGTAGAGGTCGTCCAGCCGGAAGTAAGTCTGGAGCAAGAGCTTAAATAGTTAATATAAATTTTTTAAAAGAGGAATAATATGCCATTATGGAGTGACCAGGACGCTTCCGGACAATATCCAAAGTACGTCCCAGTAGGAAGAGTTTTAATGATCAGAGTTACTGATGGTGGCTCTGGATACACTGATGGTGCATCAGTTGCATGCACCATCGCAACACCAAGCGCAGGTGGAGTAGCCGCAACAGCAACTGCTAATGTTTCTGGTGGTGTTGTTCAATCTATCACAATTACAAATAGTGGAAGTAAGTATACTTCTACCCCATCTGTAACTGTTCCTGGCGGCACAGGTCTTACAGTTTCTGTTGTTCTTGAACCAAATGTTTATGATCCATCAAGAATTTTCTTTGTTGATGAAACAGAGGCTGCTCAAGCCTCAAACAGAGCGAAAGGGATTCATGGGGCAGGTTGGTGGTATTTTCATACATATAATGATTGCGAAGGAAATACTAGATATAAGACAGAAAATCTTGTAGCAATGACTACACCAAATTCTGTTTCTGGTGACTTAGAAAATACTACTATTGTTAATACTTCAACTACTATTGCTTTCTCATTACAACCAGTTTCACAGTCAATTGCTCTAGGAACAATTCTTTCCATCGCAGTAAGCAACGGTGGTTCTGGATATACAAATGGATCAGCAGTTGCGGTAACATTAACTGGTGGTGGTGGAACTGGAGCAGTTGCAACTGCTAATGTTTCTGGTGGTGTTGTTCAATCAATTACTGTAACAGATCCTGGATCTGGTTACACATCAGCTCCAACAGTTTCTATGGCTACTGGAACTGGATTAGTCGCTACCGCGAAAGTTGATGAAGTTACATTTAGTGCTACTGCTGTAGTATCACCTTCTGGATCAGCTACATATCAATGGCAAACTGCTGCAATTGGATCAACAAAATATGTTGATATGGCTGGTAAAACTACAAGCTCACTTACTATTACTGCTCTTGATTCTACATATAATGGTAAGAGATACAGAGTTAAAGCATCATACACTGGTGCTCCAGTCGCGACTTCAAATCCTGTTACATTAACTATTTCTTAATTAAAGAGGGAGATTAATCTCCCTCTACTTATATGAAGTTGACAGACGAAACGTTTTTACAGTTTGCATTTAAAAATTATGATAACATTCAATGTTTAACTGTAGAAGAATTTGAAGAGGATTTAAAAAGATTCACATATGTAAAGAAATTATTTTACAGATATAAATATAATAACGATTTGTGTGAAAGAATTATACTTAACCATTTGATTGTTCTTTTTAATGTTTTTGGTTCAGAAGCAACAAAGATGCTATTTTTTAAAATGGAAACGGAGTTGTGGAATTATCTTGCGACATTTTTGATTTATCTTCAAAGAATGCCTGATAGTATTCCAGAATTCAATATAATTTCCTCAGAGATATCTTTAGATAAAATGATAATAGACAAGTTGAGGTTATTATAATGAGTTTAAAAAAGAGAGAAAATTTTAAAATTCGTGAGGAAGTCGCAACAAATAACACAGCTGGTGTTGAAGTTAAGAATCCCGATGCTATACCAAAGAAAAAGAGAACTTTTAAAGAATTACTAAAGAGGATATCAAATGTTCCTAATTGAATTGCTTCCAGAGTATCTTATACATTTGATAGCTCTTATTTCCTTTCTTGGTTCATTGTTAATGCCAATAATATCTGCTATACCATTTATAGTTCAGTATAGAATGGCAGTTCAGTATGGATTGTTTATCGTTCTAGTTATTAGTATGTTTGTTGAAGGAGTTATTCACACAAATGATATCTGGAAAAATAAGAGTTTGAAACAGGAAATAGTGGTGGCTAAAACGGAACAAAAATCTGCCGAAAAGACCACCGAGATTGTGGAAAAAGTTGTTATAAAGAAAGTTCTTATTAAAGGAGATACAATTGAAATTCGTACACAAGTTCCTGTCTTTATTCCAAAAGAAGCTGATTCTAAGTGTGATATTCCTAACTCTTTTGTCCAGTTGTGGAACGCTGCCATCGACGGCAAAATTCCCGAATCCGCCAGAATCCCTGATGGAACCACTTCCGAAATTAAATTATCTGAAGTCGAAGAAAACGCCATCGAAAATTTCGGCACCTACAGGGAAGTAGTCAATCAGTGTCAAGGATTACAAGATTGGGTGCGAGAACAGAAGAAAATAATTAATAACGAACATGAATAATAACGATACAACAATTCAAGAAATAGAAACTTCAATTGCGCTAGTAAAAAAAGATGTTGAAAATTTCTCGCACCTTTTCAACAAGCTTGAAGCTGTAGTTGGCAAAATGGGAGAAGTTTCTAATAACATAAATAGATTATTATCTGTTCATGATCAGAAATTAGAAACCCTTGACGATAAAATGGAGAAAAGTTCAGGACTTTTTCAAACAGAACTGAAAGAGCTCCATAACCATATTCGCTCTAACAATAGAGATATTATGGAAAAGTTGAGGTCTTCTGAAGAATCGATCAACAATAATTTAAAATATGTCAGGGAAACTTTAGATAGAGAAAATAAAATTCTTAGAGAATCTATTGACAGTGACAATAAATTATTTAAAGAGTCTATTGATAGAGAAAACACAATCATCAGGAATTCTATTATTTCCAACAATCAAAGAATAAGTGCATTAGAAAGGTGGAGATGGATTGTTATTGGTGGCGCAGCAGTATTATATTTCGTTGTAAACAAAACTCCATTTTCATTGGCAATAGTAAGTTAAGAAAATAAATTATACTTAGACACTCGTTTAAAGTATAATTTCGCTATGCTTTATATTGATCTTAAGTACGTAAGACTTCTTGCGCCAAAATTATCCAACTTCAAACAGGTGGATACACACGCATATAGATTTCGATGCCCAATTTGTGGTGATTCTAAAAAAAGCCAAACGAAATCCAGAGGTAACATTTTTCCAAGTAAAGGGAAGCTTCATTATAAATGTTTCAACTGCCATACCCCAATAGGATACCTGGGATTAATAAAACAAGTTGACCCAAATTTATATAAAGAATATCTTTTAGAAAAATATAAAAATCCTTCTATTAAAGAAGAATACCTTTTCAAGAAAGAAGAACCAATAGAATTACTTAAAGATTCTATTCTTGATGATTTGATAGAAATTAATGATTTACGAAAAGATCATCCAGTTATAGAAATTATAGAACATAGGAAGATTCCAAAAGATAAATGGAATAGAATTTATTACACAAAGAAGTTCAAAACTTGGGTCAACTCTATTCTTCCTGATAAATTTAATGTAGCTAGAGATGATAATCCAAGATTGGTTTTTCCATATTTCAATAAACATGGGAAAGTTTTCGCGGCAAATTCTAGAGCATTTGGTGATGAGGAACCTAAATATATTATTACGAAGTTTGATAATAGTTATGAAACGGTTTATGGTTTAGATACAGTTGATTGGGGAAGGCACGTGTTTGTTGTGGAAGGACAAATAGATTCTTTGTTTCTTCCAAATTGTCTGGCAGTTTCTGGATCTTCTTTTGATATTGATACAATTAGAAAAATAAAATCTAATTGCACATTGATTTTTGATAATGAACCAAGAAATAAACAAATTGTAAAAATAATATCTAATTGTATAGATAAAGGATATAATATATGTTTATTTCCAAGAACCTTTGAATTTAAAGATATTAATGAAGCAATTATAGGAGGATTAACTGTGGATCAAATTGTTTCAATTATTCGAAAGAATACGTTTAGTGGAATTAAAGCAAAATTAATTTTTAGTGATTGGAGAACCTAATGTTTGAAGACTTTCCTTATATAGATTTTGATGATTTCAATTCATTAGGAATTGATGTTGTATTAGAAGATGGAACATATAATGTTCAATTAGTTTTTTTGAATGTTTTAGAGAATAAAGATCCAAGGGAAGGAATGGTTTTTAGAACTCCATTTTTCTGCAAAAGTCTTGAGGAAGTTGGTGCAAAAATTAAACAACTTCATGATGTAGGAATTTTTTATCATCTAAATATTTTCGCTGCCGGAAATATTATTTCCATAACAGAAGATGATGAAGAAGAAGTATTGGAAATAGTAGACTGGAACCAATATTGTGACTTCTCTAAAATAACAGCATTTATTCCAAAATATCAACAATCACACACTATACACTAAAATGACAGGAATTAAAGCAAAAGTTGTCGCAGACAGCATTTCCAAGAAATTCAAGATTAGATTAATTACACTACAACTAAGATACCCAAGATTTATCCATGCAGAACTTATGACTCACAGAGTCTTTTCAAGAAATGCTTCTAGTTCGAGAGCAATCCCTGTGATGAAAATGTTAAAACAAGTTTGGAATGATCCTGCAATGCCTGTTTATTGGGGAGAGAATAAGGTAGGTATGCAAGCAACTAAGGATGTCAAAGGAATAAAGTTGTGGATGAATAAATTCCTTTGGAAAACTGCATCAAAGGTAGCGGTTTGTTTTTCCTTTTTGATGCATAAATTTAATCTCCATAAGCAACTTGCAAATAGAATTACCGAACCATGGCAATATATTTCTGTAATTTTAACCTCTACAGAATGGGATAATTTCTTTGAATTAAGAGACCATCCAGCAGCCCAACCAGAAATACAAGAATTGGCTGGAGAAATAAAAGATGCTATTGAATACTCTTCAACCCCTAAAGAATTAATGGAAGGTGAATGGCATCTCCCATATATCAATGACGAAGAAAGAAAAATATATTCTCTAGAAACTTTGAAAAAACTTTCGACAGCAAGGAATGCGAGAGTTTCGTATTTAACCCATGATGGTAATTCACCAGATCCATTTAAAGATATTAAACTCCATGATGATTTGGTTGTTTCGGTGCCAATACATGCTTCACCTACAGAACATGTAGCTACTCCAGCCGATGATGATAAATTCCATAAGAATTTCAGGGGATGGATTCAATATAGAGAAGAAGTTGAACGCAATGCTTATTTTTCAAAATGTTTACGTGAAGGTAAAACTTTAACTGTTTCCACATCTTCTCCCAACCAGGTATTTGTTACCAATGTTACATACACCACAAAGGAAATAGAATGCTTTTTAAAATAATTCAAAAAATGCTTTCACCAAACACAATTGAAATATCTCTTTATGTTTCGCACGAAGATAATAAATGGGAATATATTCCCGTTCAATTTCGAACTATAGAAGAATCTAGGAAATATGCAACGTTATATAAGAAAAACTATGTAGTATCGGAATTCGAGCTATGATTAGTCCAGTAGCAAAATATAAGGAACCATTATGGTTCGAAGAAGAACAATTGAAGGTCTTTTGGACTGCAACCGAGATTAAGGTAGAGAAGGATGTGCAGGACATGTTGGTAAACATGACTGATGCAGAAAAGCATGGAGTAATCACTACATTAAAATTGTTCACTCTCTATGAATTAAAGGCAGGTGAGGAATATTGGGGAAGCCGATTTAAACAAATATTCCCAAAGGTAGAATTCCTCAGAATGGCATCTGCGTTTTCCATGTTTGAAAATTGCGTGCATATGCCATTCTATTCTAAGATTAATGAGTTACTACATATTCACACTGATGAATTTTATGATTCTTATGTCAAGGATAAAACTCTTGAGGCAAGAATGCATTTCATTGATGAAATAGTTGGTTCAGAAAACGATTTAATCTCTCTTGCTGGATTTTCCATGGTAGAAGGAGTTATTCTATATTCTTCATTTGCATTTTTAAAGCATTTCCAGTCAGAAGGGAAGAACAAATTAATGAATATTGTCAGAGGAATTAATTTCTCTGTTAGAGATGAGAATCTTCATTCAATGGCTGGAGCATGGGCATTCAAGATGGAACGGGAAAAAAGAAATCCGTCTGTGGAGGAATTAGAAGAATTGGAGTTTAAAATTATTACTCTAGCGAATGATTTATACCATCATGAATCAAGAATTGTTGATATGATTTTTGAGAAGGGAAACATTGACGGAATTACTCCTGTTCAAATGAAACATTTTATTGAATCTAGGATTAATAATTGTTTAATTAATCTTGGATATAAGAAATTCTTTGATGTTAAGTACAATCCCATAGCGGAATGGTTTTATAAGGGAATAAATAACTTCACTTATAATGATTTCTTTAGTGGTCAGGGTAGGGAATATACAAGAAATTGGGATGAATCGAGGTTTATATGGTAAAACACGTAGAAAATATTTACAAAAATCTTTCTGAAAGAAGAAAAACATTACAGGAAGAAGGATTAATACCAGAGTGGTATACCACTGCAGGTATGCAAATGTTTGAAGAAAGATACCTTTATGGTTGTAATAATGTTAGGGAACAATTTGAAAGAATTGCATCAACAGCTGCAAAACATTTTTCTAATGTGTCTGATGGGTATAATTTGTTTAGTTTGGCACAAAAAAAATTCTTTAATCTATTATGGAAAGGTTGGTTATCCCCTTCTACCCCAGTGTTAGCAAATATGGGAACCGATCGTGGAATGCCTGTTTCTTGTTCTGGTGGCTATGTCAGGGATTCTATAGACGGATTTTATTCTGCCAGAAAAGAAGTTGCCATATTAACCAAACATGGATTCGGAACATCCGCATATCTGGGAGATATTCGCGCAAGAGGCACATCAATTAGAGTTGGTGGGAAAGCTTCTGGAGTAGTTCCTGTGTTTAAAGGATTTGTTCAAGATATGCGTGATGTTGCTCAGGGAACTGCAAGAAGAGGAGCATGGGCTGGATATTTACCAATAGAACATGGTGATTTCTATCAATTAGCTGATCATATTATGGCAGAACCAGATGACGCTAATGTTGGTTGGATTGTCCCAAATTCATTTATTGAAAAATTAGATTCTGGAGACCAGGAAGCAATTAGAAGGTACCAAAAGGCACTTAAATTAAAGATGGTCACTGGAAAGGGTTATTTTTTATTCATTGATAAAGCGAATGAAAAAAGACCTGAAATGTATAAAGCTCGTGGATTAGAAATTAAAGCATCTAATTTATGTTCTGAGATCATGCTTCATTCTGATAGAGAACATACCTTTACCTGCGTTCTTTCTTCTATGAATGTTGCAAAATATGATGAATGGAAGTTTAGTGATGCGGTTTATTGGGCAACAATATTTCTCGATTGCGTTGCTGAAGAATTTATTCAAAGAGGAATTGAGGTTCCTGGATTAGAAAATGCTGTAAGATTCACACAAAAAGGAAGAGCTCTTGGGTTAGGAGTTTGTGGATTTCATACATATTTACAACAAAATATGATTCCATTTGAATCTCTTGATGCAATGTATAAAAACAATGAAATCTTTAATCATATTTGGGTTCAATCTGAAAAGGCATCAAGAGATTTAGCTAAAGAACTTGGTGAACCAGAATGGTGTAAAGGATCAAGATTAAGAAATACTCATAGAATTGCTATTGCTCCAACAAAAAGTACTGCGGTAATGATGGGTGGTGTTTCTGAAGGAATTAATCCCGATCCAGCCATGACATACACACAAACCACTGCGGCTGGCGAGGTTGATAGAATTAATCCAGTTTTACTTAAATTAATGAAAGAAAGAAATGTTTATACTAAGAAAACTCTTTCTGGAATTACCGATAAGATGGGATCAATTCAACATGTTGATTGGTTAAGTGATTTTGAAAAACAGGTTTTCAGAACTGCCTTCGAAATTAACCAAGAGGTTGTAATTAGACTTGCTTCACAGAGGGCTAAATATATTGATCAGTGGCAATCTTTGAATTTATTCTTTTCATCTGATGAAGATGAGGAATTGATTAGTCAAGTGCATAAGCAAGCATTCAAAGATCCTAATATACTTGCCTTGTATTATGTTTATAGTATGAGTGGAGTTCAAGGTAGTAAAGAAATGGAATGTGTAGCATGTCAATAAATAAAACTATTGATGGCTTATCACCACTGAAAGAATGTTTGGGGATAAAGGAGGGGAACGTTTCTTACACTTGTGCTGGTTGTTTTATAAGGTATGAAAACGTTCCAAAACATCATAATTGTAAATGTCCATATAGTAGAGAATTAAAAGGAAAGTAAATGGCGAAGGAAAAATTTAGATGCAGCGAATGCGATGGAGAGGGGACTGTATCATTTAAACAAACTGATACAAGATTTCCCTTGGAGGTTGTATTTTGCCCATTTTGTTCGGCTGATTTAGATACTGGTGTAGAAGAAGACGAAGAAGATTAAATCTTCACGTGACTGTGATGAATTCTACAAGATATTTGTTTATTGTAGAATTTGTTTGGAATTTCTAAAACTTCATGTTGGAATTGGAGCTTCGCCTCCAAGTATCCCATCATACCTTTATTTTTGCAGAGAAATAGAATTTCTCTCTTGAAGTTTTCTTTACCTAATTTCAGAACGTCTTGTTTTAATTCTTCTGAAGAACTGTAATATTCTTTCCAGTCTGATTCTTCTTTAATCTTTTTTTTCTTTTTCTTGATTATTTTTGTCTTAGTGAACCAAAATAATTTCTTTCCGAAGTATTCCCTTCCATCAACAAGGTTGGTTATTTTATACACGAATCCAGTAAAACCTGCTGGAATTTCTGTAAATTCTTTATTTTCATATATCCACATAATGAACTATTTAGATGAAAAATAAATTATACTTTTCATCTAAATTGGTTTAAAATTATTGTTTTTGAGGGTTATAATAATGACTGACACATGGGATGATGAGTTTATAGGGAATTATCAAGCAAGTGTTTTATCTGGTAATAAAGATTATCATCTAACAGTTTCTCACATATATAGTATCGGGGATGTTTTTGTTTACACTGGTGATGCATTTAAAAATTCCAGATATTTATTGTGTCAAGTTTCAAGAAGAAAAGTTGCATTAATTCATTTGGAATATGCAAGGTATTGGAAATCTGCTGTTAAAGTTAAGGATGTAAATTCCATAACTATGAAAGAATTTAAAGAAATTGTAGGTGGTGAAGCAATGTTTAATAATTTTTATTTACTTTTAGGAGAGCAATAGAATGATATCAAATCCAGCAGATAGAGAGAAAATTAGAAAGGGTCTTCAAGAAATCTCTGATTCAAAGACAAGGCAAGCTGCAGAAACAGCATTAATCAAGGATATTATTGTTGATTTACATGAACAATTCAAAGATCATCTAACTAAAAAGCAAATTAGGAAAATGGCGAATGTGTTTCATAAGCGATCATTCAATGAAGAAGTTGCTGCTCATGAGGAATTTGAAACTCTTTACGAAACTGTTATTGGTAATAAAGAATAAATAAAGTTATACATTTTATCATTTTTGAGTTATAATTAACTATTCATCAATAATAACCTTAGGAGTTCTTGTGTCAACCTCTTCAGCAGAGAAGATCAAAGAAAAACGCGAAAGAATCATTAATTTTGCTAAAGGTACTTCTGGAGAACCATTAGTTACAGAAGAAAATTACAAATTAATGATGTGTGAAGCTCTTAATTATTACAACATCTTTGAAGATAATAAAACAAAAAGGAAGTGGGTAAGGAATTACTGTCTTAAGAACGGATTGGTTGAGGAATTAAGTTTAGTCGATAGTGATATCGGTGATTACCATTTTTCTCAGATAGGGACTGTTGTTAGGTTGTTAGATAGAGGACAATATGTTTCGGAGTCTCACAAAAAAGCTATTTTTAATAAGTTTTCTCTGTTGAAACAAGAATCAATTAAGGTTAAGAAATCTGAAGAAGTTGAGAAGAAGAAAGCAACTATCGTTGATAGAACTCAAGTAATAGTTGATCAATGTATGGATAAGATTAATGGTGAAATTGACCACTTCATAATTAATAGAAGTTCAGATTTTGACATGGTCTCTTATCTGAAAGCCAATGATATTCCTACCTCAGCCAAAAAAATCATAGCAGAAGAATTATCTAAGACTTCTCGAGAGTTGGCAAGTATCAACCCTGATGACGAAGATGATCAGATGTTTGAGGGTTATTCTAACTATTCCAAAAAGGATCTAAAGAAGTATCGAGAAATCATTGATGGAATAATTAGCGCATGTAGCCACCAAGTAAGGAAAACAACTAGGAAGACACAAAAGGTAAAAGTAAAACCCACAAGCATCAAAGTTGGTAAATTACAATACGCAGAAAGCACAAATGTTGGTGGTGTGGAAATAAAAAGTGTTAAACCTGAAAGTTTGATTGGTGCCAAAGAAGCATGGTTTTATCATATTAAATATAAGATAGTCCATGTGTATAAGTCTGAGAAGGGGATTAGTGTAAAGGGATCAAAATTAACTGATTTTATTCCTGAAATATCCCTAGGTAAGAGAATAAAGAATCCTGAAAAATTCTTATCTGGGAATCTTGCTCAGAAAACATTGAATGAATCTTTCAGTAATTTATTGAATAAATCATGGGAAGCTAATGGTAGAATTAGTTCTGATATGATAATATTAAAGGTATTTTGATGGCGATATTAGTTGATTACAACCAAATTGTTTTGGCCAATGTTTATCAGGTTTCCAAGGATTTAAAATCATCTGATCCAAGTGAATCAAAGAATATTATTCGCCATTCAATTATAACCAGTTTACTGAGTTATAAAAAGAAATTCCAATCTGATTATGGTGAAATGATAATTTGTTGTGATTCCAGGAATTATTGGAGGGAAGATATATTCCCTGAGTATAAGGCAGGAAGAAAGAAGTCTAGAGAAGAATCTGATTTACCTTGGGATATCATTTTTGAAATTTTAAATGAAGTTAGGGAAAGTATTAAAAAATATTTTCCTTGGCGAGTGGTTCATGTAGATAGATGTGAATCTGATGATATTCGTGCAGTATTAACTAAGTATTTAACATTTAATGAAACTAGTAAAGTTGGGTTATATGATGATCCTTCCCCAATTTTGATAATTTCTTCAGATGGTGATGATACTCAATTAACAGAAAATGATAATGTAAGGCAGTGGTGTCCAAAACAGAAGAAATATTTACCAAAACTTAGCAAGGAAGATTTAAGAAAGTTTAAAATTGAGCATATTGTAAAGGGTGATGCTGGCGACGGAATTCCAAATATATTTATGCCATCAGATTTCTTCGTAACTAAAGAAAGTGGTAAAAGACAAAAATCTGTAACTCAAAGTACTTTAGATTTATTTTACATGTATCAAAGGAATGCGATTGGGCATCTTCCAAAAGAAAAAATTGTTGTTGAAGTAAATGGTAAAAAGAAAAAGATAGATGAAAGTGATGAGGATTATAAGGAAAGACTACAACTCATTGAAGAAAGATATGTGCAGAATATGCATTTAGTTCTTTATGCAAACATTCCAGATTCTATCGAAGATTCTATTATTGATCATTTCAAAAATAACAAACCTGTAGGAAAGAAGATTGATGTATATAATTACTTAAATCTTCATCGCTGTAGATTACTTTTAAACGATATTGACGATTTCTAATATGAAAAAAATTTTATTTGGGTTACTGTTAATTATTAGTAGTTTCAGTATTTTGGCTGACGATGATATTGATTGCGTAGTGGTTGACGATATCGAAGTTTATTCTTATGTTGATGAAAATGGAAATCTTTCAAAAACAATGATATCTCACCCAATCTCGATTTGTTCTACGCAAGTTTAGAAGAGGATAAAATGGTACAATTTGTAAACGAATTACTACAAGAAGTAAATGACAATATTGGTAACTTGAACAAGTATAAAGGAAACGCCGTTTTAAAAAATATATTCACCCACGCTTTCTTACCAGAAAGTAAATTCATTCTACCAGAAGGTGATCCTCCTTATAGAAAAGATGATGCTCCTCAAGGAATGACTCCATCGAACATGATGCAGGAAATTCGAAGATTTTATATTTTTCTTCGAAAGGATCTAACTCCTATAAAAAGAGAAGGATTATTTATTTCCATGTTAGAAGGATTACATCCAAAAGAAGCTGAAGTTCTTCTCCTAATCAAAGACCAAAATCTTACAAGTAAATATCCAAATATCACAAGAGAATCTGTAGCTTCTCTTTTATAAGGTTTTAATAATGAACAAAGCGATAGAAAACCCAAAGGATATTATTTCCGGAGGGAAGTTACCATTGGGATTGGTTCCAGATACAATAATGATAGAAGCTGCAATTCCCTTCCTAGAAGGTGCGTTGAAGTACGGAAGATATAATTGGAGGTTGTGTGGAGTAAAGGCCAGCATTTATCGTGACGCATTACAACGTCATCTAGATGATTGGTGGAATGGAGAAGATGTTGACCCTGTTACAAAAGTTAAGAATTTGGCAAGTGTTATAGCATGTGCGGGAATTATTCTAGATGCTGAACTTTGTGGAATGTTAACAGATGATCGACCTCCAAGAGCACCAATCAGTGAATTAATAGAACAGTACGAAGAACAGGTAAAATTTCTTAAGGAAATGTTCAAAGATAAGAATCCTTACCATTACACAATTGAAGATAGTGAGGTAAAATAATAATGGATACCGTTTTTGTAGATATGGATGGTGTGTTGGCAGACTTTTCTACTGAATATTTATCTTGGCTTAATGGAAGAAAGGAACGCACCAGAGATTTATTCATCGAAGCTACGGAAGAATATAGAATATTTTCAAAGTTGAAACCAATGCCAAATAGTCATATTCTCATTAATAAATTATTAAAGTTGGAAGAATATGGTTATAATATAGAAATATTATCCAGTTTAAATCGTGATGATATTGATCAAGCAAAGAATTCAGCAAAAGATAAAGATAATTGGTTACTTGAAAGAAATATTCATTGGAAAAGAAATTTCGTTAAATCTGGTAAAGAAAAGTCAAAATACGCAACAACAAAATCTATTTTAATCGATGATGATATGTTTAATGTTTGTGATTTCAGAAATTTTGGAGGAAGAGCAATACTCCATTACGACGCTTTGCCGCAAGTGACAATAGATTTATTGGATTTAAATATAGAAGAAATACTAAAGGAATCAGATGAAGATAACAGGCACTAGAACAGAAATAGAACGTGTAGATGTCGAAATTGATCCAATGAAAGCTCTTGAGTCTTTGGATGACCTCATTAGACAAAAGTTAAGTATTCCTTGGGGATCTTATCTAAAAACTGATAAAAACAATAAATATCTTCTCGTTGAAGATTATAGAGGCGGTGATTCTGTAATTTCTGAAAATCCTTCTCAAGAAACCATTGATTACTTATTAACGTATAATCAATTTTATAAAACATTACAGAGATGTGTATATGCCTAATTACCAATACCAGTGTGCCCATTGTTGCCATGAATTTGAACGACAATTAAAAATCGAAGAAAGAAATTTCCCAACTTACGATTCTTGCCCAAATTGTGATCTTATCGGATATATAAATAAAAAAATAGGAAGTCCAATGATGGTTAGGGATACTCCTAGATTAGATAATGGATTCAGAGAAGTTCTTTCTAAAATACATGAAAAAACTCCTGGATCTGTTTTGAAGGACAACATCAGATAAATAACAAGGAGCAGCATGGCAAGAACTCCTAGAAGTAAACAACCGCAGGAAACTCAAAGTAAGCCCACCAATCAAAAAGGTAATTCTTTAAAGATGAAATTGGATTATTTGGTTACCATTGATCCATTAACAGAACATCAAAAAGAATTCTTTAATTCATATAAGAGACAAGATTATTTTATTATTCTTCATGGATGTGCTGGAACAGGCAAAACTTTCATCGCATTATATAAAACATTAGAAGAAGTTTTAGAACCTGGTAATTCATTTGAAAGAATAATTATTGTTAGGTCAGCAGTTCAGGGGAGAGAAATTGGGCACACTCCTGGTAGTGTTGAAGAAAAGATGGCTCTATATGAATCTCCATACATACAGATTTGTTCAAGACTTTTTGAAAGAAAAGATGCTTATGAAAGATTGACTGAACAAGGTTATATTGAATTTCTTAGCACATCATTTTCTAGAGGAACTACTTTTGATAATTCCATAGTAATTGTTGATGAAATGCAAAACCTGACTTTTGAGGAATTGGATACTATAATTACTAGAGTTGGTAATGAATCTAAGATTATATTCTGTGGCGATTATAGGCAAACTGATTTAAGGAAAAGTAACGATAAATCTGGAATTAACAAATTTCTTGCTATTGCTGAAAGAATGAAATCATTTACAAAGATAGAATTTACGGTTGATGATATCGTCAGAAGCTCATTAGTTAAAGAATATATCGTAGCTAAGACAGAATACGAAGACGAAAGGAATCCTTGATGTTAGAATTTTTAGACGAAGAAAAACTTTATAAGATTATTCCCAGGGCACCAGGGATTCCAGAATGGTTCGATTTAATTCAAGTTCATCTAGAACCTGCTTTCATCAATGTTCCAGAAAGAGTTGGGATGTTTTTGGCACAAACATCCCATGAGTCTAATGGGTTTACTGTAATTGAAGAAAATCTTAATTACTCCGCTAATGGGTTGCTGAAGATATTTCGTAAATACTTCAATGCTGATTCTGCTGCTAGGTATCATAGAAGACCACAAGATATTGCTAATATCGTATATGCGAATAGGATGGGTAATGGTCCAGAATCATCTGGTGATGGTTGGAAATTTCGTGGAAGAGGTTTAATTCAAGTCACTGGAAGTAATAATTATCATGCATTCGCCTCCTTTCTTCAAATATCAATAGATGAATGTGTTGAATATATGGGAACAAAGGAAGGAGCTTTACATTCTGCAGTTTGGTATTGGAATGTAAACGGATTAAATAAAGTTGCAGATGCTGGTGATGTAGAAAGATCGACAAGAATTATCAATGGGGGATTAATAGGCATTGAAGAAAGAAAATCAGAATATAACAGAATAATGAGAATTCTGACTAAATAAGTATTTACTTTAATTAAACAAAATATTATACTAATCTTAAATAAATGGTGATAAATATCTAAAACAATTTTTAAATAATAAGTGAGAATAAAAATATTATGATGTCACTGAATTTTGGGGAATATTCGGTTAGAATTAGTAACAATAGACCAGATCTTGTCAAAAAAAGATATGACGAAAGTGGGCTGAAAATAAAAGATTCAATAACTAGCAGTTCTTTAGTCATTGAATGTTTGAGAAACTCTAAAATAATTGGATCAGTGACAGTTGATTTGGGTAACTATCAAGATTTTTTCGCATATGATAGTTACCCAGAAAAATTAAAAGAATTTCAAGAAAAAAACTCCAGGATGGCTGAAATAACTAAATTGGCCATTGAACAAGGAGAAGAAACCAGAATGGTAATGGGCCTAATGTTCAATATGATCTATAGGCTATGCGTGATCAAAAATGGGATTACCCATTTCATAGTAGAATGCAAAAAGAATCATGTTGCAGGTTATAAAAGATTATTGAAATTTGAATTGGCCGATGGGCCAAAGTATAATCCTATTGCTCAAGGGGAGGCATGTCTATTGGTATTAGACATTAATAAAGTTACTAATTAGGAGGAGATATGGAAATACACGTTGTTTATAATCCAAAGAGTTCTCAAGAATTTCTTGGGAAAATTGGAGTTGAAAAAATTATCTCTTCTAATAAAGAAAATCCAAAAAGTGTTTGGGTTTCCGTTAATAATCATTCTGATATAACTGAATTTAGAAAGGCAGTTATTACTGGATTGATAGCTGCGCAACAAATAATTTTCTGGTGCAGTGGAATAAGATCATTTTTGGATAATTCTGGAAACTTTATTGATTCGGTTCCATGTGACTGCTTTGAATGGCAAATTAATCCTAATTGTATCCATAAAAATCCTTTACTTTAAATAAAGATTCGTGTATAATTATTCCTAGTTAAATTAATTACTTGAGGAATATTCATAATGAATCATTATAAATTTCTTGAAGCGAATATCGAAACATTTTTCAAGAGTGTTGGTTTGGATAAACATCAACATATTGGATTGATTGTTGCGGCAGGTGATAAGTGTTATGGATATAAGAGCAAATGGGAAACTGCAGGAATTCCATTTGAACATGGTGTTATGTTATATCTTTTAACTTACACTAATCTTTACGAGAAAGAAGTTAGAGAAACATCTGATGGATGGGTGGATGTATCTAAATGGGTTATAGATAATTATATGAGATTTAAACCGCATCTAGATTTACTTTAGGGAGTATATATTATGAAAAAATTTGATCTTAGAGAATTCCAAGGGATGGATGGGCGTAACTTTATTCAAGATAATGTTGAAAAGAAGATTGTTAAGCTTGATGAAGATGAACATGAATCTGACTCTATTGATTATGTAATAGCATTAGTGAAGAAACAATCCAACTCATACCGTGAAATGGATATCATGATGCAATACATAATTAAAGAATTGATTATCTTTCATAAGAATATCAAAAAATTGTCTGACGAGGAGGATGGTGTAAATGTTTAACGAAGAAAAAATTATCAATGGTATTCTTCATTGGAGAGGAGTTCCTGGTGGTGAATGGCATGCCTATTCTTTGGAACAATTGACCAGAAAGATCACCGACATGAAATCGTATTTTAATGAGCAAAATGAAGACTTAGATTACAACTACTTCAAAAGTGTTCTTAAATCAGATCGCATTGCAAGAATAATTGAAAGAAGTGTATCCAAAAATTCTGCGATTCATGATCTCATGATGGTTTATTGCTTGAATCATAATGAGGCAATCTTTATGTATGATCAACATTGTGGAGCAACATGCTAATTCCTGCCAAGAAACTTGTAGTTACCGGAACAACAAAACATGATGTTCTGGTAAGTGCGGGATTGCGCCCTAATGGTAAGTTGAGTTACAAGTCAGCTCATCTTTCATATATTCCTGCCAACAAAGAAAATTATTATGCATTTGTAAATTTCGAAAAGAGGAATACAAAAGTAAGAGTTTCCCATAAATACAATCAAGAAAGTAATGAATTAATTAAACAAAGGGAATTAATTAGTCCAGCTTATTGGGTTGGATATGTTTATTTCTTTGAAAAGTATGAATTAGATAATCAATATGATATTGAACTTATACAAGGGGACAGAACATTCAAAATCCGCGTAAAAGTTGCAATTTCCCTTCGATCTTTTAGTAAACTTTCTGGAGATATAAAATGAGATCACCACAAGTTAAAAACGTTGTTTCTGCAGCAGAAGAACGTTTATACACTGATTTGATGGTTCTAAAATCAGCAGCTGGATATTATATTGGAACTTTATATAATAATCCAGATGGATATCAAGAACCAGGATCAAGAGATAGTGAGTATTTCCCAACAAAAGAACGCGCAGATGAAGCATTAAAAAATTGTTCTTGGTATCAAAGATTAGAACCATGATGAATCTTTATAGGGTAATTTATTTTGATAATGTCCAATGGGGATGGATGGATAGAAGATTCCTAGCAGTAAGTGTAGAACAAGTTATTGATTGTATAAATGAAGAAACTCCAGAAAGTTGTAGGTATAAACCTTACGCATATCGTGGTAAGGATGAACCAGAGGTAGATTCATTGGAAATTTCAGTTTTGATTAATGATATCAAATTACCTTGTGATTTTGATGATATAGATATTTGGATGTAGGAAGAATAATTTTATTATTTACTTTCGGTAATTTATAAAGTATAATTCATTATTAAAATAGGTAAACATCATGAAGGTAGTTTTCTCACATGAAGCAATAGTAATTCCAAAGTTTGAACTTTCTAGTAACGTTGAATGTAATGACTCTTTCAGAGAAGATTATAATAAGTGGTTACTGGATTTCTTTGGAACAAAAACTGTTTCTCGAAATACGGGAGAACCAGTTATAACGTACCGTGATCTTGTCGATGAAGTGGAACAAAACGGGTCTAAGGAAGCTTCTATTCTTTTCAAGATGTGTGGATTATTCGGAACAGCTGGACTTTTCTTGTGATTGTTTTACCAAAAATAGAACAAATTAATACTGTAAGTAACGGGAGGTTTTACAGAACTCCTGAGGGAAATATTTACCCTTCCGTTACTTCTGTTTTAGGATCGGTAAAGGATGACTCTCTTGAGGAATGGAGGAAGGCTGTAGGAGAAGTTGAGGCGAATAAAGTTTCTCAAAGAGCAACAGCAAGAGGAAATAGAATTCATAAGTATGCTGAAAATTACTTATTGAACAGAGAATTAGAATATAAATCAATTTTCGATAAAGCAATGTTTCAACCATTAATTCCTCAACTTAATCGCATAAGTGAATTACAAGGTGTGGAATTAGGTTTATATTCTGATTTTCTTGAAGTTGCCGGCACCACTGATATTGTTGGAAGATTTGGAAAAAAGAAATCGATAATTGATTTAAAAACTGCAAATAGATTTAAATATAAATCGGAAATAGAAGGATATTTTATTCAGACTGCAGTTTACGCGGTTTGTTGGGAAGAAAGAACTAAAGAACCAATAACACAATTAGTAGTTTTAATTGCAGTGGAATCAGATGAACCTCAAGTTTTTATTGAACATCGAGATAACTGGATAGATAGTTTTATCTCAATAAGGAAAAATTATGAAAGTGTTTTTAGAGAAGATTAAGAAATTATTCAATAAACCTCATTATATCTTAATAGAAAGAACAAAGGGAGAAAAAGTAACCTACGTTATTCAATATAGGTTTTTCTTTGGTTATGAAGATTTGGATGTTTTAGATACTTTGGAAGAAGCAAAAGAACTTATTGAAATATTATGTAAGAAAAGAAAACAATCAAAAATCAAACCAGTTGATAAGCTTATCATGGGATCAGATTGTTAATCCATGAAAACAATCATTGCAGGATCGAGAACTGGTGTTTATTTTGATGATGTTTGTGATGCAATAGAAATGGTAGATTGGGACATAACCACTATTATTTCTGGTGGAGCTAATGGTGTTGATACTTTCGGTGAAGAAATAGCCAACAATCTTGATATTCCTGTAGAAAGATATCCAATTACCAAAGAAGAATGGAATAAATATGGATACGCAGCTGGTCCAATTAGAAATAGAAGAATGGCTGAAAATGCAGAAGCATTGATAGCTGTTTGGGATGGGAAAAGTAATGGAACTGCTGATATGATAAATACAGCAAGAAAGATGGGATTGAAAGTCTTTGTTCATGTTGTCGGAGGAAATGTTCTTGAAGAATTTATTTAATAAGTTGTGGAATTTTAATTTAGATCCTATGGATTTGTTCAGAACGGAAGAAAGAAAAGTAGTAAACAGTTATTCTGGTTATGTAACTAAAGAAACGACGTTTGGAAAATGGTTTGTTGGTAAACCAGTTATTTTATATTGGTTAGCTGTTTGGGTAGCTACAGTGACTGTAACCATTTCATTACTTTTGGTTTGGCCAATATATGTTCTTAGATTGATTTTTAAAAAGAAGCAACCAATAAACGAAACTTTTGTGGATTAATATTATGAGTAGTTGGGTTATGCCTTCATGGATGGAAAAATACGTGGAATTTATTATTGATGAAATTCCTCCAAATTGTTCTATTGAACAAGCGATGTCTCCTTGTGTTGGTTCTCCAACGCTATCACAAATTAGATCTTCTGTAGAATTATTACAGAGATTGCATGATTCAGGAAACCTCAAGTAGAAATTTAATTTCTAGAAATTCTCCAATTAACATTAAATAATCTATCATGTATAAAGTTATATGCTTTTTCCTAGCAATATTTTCTTTCGTGCTCTTATCATTTTTTGCGGTAATGGTTATTGATAACCAGAGGAAACAGAGACATGACGAAGTTATTTACTTTAATAGTGCTATGAAAGTAGCAATGAATCAACAAAGAGAAATAAATTGCTTAACTGATAACATTTACTATGAGGCAGCTCATGAACCTAGGTCTGGAAAGAAAGCAGTGGCTCTTGTAACTCTAAATAGAGTCAATAATAAGCGTTTTCCAGATACCATTTGTGATGTTGTTTATGAAAAATCTAAGAAAACATGTCAATTTTCTTGGGTGTGTGGAGTAAACAAAAAATATAATCATTCTGAATATTCTAAATCCATGAAAATCGCTAAAAAAGTTTACAGGGATTATGAAAAGATGTATGATATTACAAATGGATCTTTATATTTTCATGCAGATTACGTAAATCCACCATGGGCAAATCAGAAATATTTTGTCAGGAAAATAGGAAGACATTTGTTTTATAAGGGAATACCAAAGAGAAACTAGTAATATTTAAATTATTTAAAAAGCAATCAAGGAAAATAATGAACGCAAAGTTATGTAAGGTAATTCGTAAGGAAGCTCGTTTAATGACAGTTGGTTACCCAGAATGTGAATACCAACCTCAAAAAGTTTACATTGGTGATAAGTTTCAGTGGACACAAACTGTAAAGCTTAGCCCATATTGTACCAGATACCAATATCAGAAAGCTAAGAAAATTGTAAAGTATCATAGGAGGTTCGGCTCTGTATGACGCAATCTACACTAAGCGATTCCGAACTTATCAATTTAGTTATTGCTAGAGGATTAGAGGGAGAATTTGATGAAACAATGTCGTTACATGATTTCTCCGATTCAGAAATATCAGATGAGTTTTATGATAGAAATTTAATGATAGAGGAGGAAATCTACTACTACAACTTCGATAAAGACATGTTTCTTCTCTATGAGTTGATGAGTGCCGGTAAACCATATGAAGCGGAATTGAAGGAAATAGTTTCCAGATGCACAGGTAGAATTTTATGATTGATTACTGTCTAGGTTTTGCATTTGATAGAAGTGGGAATGTAGCTCTTATCCAGAAACAAAGACCAGACTGGATGAAGGGTAAGTGGAACGGCATTGGTGGTAAAATAGAATCCTTCGATACTGATGCAGCGGCAGCTATGGTTCGTGAGTTCTATGAAGAAACTGGAATGCAAACCCTAGATTATGATTGGAAGATACTCACTACGGTTACCAGTGAGTTCTATCAAATGACTGTATTTTATGGGGTATTTGATAAGATAACTGGTGAAACAAAAACCGATGAGATAGTTAGCATATGGAACATGGAACTTGCCAGAACTAACTACGTATATAACGTTTTTGAAACAGATTGCCCTTGGTTGATGGAAATGGCATATAGGAACGTTAAAAACAGTGCCAGGAACGTGGTAAGGGGAAGTTTTTATACTCTTTTATAAAATATTTTTAAAATTATTATTTACATTAATTATTCAATAACGTATACTTATTTTTAAGTTAATGTTATTAATTAACCTAATAAAAAATCAGGTAATTTTAAAACTTAAAAAGGAGAATAAAAATGAGTCTACAAATAATGCGTATGGTCGAACTGGGTCGTTATGATGATGTCTCTTTCAGTCAAGTAGAAAAGAAAAGGAAACGTCTTCGTTTCGATGACGACATTCGCAGGGGAGGAAGACCTGTTGCAAAGAAAACTGCTCGTCACGTTGATTACAAACGTCTATGGCGAGGTATGGAGTAAAATGATAAGAAAAAATTTCATAAAATAAAAGCAGAAAAATAATAATAGTGTAGTAAATAATGGGGATTTCTATGTTGAAGAAATGTTATAGAGCCAGAGTCAATATTCACAAATCTCTGGCTCTATTGAATTAAAGAAACTGTTTTATACTATAGAATAATTTCTTTAATTAAATAAGAGGAGGTAAATATGATATTTCACGTCATACTTGGTTCTCGTGTCGCAGTATATTCAACCTCAGATAGTGTGCCTCTTCCACAGTTTTTGGATTTCGTTGAAGCTAAAGATCCTACTGATGGGAAAATGTTTTTTGGAATTGTTAAACAACGAAAACTTTATCTCAACAAAGCATTTGCAGAAATTTATTTGGAAAATATTACATGAACGAACATATTAAAGCTTGGTTGGAAGCTCTTAGGAGTGGTAAATACAAACAACATAAAACATCACTAAGGAGTAATGATTCCTTTTGTTGCGTTGGTGTTGAATGCGATGTTTTTTCCAGTGAGCAATGGAGACCTGTTAACCAAACAATCGGTTGGCAGAATCCTGGAACTGATTTGTGTTCATTTGCTGAAGTTCCAGTAGTAGTTAAAGAAGCATCAGGATTCAGTGATAAATTTTATGATAGACTTTACAAATGGAACGATGTACACGATAAAACATTTACTGAAATTGCAGATTTCATAGAAGAATCCATTCTAAATAAATCTGCATATATTGAATATTAAACTTTACAAATAATAGAATTTAAGTTATAATTATACTTAATTAAATAAGGGTAAATGATATTTCATATAGATGGTAATTGTTTCTCCCATGAGCGTGGTAAGACACGTTGATCTCAGCGCGTGAGATTAAACAAATCCATAAACCTTGAGAAAGTTTAGCAGTTACCAGTTATATGAAATATCAAACATATAAAATGGAGATATCACAAATATGAAGAATTATATTACAGGCATAAAATTTGATGGTCATGCCGATATAAACTTACAATTGGTGCATAGTGATTCTGGTTGGAAAGATGCTTTATACATTGCTTTAGTGAATTTTGGTAAAGAATTTTTTGAAGGATCAATCGTCGGCCAGAAAGCGGCAAAGGAAACGATCGATTCATTACCTGATGATTTTGAAGAAGCAAAGCAAGTAGCGTTTGATCAGGGTTGGGATTTTAATATAAAAGAAGTGTAATTATAATTCCAGAGTAGCTCAGCGGTAGAGCAGAGGTCTGTTAAACCTTTGGTCGTAGGTTCGATCCCTTCCTCTGGAGCCAATCGCCAATTATAGATAACGTGTTTTAGGAGACACAGGCAAAATCTCCTCAATTACCGAATAGGCATATTATGTAAACTCTAACAATTTTATATAATTTAATGATGTCTTAAGATTTTAGGGTAGGTGCAGCAAACAAAAAATGCAGAGAGAACAACTTACTGTTGTTCGAACTTGGAGTGTCGGGGTCCAAGTAAAAAACTAGGAGTAAGACTTGCGTTTTACTTTCGACAAAACTACCCTGTTTATTTTGGATTGGTTCAGCAAACTTTACTCCTTGCATATAAGAGAAAAAGCAATCCAGTTGGTATAGGATCGTTTCAGCAAACAAAAACTTTTTATTGGAAAAAGAAAAAGCGATCCTGTTAATGATTTATTTGGAGAATATATGAACACCTTTGCGAATGCCGTCATTAATCAATCAACCACAACTGAAAATGGGATGCTTGCTCATAAGAGTACTTCATCAGCTTGTGTAGACTTATTCTTCAAAATTGGTGCATCTAGAGGAAAGAATATCATACCAGAATTCACCTCTGCCCTTGCGGAAAATGAAGAATATGCAATTAGAATTCTTCAATGGGTAAGGGATGTTCGTGGTGGGGCAGGTGAACGTCAAATATTTCGTGATGCTCTGCAATTCCTTGAAGAAACAATGTCATTCGATATTCTGGATAAATTATTAATTAAAGTTCCAGAAATTGGTAGATGGGATGATCTTCTCGTATTTAAACGTTACGAAACTCGTGTAAAATCTTATGTGTTAATTCGTAAAGCCATCCTTGCTGGTAATGGATTATGTGCGAAGTGGATGCCACGTAAAGGTCAAATTGCTGTAGAACTTCGTGTATTTATGGGGATGTCACCAAAGCAATATCGTAAAACTTTGGTGAATCTTACTAAAGTTGTGGAATCGCAAATGTGTGCTAATGATTGGGATAACATTAATTTCTCTCAAGTTCCTTCTTTAGCTTCCACAAGATATAAGAAGGCATTTAATCGTCATACAACAAAATATGCAGAATATGTAGCTGCTTTGGTTAAAGGTGATCCATCAGTCAAAGTAAATGCCGGCGCAGTGTATCCTTATGATGTCATTAAGGGAGTGTATTCCTCTTATTCTGGACATTCTTACACTCAAACTGAAATTGATTTTATTGTTGCTCAATGGAATAGTCTGGAAAATTTTGTAGGTGATGCAAATATTCTTCCAATGGTTGATGTTTCAGGTTCTATGACTTGTTCTGTTGGTGGAAATAGTAATCTTCAATGTTTAGATATTGCTGTTTCTTTAGGGTTATATCTTTCAGAAAAGAATAAGGGAAATTTTAAGGATACTTTTTTGACATTTTCAGGAGCTCCAAAAATATTGTATTTGAAGGGAAATGTAGTTGAGAAAATGTTCCAAATGATTAATAGCAATTGGCAAATGAACACTAATCTTAATGCAGCTCTTGATAAGATACTATATGTTGCCAAATTTGGGGAAGTTCCTCAAGAAGAAATGCCAGAAATGTTATTGGTTCTTTCTGACATGCAATTTGACAAAAGTTTTGATTCTGGTGAAGAACTAAATGAAACTGCGATTCAGATGATGCTTCGGAAGTATGAAGCTGCTGGATACAAGATGCCAAAAGTAATTTTCTGGAATCTGAATAAATATGATAATGTTCCAGTAAAATTTAATGAAAGTGGAGTTGGATTAATTTCGGGATTTAGTCCATCTATCTTAAAATCAATCATTAATAACAAAATAGAAGAAATTACTCCCGAATCAATAATGTTAGAAACCATAATGAACCCACGTTACGAGATTTAATATAAAATGACAGAATTAATGGTTTTAATATACTTTGCTGGAATTGTTGAAGTGTTGCAAGTTTTCTCAACATTAGCATCCGTTTTAACATTGCTTGCACTATTTTTCATATTTATGGTATCCTCGGGGCAATTTGATGAAAATAAATCTTTTGAAGATCAATGTTCTTCATATAAACTCTATAAAGGATATCAAAAGAATGCTACAAGGTTCTTAGCTGTGTTTGCTATAATTGCTATATTTACTCCAAACAAAGAAACATTATATGGAATAGCAGCATTGAACGCAACTTCGGATGTAGTTGCAACATTACAAAAATCTGATATGGGAAAGAAAGCATATGATGCTCTAGATGGTTATTTAGATAAATTAATAGAAGAAAATAAGAAAAAGAAGAAATAAATATTTTACTTTAAATAAGATTTAATATATACTGATCTTATAAATGTCTCTATCTTCTAATTGGTTAGGAAGCCACCCTTTCAAGGTGTAAACGGGAGTTCGAATCTCCCTAGGGACGCCAAATTTTAAATGGAAAATAATGTTAGAAATCAATTCAACAAATTATCCTAAATTGTTCATACTATTAGATGAAATAGTTTATGATAGTGGAATGGATCATGCCGCAGGCGAAAGTTATTTTGTTGAAGATGAATATGATCTTGGACATTTTGAGTCAAAGATTCACCATTTGAGTGAAGAAGAATTGTCAACTTTGGCATCCGGTGAAGAAACTGAAATGCTTAGTTTAGTTGAGAAATATGATTTACAAGATGTTCATGATTTCTTAAATGTATTTTTTGAAGGTTAATAAATAGAAAAATAAAGGTTTATGCGGGAAGAATTGGATTCACTGAGGTCTCATAAGCCACAGGTTCGGAGGTTCGATTCCTCCTCCCGCTACCAGTATGAGTGTGAATGCGCAGGCTGATGCGCAAGGATGCTGAGTTTAAGCCTCAGCTACAAAACCTGGGCCGCAGGCCGTGTTCGTGAATATCGTGAGTGTCTCTAATTCATCTTTAGGGGCGACAACGACGGACAACCCAAGCTGGAGATCAGTACCAGCCACACTCAGTTTTATAGTATTGGGCGAGTAGTTTAATGGGAGAATGTCGCCTTTGCACGGCGAAGATGAGGGTTCGATTCCCTCTTTGTCCACCAGAACCAAAAACATGTGAATCATGTTCCTTGCTATTCCGGGTTAAGAATAGTCGTCATAGGTAAGGCGTGAATTTACCGTCCCAGATTCCGACCTGGGTTAAGACTACGGTGACGCACTAATAATTGATCGTCGATATGTCATGTGGACATAATCTTTTATTTGCTGGTAGGTAAGCTACAAGTCGTGAGAATCTGGTAAATTCTTGCGCAAGAATTTGGATAAGCGGTCAAGTTGGAGAGTGGCGGCGGACTGTAAATCCGTTCCTTTTAGGTGAGTAGGTCCGAATCCTACCTTATCCACCAAATTTTATACGGGTGTAGGCTAGTGGTCTAAGTCACTTGTTTTGGGAACAAGATTTCGCTGGTTCGAATCCAGCCATCCGTACCAAAAATATATTTTTATAGGGAAATTCAGATGTTTAATTTAATTTGGAGACCTGATCGTGATCATAAATTTACAGTTGGTGAACGATGTGTTTTGAATAGTGGGTCACCACTATTGACTGTTGTTGCTGTGAACTCAGATAATACTAGAACATGTTCATGGAACAACGGTAAAGAAACATATAGATTTCCAAGTATTTGTTTACGTCCTTTTATTTTAGATATGTTATAAGTGAGAAGATATGATTTCGTTAATGGATGGGAAGTATGAAGTTTCACATGAAAATGGTTTAAACCTCAAAGTACTACGGTATGGTGAAGAATGGAGAGATTTATCTGGTGATGGATTTGTTCTTGCTCTTGTTCAAAGAATAGAAGAGCTTGAAGAACAAGTAAAGAAAACCGAAGGAGCAAGAAAACTAATTAGTGTTTGTGAAAAATTCATCGAAGATAACCGTATTACTAGTCCAGAAACTGTTTATCAAAAAGATAGAGTTATAGAGAATGCTTATGGTTTAATACAGGACATCTGTGAAATCGTTGGATATGAAGAATATGAATAAAATTTTAACACAAGAAGAAGTATTAGAATTAACTAATTCTGGAAGAAAATTAAATAAAGAAGAAATTGATTCCATATTAAAATTTATTCAAATTGGTATGCAAGAAATTCATTATGGATTAATTAAAGAAGCAGAAAGAATGTGGTCTGATACACATAAGATAATTCGTCACTAACGATCAAATGGGTCAGTAGTTTAATGGTAAAATGCCGGTCTCCAAAACCGTGTGATGGTATGAGTTCGAATCTCTCCTGACCTGCCAATAAAAATATTCCTTTACTTTATTTAAAATTTAATGTATACTGATCTTAAGTTAAATAAAGGAAGCAAAAATGAAACAAAGTATAGATGGGTGGTTGGAAGGTCGTCAAATCTCCAGAATGAAAGCCGAGGATCGTTGCTTGGCGAAGGCAGAAAAGAAAGAATCTGCTGCAGACAAAATGATCGGTGAGTTAATTCGTGATGGTAAAGTTGTCTATTATATCTTCCCAGTTGGTGGTCGCTATCGCGAAAGCAAGAGTTTCTTTGAGTTGGTCGACTTTCTGACTCGCAATAAATACTTCTAGGATAATTATGTGGCATTTAGTGACAGAAGTTGCAGATCACAATTTTCTTAATCGGAAAGATTTTTGTAGTTTTGCGGAAAAATCCCCTGAAAAATATGGTTTGATTGAAATGAAGAAACCGTATACTGGAGCACCTATTTTTTCCGTAAGCACTTTATATGTCGACAAGCTTGTAAAAGATTACAAGAAATCAAGATCATTAATCGGCTCTTAGTTAAATGGAAATAACAGAGGTCTTCTAAACCTCTATTACAGGTTCGATTCCTGTAGAGCCGGCCAGTTTACTATAGGATATATCATGAAAGAAGATGTGGATTTGAAAGTAGGTGATAGAGTTTATCATAGAATGTTAGATGAATATGGATTCGTAACCGCTACAGAGGTAGATGACCCATATTCAACTATTGTTGATTTTGATGCATTTGGTGAATCTGAAGTTTCCACTCATCTTTTGGATAAAATATCATGAAACCTATCTGTGAAAATGTGACTGTTAAACTTGTTGGAGAAAATGGAAACGCTTTCAATATTCTTGGAATTGTTATTCGAGGAATGAAAAAAGCTCATATAGAACAAATTGTTATAGACGAATTCTATAAAGAAGCTACTTCTGGTGATTATGATCATCTTCTTCAAACCTGCATGAAATATGTGAATGTAGAATGAAAAACATATATTCTTACTTTATGCTCCGGTCAGTTCTTCTAAAGTTTCCTGAGCAATATCCTGTTATGTTCGACGATGACGATTGTGACCCAACATACGTAATTTTCGATAAAGACGATCAGGCATTGTTCGGTTCTCCAGATATCAGAACAGTAGAAGATTTACTTGGGGAATTATGCTACGTTCATGTGGAAAAACTTCTCGATTATGCTACATGTAATTACGGTTCATATGAATTATACAGTATTTCTGTTAAAGAAAATACTGTTTGGTTGAAGATGGTTCCTGTCGAATTCGAATAATAGCGTAGGAGATTATATATTATGTTACATAAATTGAACTTTCATCTTGACAATTACGCAGGAAAATCTATTGTTGATTTGGGTGATCTTCACATAAACAATTTAAATGAGAAAACCATCTCTATTACATGCTTCGAAAGGATATATAATGGTGATTTCTCTGGGAAATTTTCCCAAATTGGAAGAAACCCGATAAATCTAGCAGTTATATATGAATTTGAACCAGGCATTTATGCATCAAATTCTTTCAATTTTAATCATACTATTGAAAGCTTCACCGGAGATAAAGTTTATCGAGGAGAATTTGGTAAGGATGGAACACCATATCACATAGATTGGGGAAGTTCAGACATTGACCTAATCAATTCTATTTACGATAAATGCATTTCTCCTTATGGAGTTGCGGATAATCTTGAACAAATAAAGGAATATTTCAAGGATTCCATCAACCACCCAACGAATAAAGTTGTAATTTCTATTGTCACAATTCTTCGTGAAGATGAGAAAAAACATGACGGAATGGGTTGGCGTTGGCATAAATGGGGAGAATATATTGGTACCCAAAATCCTCAATATGAATATCTTGCTGATGAGCCAGAAATAGAAAGTGTGATGGTTTTTCACGCATATATGATAAAATAAATTATACTTTTCAAAAACTTACGATTATAATTATTACTTAAATTAAATGAAAGTAAGAGAAAAATACATAAAGGAATAAAATTATGAAAAGATTGGTAAATGTCATAACAAAGGAGCAATGGAATTGTTCGAACTTTGATGATGTATTAACTATTGATGGTGAAGAATTCGTGAAAGTTCATATGAATAATCCCAGGGACACAGTGTTAATCAATAAAAGGTCACTGGTTGAAGTAATAACTAACGAAAGTACTTACGAAAACAAAAAACAACTAAACGGATAAAGAATGGAATTTTCTAACGAACAGGCTCAAGGAATTTTAAATAAGCTACATGCAGCCGGTATACATAGTGCTATTTTGGCTGGTGGTTGTGTAAGAGATGCGTTATTTGGTAAGCCAATAAAAGACATTGATATATTTGTCTCAGAAGAAGATGCTGACTCTATGAAGCTTTCTAAGGCGCTTAGTAGATCAGTTCAGAAGTTAAACTGTACTTCATACGCGGAAATCCCCGACGTATCTTCCGTGTTTGATGTAGAAGTTTCTGCAGGTGAAATTCCAGTTCAGATAGTTTCCATGAAGAACGGGATGTCACCAGTTGAAAGGATTTCTACATTCGACTTTGGTTTTTGTCAAGTGGGTTATAATGGCAAAGAAGTGATAGCAACAGAGCATTTCAAGAGCGATTTTAGTAATAAAACCATTAGCTTAGTATATTGTGAAGATCAAAAGGAGTATGGTAGGTCTATGGCTAGATATGAACGCTTAAAAACTAAGTATCCAGAGTTCAATTTGATCAGTAAACCTCTAAATTCATACCCAAGTTACATTGGTAGTTAAATTTTTTCAAAAGTGCTTTACTTTAATAGGTAATTAACCTATAATTACGTTTCAATATTAAAAAGTAGTTAAATTTTGATGGGAGAAAGGATGGGTTCTTAATTCACTTACTAGGAGGTATATATGGATCAACAAAATGTTCAAGTTGGTAAAGCTATTAAGGTATTGAGTGGTTTGGGTGTGAAGGATCTGGAGTTCATCAATCGCTCAATAATTATTTCAAAGAGTCGCAGATTACCTGTTGAGAAGGCAAGTGAAATACTCTCTATGCATATGGGGAATAAGAAGGTTGCCTTTAAAGACAATAAAGGAAATCCACATATCGGAGTGATCAAGAAAATTGCTCAAAGATATGTAAGGATACTGGATGAATCTGAAAATCGAATCTTTGCCGTTATACCTGGGCAAATACGAGCTGCCACCGAAGATGAAATAAAGATGGGTAAAGCGGGTGTAAGAACGAAACGTAAATATACCAGAAGGAGTAAACAATCTGAACCTGAAGTAAAGAAAGAAGATGAAACACAAGCGAAAGGGAAACCTGATCAGACTCCTGTAGTGATGTATGGAAGAAGGAGTACTGATATTGTTCCTCAAAAATAAATGTAGTTTTTTAAAAAGAAGAGGGAGGCTCTAGCCTCCCTCTAATGTTATGGAGTGTAGTGTATGGAAACGTTTTTCCAATTAGTAGAAGAAGCAATAGATTTAAATAGAGAAGTTCGTAAGACATTATTACCTTATGAAGATTCCATAGAAACACTGACGTACAATATGGATAACGCCACGATCCATATTGCTGTAGGTCGAGGCATTGGCAAAACTTCTTATATAGTTCAAAATGCTCAAAAAGATGATCTAATCATCGTCCACAATAAAAATGCCAAATGGTTGGTTGAGAAAAAAGTTGACAGAAAAAATTCTCCTACCATATTAACTCCTGAAGAACTTCAAAGGTTCTTTCGAGGTCAGGAAATCTATTTCAAGAACATCTATATTGATGAGCCTCGGCTGGTTGGGTTTGAAATGAATAGGGTGAGAATCGCCAGAAAGGAGTTCTATATGATGACATCCAAAGATAAACGCCAAACTTATATCCTGCTAGGAATATAATCCTTTACTTTAAATAAAATCTAAGCTATACTTTTTCTATGGTTAATAGAAAAGAGCTGATCGATACCTTCGCAGGAAAGGCTATTCTTGTGAAGGTATCTGAATCAAAAAGTGGTATCAGGTATAAAAACGCTTATTGTGTTGGCGTTTCTTTAAACTTGGACATAGTTTACGAATTCTATAGTGAAAATGGATTTCACATAATAGATAGAAAAGATATTCTTTTAGATGAAGGAGAAAATAAATGATGAAAGCAGGAATTTACTGGGTTGGTGATCTTTGTTATGCTATGGAGCAAGATTGGGATGAATTTTGTGCATTAACAATCAGTGGGAATGATGTTAAGGATGGTGAGTTTGAATTAGCTGATGGGACCAAATTTGCGTTCAGGGGAACCGGATATGATGGAACTTATTTTGATCAAGAGGGGAGACAATATCCTGTCGATGCTGGGTTGATCGGGTGTATATTGGTGAGCGATATAAAACCAAGCACCGAAGAAGTAACTGGTGGTCATATTATAACCTTTCCTAATGACTTTGAAGTCACATATGAATCTGGAGTAATTTCCTTTGGAAACGTTATTTCCATTGACACTGATCAAGAATGTGGTGAAGAAGACTATTACAATAAAGATGATGTTGATATTGAGGGAGAAGATGAATAATAGTGAAAGGAATTGGTCTAAATCTTGGCATTATAAACTTGCCTTACTTGGTGGACTTAATGAGCGTGATTTTGACCATGATGGAGAAATAAATATCTGTGATTATTCTCGCAAGGTATTTTGGGGAATCATTCGTTTTATAGCTTTATTCATAGTGGCTTTGTTTTTGGTAAGAATGTTTTTTGATTTTGTTGGTTGGATAGTAGCCATGATAACTTTGGGGAACGTAATTGAACCATATTCAATATATGCTAAATTTGGGTTTGTTATTGTATTAATTGTATTCGCTACTTATATTCTATATAAAATAGATTCTGTATTTAGTAAAATCTTCGATCTATTCTCTCGAAAAGAAAAAATAAATTCTCCTTCCTTTACCTCCTCACTACGAGAATCAATAAAGAACAAATATTGTTTTTATATTAAGATAAAATAATTTACATTTGTTGATATTTAATTTATAATTATACATAATATGAAAAAGAAACTTGATATATATGGAAATCCCATAATACCTATTCCAAAGTGTAAAAATTGTGGAAGAGAGAAAGATGACCACAAAGCAGAAACTCTTAATTGCCCAGCATCCAGACATAAATTCACATGGTTTTATCCAAATCAATTTTACGAACCAAAAGGAACTTCAAAGTGACTGGAGATAAAGTAGAAAAAGAAACTATGGCATTCGCTCACCTATCTGATCCGGAAATGGCTCTCAAAGTAAGAATGCTCACACGTAACCAACTTGACCATGAAAGTGTTTGTGTGGGTGCTCGGGATAGAATTATGTATCTATCTCAACAACTCAAAATTAGTGATGCTAAGGTTAACAACCTTGAAGAAGAAAAAGCATTGCTGGAAGAAAAAATTTATGATCTTGAAGAAGATATTTCCAGATCAAGGTACGGTGAAGATTACTAATATGGATAATGTAATAAGAATTTATGAGATAGATGGAATAATCTATCAACCCATTGGGTGGTTTGGGTGTCAAATTGAAAGTATTGAATGGAAGAAACCAAAAATTTCTTATGATAATAAAAGGGAACTTCTTGGTTATAAGTTCGTTCCGGTGAATGTAGAAAGTGTTAAATTCTTCAAATGGCGAATCAATTGGTGTTTAGAAGATGTTATGTGTAATTGTAAAGATATTAATGAACAAAACTCCCTCATTAGAGAATTTTTAAATAAACTTCGGAACCCATATTAAGGAATAATAATTTTGATAGATACAGGGGCAATTGCCTGGGCAATTACAAAATTACGAGCTTTTGGTGTAGCTCATTCAAGTATGAACAATGCCATGATGGTGGATAGACTTGAAGCGATGTTACAAGAACCTGAACCTAAACCAATAAATGCTGATGCGCAACGTTATGTTCATCTTAGGGACGGTAAATCTATCTATTGTGAATTTGCTCCTTGTATTTTAAATAGAAGCTCTATGATTAAAGTAAAAGGTAAGGAAGCTGATTTACTTATTGATAATGATATACTTGACACAAAAATGGCAGAATTAGATCACGATAATGAAATAGTAGAACGTGATCTTCTTCCTGAAGGTGTTGAAGTTTCCTGTCTTGATGAAACGTATTGCAAATTATTGGAAGAAGTTGCGTTGCAAGATTTACAATTTTCCGAAGAACGAATTTTAGCTATGAAGGAAAATAATGCAAGAATTATATAAAGTTCCTATTCCCATGATTCTACATTGTCCAGAATGTGGTCATCAACATATCGATGAAGGTGAATGGGCAACCAGACCTCACAAAAATCATTTGTGTCAATTTTGTGATCATTTGTGGAAGCCAGCTATTATCCCAACAGTTGGTGTCATAAATTTAAGTGAAGATCATCAACACGAGATTGATGTGCTCAAGGCTGAAGTGAATAGACTAAAACGTCTGCTCGAAGATTGCGCGGTTTCTAGATACAACTTCGAAACAACAGTTGAGAGAGAAATACAGTTGCGTAAAACCGCAATGAAGGAGATGAAATGAATATCTTTCGATGGTTTAAAAAAGTGCAACAACGAGTATCAAGACAGAAATTCGTCTGGCAACCGGAACTGCAAGCTCTCATATACGAATCTGGCGCGGCTGTTCAGGCTTGCTGCCCTACTTGCGAATATGGGAAAGGTCAGACTGACTATTTTATATCTGGTTCGGCGGAGTTATTCTCGCAGACTTGCCACGTATGTGGGAGCAAATACACCAGTTTACGGACGTCTAGGAGGATGAAATGAACTGGTTGAGAATAAAAAGATTCATTATTTTACTCTGGAGAAAATGGCGAAACCCACGTGGCCGGCATTGGAATTGGAGATTAGGAACGGCGACTATTCCACAATTGTGGAAACAAGCTAATTGTGTAAATTGGTACTCGTTTTAAGGAGATGAAATGAAAGCATTGTTAATTATTATCTTTGTTTCACAGCATTTAGCTTTACCTCCAACTGTTTCATCACAACCATTTGAAACGATGGAGCAGTGTATACAAGCTAGACAGCAGATTAAACAGGTTCTCGACAAGGAACACAGCATAGACAGCAGATTAACTGAAACCATAAGGTGTGTCAGGTTATGAAAATACCAAAAGGATGGCCGACAGAAGAGATGATAGAAGCCGCTGATGCTTACTTACTTTCTTGTTGTGTCAGTGATACGGGGAAAGCGCAAAGCAATAAATACCATTTGCCTTCCTCATTTAAATGGGAGGAGTTACTAGAAATAATGCTCGCTGTCGCCCCGAAACCGTCAGCTTGTCCAATGTGCAACGGAAGGGGCGAAATAGGGGGATTCGTTAATGTTGAGAGTGGCTATCAAAATGATCCCTGTCCTGAGTGTGCAACATTGCCAGAGCAACATTATGAGGAACAGCCAGACGGTTCTATACATGCTATTGCTCCTGCTGATATAGCACCGCCAGCGCAGAAAGAATTAACTCCTGAAGAAATTGGACAAGATGGTTATCCAACAGTCGATCCTGGAATGCTACCACCAGCGCAGGAGGATGAGTGCGCTGCAACTGGTTTCGATCATAAATTCGGCTCTCATGGTCCGAATGGGGAGAGGCAATGTGAATACTGCGGGGAAGCGCAGGAGGCTGAGCCGGTTTATTTGGTATGCAACGATTACGGAGGGTGGGAATTCGTGGCTAAAGATGAGTTTGAAAAAGAAGAGGAAGATAACAGACATATACTCTACACTCACACCCCATCCGAAAAGCGGGAGGCTGAGCCGAATGATGAGCATCTGCACAATTTCCTGATTCCTTTAATGTATAAGCATCTATCACCCAAAGCGATTGAGCACACAACTTATACATCATGGAAGGACGGAATAGATATTGAGTGTGTTTCTCACGGTATGAAAACGTTCGTTAAAGAGATTATTAAACGCTACACCCCTCCGCAATCCAACAAACTGCGGCAGGCGGCGAAGGAGTTGGTTGAACACTTTACCTCAGTTCAATTGCCACCGGAGTGCACGGCATTTGTGAAAGTCGAAAACCTCCGCGCCGAGCTGGAGAAGAAATCGTGAACATCTCAGGAATGGATATCGTAATTTCACCACTTCTTGAGTCGATACCAAAGAAGCAACTTTCTACTGATTGCCCTTGCACAGACAGATTTAGAGAGAATTATAACCAGTGGCTTAAAGAGTTCTTTGGAACTGAGGAGCCTATGTTTATTCTGAATGGAAAACTGTTCACTTCCAATCGAGGCTATCAGAATTTGAGAGTCGATTTAAAGAGCGAAATTAAATCTTGATTAATCAAAGAAGGAGTAAAGGTTGTGAGTAATTTAACAATATTTTTGCTTTCATTTTATTTTATATGTATTATACTTGTTCTTCCACTTTCAAAAAAGCTTTGGTGTTGGGTTGGGATAAAAATCAATAGAGGTCAAGGTGGTTATCCGAAGTATGATTCTAGTACGATGTATGCGTTTGCAACAGCATTAATTCTCTTATTAAGTATTCTTCCAATAGGTTTTATTCTTCATGAATTTTCTATCCGATCCTAAACTCTTAAATTATTTAATTCTTATTCTTTATCTTTTAAATACAGTGAATTGGATGGTAAGGGGTAATCTTGGTCAATTTCTTTATTGGCTTGGTTGTTCTATTCTTACAATTGCAGTAACATTTTTAATTAATGAGTAATTTATTCGGTAGTGTTGTAGTTCATTGTAAGAAATCTCAATATGATGTTTATATTGGAAGGCCGAGTAAATGGGGAAATCCTTTTGAAATTGGAAAAGATGGAAACCGCGAAGAAGTTATTAGAAAATATAAAGAATGGATAAAAACTCAAATTCATTTACTTTCATCATTAAATGAATTAAAATATAAAACTCTTGGATGTTGGTGCTCTCCGTTACCTTGTCATGGAGATATTTTAGTGAAACTCGTAGAGGAATATTGTGAATAATATTAAAAATCAATTTAATATTGAAAAAGCAAGAAATGGTGGAGTTGTTGAAATTTTCAATCATGTATTTGGTGATTGGGGTTTGATTGGTGAAGTTCATTGGGTAGGCACTGATCTTAATGGAAATGTGTATTATCAATATCCTAATGATATAGTTGTAAAAAATATAAATGTTAAACAATTGAGAATGAAACAAAAAACTGACTTGTGGTGGTTCAGAACTTATGTAATTGATGGACATCCAATTGTTTTAGCCGAGAAAGACATTACAGGATTTGCCGGATATGAAAGCTTTTTTGCAGAAGATGAATATTGGATAGAAGAAGCTTGGTCTAAGGAAATTCCTATCATTTAAAATGATCACTAAGAAATCCAAGAAGTATTTCGATGTGGCTCTTGCTGCATCGAAACTTTCAGATTATGCAAGAATTCGTATTGGAGCAATAATTGTTCATAACAATGACATTATTTCTGTAGGGTTCAATAGGATTAAATCCCATCCAATTCAAAAGAAATATAACATCTATAGAGGATTCAGAAACGAAAATAGTTATATTCATGCTGAAATGGCTGCATTGGTGAAAACAAAGCATTTGGATTTAAAAGGAGCTTCAATTTACATATCAAGAAATAATGGAAATGGTGAAAATGCAATTTGCAAACCATGCGCTGCTTGTATGAAAGCAATATTGGATCGGGGAATAAGAAAAATATTTTATACAACAAATGAAGGTTATGAAGAATTAGTATTTAATTGATGGAATATATTATTGTTGGGTCTGTTATGGCAATTATTGTCATACTTGTTGGTGGATTTTTCATTTCTTTAGAAATTATCAAAAATTTAAAAGAAGAATCAAAATGGTTGTAAAATTGCTTTACTTTCTAAGATAATTAAAGTATAATTTTATTATTCTGTTAAAATGTTTGAAATCATGAAAACCCGAATCTTAAAGCAATATGAGTATAAGTGTTCTTGTTCAACTCATATTCTGTCAAGTATCCTCCACAAAAGAATTCAAGAAAGAGGTCAAAGAAGATTTTGTTATAATTGCCGGAGTATGGTATCATGGAAGGCGTAAGAAAATCTCGGAATTATGTGCAAAATGCAATGGTGCAAGCCAGGAAATATTCTGGACCACATAAAGATTCTTACAAAGAGGAAATGTTAGAAGCAATCGAAGAACAATCATTAGATGATTTTTATGAGGAAAGTGATGATAAAGAATGATTATACAAAAGAAGAGCTTGTAGATGCAATAATGGCTGCAAGAGCATCGTATATACCCTGGGCTCATATATTAACTCAGGAAATAGATAGACTCACGATTGAATTGACTCTTAAACCAAAGAAAGAAGAAGAAAAGAAACCTTTATGGGAATTCCCACATGAAGCTCCCTGGGGTAAATACACATTAGATGATCTTTATAAACCAAAAAAACAATGAAATGAATAACAGTAAATTGTACTACGAATGTCATGTTACAATAGAACCAGTATTTGATGCAGATTTAATTAAAGTTGGTTCAATTGGAGAAAAATATTTTTTTCGCGTTGCTGATTTACTTATGCAGAAGAGGCATGAAGATATGCCAACAAGATCAAAATTCGATACTTTCTTGACCGGAAGGCACATGAACTATGATGTTCTACAAGAGCGCATGGTTGCCCTGGTTAAAAATTTACAAGAGTGTGGATATAAGATTTGGAGGTATAAAATCGAAGATACTATTTTAGATTCAAAACTTAACGATGGGTTAAACTTACTAATATGAGTTCTTTACCTATTTTCCATATAATAATTTCTATATTATTTCTTGCGTTTTACATCCATAATTTCAGAAAGGAAGAAGATATTACATTTTATAAATTATTGGCTATGATTATTTTATCCTTCATACCAATAATCAATATAATGTTTTTTGTATTTATGTTATTTTATTTTGCTGAACATGGAGAAGGACTTGTTATTATAAAAAGGAAAAGTAATGATTGATGATCTTGAATTAGTGAGGTTTCTAAGGAACAATCTTGAAATCTCCATAGAGAAGACGTGTTACGCCTCCCACACAGAAAAAGTTATTCAATTGAAATTATCTGGGGAGGTAATTTCTGAAGTGGAATTTCCTGACAATGGATCAAAAATGTTTGACCCATATGGCCACATGGAGATATAAATTATGTCAGATCTATTTCTTTTTATTTTGATTTACGTTATAATTGGCTCATTAGCTTTCGTTATAACAATAAAAAAAGAATTTAAAAATGAACTTCTCTTAAAAGAAGCATTGTTGTTATTCATTTATTGTTTTTGTCCTGTGTTGAATTTGTTTATGATATATATTCTTCTCCATAGACATTTCTCAAAAATTGGTAACATTGTAATATGGAGGAACAAGAATGGATAAACCAAGGGTGGTAGTTTGTGCTGCAAACCGTTACATACCAACAGGGCATATTGTTTGTAGTGCTAGACATTATGACGACAATATGATCAAACAAATGTATATGTCCCATATCCCTTGGAAAGATTCCGAGAATATTGAACAAGGGTTTATTGACCAGTTCGGCGTTTTCATGAATCGAAAAGAAGCATGGAGAGTTGCTGAAAGAGCAGAACAGATCAAGTATCGCTGTGGCGGTGATGGAAAAAAATTATTCAGTGAAAATCTTTATTAGCAGCTAGCCAAAAATTAAGATTTATCATCAAGAATGAGGAAAAATTATGGCAAAAAATCCTATATCTGGAAGCACAATTGAATCTACCAAAATTCTAGAAGAAAGAGAAAAACATTCAGATTCAAGAAAGCCACATAAATGGGCAGAAGAAATCAAGGCTTGGGCAGATGGAAAACCGATTCAATACGGTTTCAATGACAATTGGATTACTTACGTGAATCAACATGGAATTTCACCAAAGTTTAATTCTGGACATTATGAATGGAGGGTTAAACCCGAACCAGTAAAGGCAAAGGTTCGTTACCGCATCGCCGTTGTAATGGGTGGTCCTGGACCTGGGGTATTTATACCCTATATAGCAACAAATGACGCGGAAATCGAAAGCATTTCAAAATTGGGTGGTTTTATTAAATGGACAACTCCTGATTGGATTGAAGAAGAGGTTGAAATTGAGGGTGAGGAGTGACGATGGAATCACATATATAATGGAGCAATGATGATTAATTCAGAAGTAATAAAGGAATTTGTTGAATCAAATCCAAAATTAGTTTCTAGAAAGGAAACTTCTATTCCTGGAGTTTATCTATTAAAATACACTAGGAAAGTATTTTACGATAATCTCTGGAATGAAATTCTTCAAGAATGTCGTGGAACTTTGGTTAATGAAAATTATAATGTTATTTCTAGGCCATTCACGAAAATTTTTAATCATTATGAAAATGGAACAACAATAGATCGGGACGAATACTGTACTGCTTACAGGAAGATAAATGGCTTCATGGCTGCGTTATCTATGCATAATGGCAAATTAATTATTTCCACTACCGGATCAACAAATTCCCCATTCGTAGAAATGGCTGAGGATATAATATACAGGAATTGTGATGATTATAGCATAATGAATTTTTTGGGTGAATATAAAACTGTTATTGTTGAAATTGTTCATCCAAATGATCCACATATAATTCCAGAAGAATATGGTATATATTTATTGGGTGCCAGATGGAATAAGTGGATCGCTGGACCAAATATATTCATTGGCGACCACATTTATTATGAGGATACAGCAAAATCCTTTGGTATGAAATACTGTGACCATATTGATGCTAGATTTTCGGATATTTGTTCACTGGCAAAAATCGCAAAGCATGAAGGATATGTTGTATATTCTCAGGGAAGTTGGAAAGCTTTGAAAATTAAATCTCCCTATTATCTGATGAAGAAGTTTCTTGCAAGAAAGAATGAGGAAAAATTAATTAAACTAATTGACAATCCTCATGAAATAAAGAAGATTGTTGATGAAGAGTATTATGGAGTTGTTGATCACATTTGTGCAAACAAACAAGAATTCGTTTCTATGAATGAACAAGAAAGATTAGATTATATTCGTTACACATTTGAAAAATAATTGCTTTACTTTAATTCATTCATATATTATAATAAAAATTAAATAGAGAGAAATATGGCGTTCTTTACTTCAGATCTTCATTTTGGTCATAAGAACATTATGAAATTCAATCCACATACTCGCCCTTATTCTTCCTTGGAGGATATGGATGAAAAGATGATTGAATCTTGGAATAAAGACGTTGCCCCAGGATCATTAGTGTATATTCTTGGTGACGTTTCATTCTATAAGCCAAAGAAGACTGTTGAAATTTTAAATAATTTGAATGGAAGTAAGATTCTCATTAAGGGAAATCATGATTCAAGCAATTTGAAGGATCAAGGTTTTCGTGATTGCTTTATCGAAATTCATGATTATTTTGAAGCCAAAATTGTTGATAGGTACATGTGTTTGTTTCATTTTCCTATATACGATTGGCATAAGATTCACCATGGTGCGTATCATCTTCATGGACATGTCCATGGGAAGCATCTTGGTATTGGTGGGAGAATTCTCGACGTTGGTTGGGATAACTTTGGTAGAGTGGTTTCATACGATGAGGTAGTTTACATACTCGATCAAAGTGAAGTTCGTGTTCATGGTGCAGGTAAAAATTAATTATTTAACATAGGAAACTTAAAATGCAAACTCGGCAATACAAACTTGAAAAGAACGTTCAAATTCCTTCTTTGACCAAAAAGAGGAAAGCCACAGGTCGTAAAAGTATTTATCCGTTTAAGACCATGCAAGTTAATGATTCTTTCTTCATCCCCTACGGTGGAGCAGAATCAAAAACTATTAAGACCAGGATTTATGCAGCTACATCCAATTGGAAGAAGGCTCATAAAAAGGATTTCAAGTTTTTCATTTTGGATATTCCCAAAGAAAATGGTATCCGTGTTTGGAGAATTAATTAAGAATGCAAGAATTGGTAATAATTCGTGGACTTCCTGGATCAGGTAAAAGCACTCTTGCAAGGGAACTTACAAATAAACTTGTATATGGTGAACGATCAATTCACCTTGAATCTGATATGTATTTCATGAGAGATAATGAATATAAATTCGAAGCGGAAAGGTTGCATAGTGCTCATCAGTGGTGTTTTGACAGGGTAAAAGTTCTACTAAAATTAGAATGGAAAGTGGTAGTTTCTAACACTTTTACAACTATTAAGGAACTCAAACCTTACTTTGAGCTTTCTAAAGAACTTGGGATTGTTCCACGAATTATTATCTGCAACAATAATTACGGTAGTATTCATAATGTTCCGGAGGAAACTCTTGGAAAAATGAAGAATAGGTTTCAATATGATATTTCGAGCTTGTTCGATTATCTGAAAGTCACGGAGGTGCCCAATGAAGCCTGCATGTAGGACAATATTTTATACTGTATATCCAAAGGATTATCACCCTGGAAAAGATCCTTATGCTTCTAGAGTTTCTTCACTCAAGAAAGCTAAGAAGATTGCGGTTAAATTTGGTAATGGTTCAACTATTGTTCGACTTATAACACTTCGTAATAAGCGTAAATATTGGCTTGGTGACTATATGGAAACTTTTATATATAAGGTGGCAAAATAATGCTTGAAAACGGTTCATTACATTTAAATGTAGACTCATCTGGGCCGCATGCTATAAGGATGCGTTTCTATTCAGATAATGGAAACTTAACAATAAGATCTAAAAAATTAGATCGCCATTGGATTCCTGAGGAGAGTGTAGATTTATTGGTTGATTATCTTACCGAAGTTGGCTTTATTGTTCAAGTTTGGGAGTATGATTTTGTTGCCATACATGAGCACGCTTATATTCACTTCGATAGAGACGAAGGTGAGCTTGCAGATGGTGATATAAGTTATATTACCGAGGAAATCCTCAATAAGTCAATGGAAGCTATTGATAAAGCCTCAGGAGGCCTCAAGAAATTACAATTTAAGTGGTTCACAGATACCCATGGAAATTACACAAATATAGTTGATCAGTCTGATGAAATCACCAAAGATTCAATGTATCCATATATTGAGGAAGGGTACATGAATTATATTAGAAGATTTATTAAGGCAAAAGCTTCTGTATTAATTCTAATCGGTGAACCAGGAACAGGTAAAACCAATTTTATAAGAAATATACTCTGGGAAATAAATAAAAAGGTATTTCTATCTTATTCCGACGATGTTCTTTCTTCCGAAGGAGTATTTTCAAGTTTCGTTTCTAATAAGGATGCTGGTTCTTTCGTTATTGAAGATGCGGATTTACTTCTAATGAAGAGACAGGATGGTAACCAACTAATGTCAAAATTCTTAAACATTGGTGATGGATTACTAAAACTTCATGGGAAGAAACTTATTTTCTCAACTAATCTTCCAACAGAAAGGGATATTGATTCTGCCATCATGAGACCAGGAAGATGTTTTGATGTTCTTAATTTTAGAAGACTTAATCTAAAAGAAAGTAATAGAGTATGTGAAGATTATGGATTACCTTTACTGGAGGATAATAAATTCTACACAATTGCTGAAATATTTAACCAATCAAAGCGTTCTGAAGTTAATAACAGTTTCGGTTTTATTAAAAAAGTTGTATAATGATCTATTTTATTAATAAGGAATGAATAAATGTTAGTTCAAGAAGTAAAGCAAAAATTGAATGGTTTTATAGCATCAAGAGATATAAATGGAATAAAAGAAGTTCAAGATGTATTAGTTTCAGAAAGAATGAGAATGGATAAGTTTTTCTCAGACTTTCTAGGAAATACTCCCATCTATGGTATGGAACCAGATAAAACCGATACACCACGATGGCGCATTTATAAATCAAATCTTAAGGAATATGATTCTATATCTTCCCTACTAAGCACTTGCAGTTATTACACAAAGTGGGTATGATATGTTCACCAATGCAAATGATTTTTCCCTCCACATAGAAACTTTAAAAGTCAATAAAGGTTTAACATACTTAGAAACAATTCTTGGTTATTGTGAAGAAAATTACATTGACCCAGAAGATGTTACTGATTTGATAAACAAATCTCTTAAGGAAAAAATAGCAGAAGAACATTTTCCCAAGAAAGTTTCATTGTAAAAATGGCAATAGGTGGATATGAAGCGTATAAATATTACGTTGCTATCACTGCTCATTTCACAAGTGAATCTTACGATATCTTCACCAAAAGAGGCCATACAAAAACAACTTTAGAAAAATTTCAAAATAGAAATGATCATAAAATTTTTGATGCTATTGGTAAGGATTTTACACTTCCTTTAGATATTGTAAGATTCTTTGTTTCAAATATTTCTATTAACGAAAATCAATTTCTTTATAACAGGGAAAGAGCTAATAGTAATTATAAGAAATGGATTGCTTATTTGGAAGCAATTTCATATAAGTTTATGGTTGACATTTCGGAAATAGAAAAATATTCCATAAAAAATAAAACGTTATTTCTAGAATCAGTGTGGAAATGTTATCTAAATAAATCTATAAACATTCAAACTATTCATATCATCAATGAACAGTCTGATATTTTTAGTGGATTAAGTGAAGCAACAAAATTAATACATCATTCAGATATTTTGAGAATAAAAAAATGTAAGGGATTTGTTAAGATCCCTAATTCAGTAAAAAGTTATTATTTAAATTTTAAGGAAAATTGGATTCAAAATTATGAAGCAACAATTTAAATTTAGAAAAGATTCTGAAGAATATGATCTAAATGATGAACTAAAGAAACACAAGAAAACAAAAAATATGAAACGTGTTCGTGATCAAGCAGTAAGAGAATCAAGATATCGTGAAAGAGATGAAGAATGGGATGAATATGGAGAAAGCTATTAATAAACCATCATTCATTACCAAACTTACAGGAGAAAATGCTATAGAATTTGAGCGTTGGGTTAAATATGGAGAACCGAACAAACTCTCGAAAGAAGCATTAATCAGAGGAAATGATCTCTTGAAGAAATACCAAGAATTAGGATATGCGGTTATTAAATTAGACGCTAAATAAATTATACAATTATAAAATAAAAGATTATAATTGTGTTTGTGAGAAATTACTTCGTGAAGTATGTGAGCAACATATATAAGAAATAAAGCAAATACTATTACACTAAAACATACTACTATTATACGAGGTAAAAGAAATGGATTTACAGCAATTAAGAAGCATGCGCAACAAAAAAACTCTCAGCGAAATTCAAGCACAAATCGCAAGTCAAAATACACAAAAAACTGAATCAAAGAAGGATGAAAGATTTTGGAACGTTGAACGTGATGCGGCCGGAAATGGTTCAGCAGTCATTCGTTTTCTTCCAAAGTTAGATGCAGATGAGCTTCATTGGGTAAGAATTTTCAAGCATAGTTTTAAAGGTCCTACCGGAAAGTGGTATATCGAGAATTCTCTTTCAACAATCGGGAAGCCTGATCCAGTTGGTGATAAGAATTCAGAATTATGGAATTCTGGTATTGAAGCAAATAAGAACATCGCAAGAAACCAAAAACGTAAATTAACATATGTTTGTAATGTGTTAGTTGTAAAAGATCCAAAACATCCAGAAAACGAAGGTCAAGTAAAATTATTTTCTTTCGGAAAGAAAATCTTTGATATGATTTCCGATAAGGTTAATCCTAAATTTGAAGATGATGAAGCTGTTGACGTATTTGGAATTGATGATGGTGTTAATTTCAGATTACGTGTAGTTGAAGGAGAAGGTGGTTGGCCAAATTATGATAAGTCTGATTTTGCTGCCCCATCTGTCCTTTGTGATGGTAACGAAGAAAGAATGCTTGAAGTTCTAAATTCAAGGCATTTACTTAGTGAGCTTATTTCTCCAGATAAATTCAAGTCTTATGAAGATTTAAAGAAGAGATTTGATTTTGTTATGAAGGGATCACCTTCAACAACTGCTTCTGAAGATGTTAATGAAGAGTTTGAATCAAAACCAGAACCAAAGAAATCTCCTGTTAAAGAAGAAAAACCAGTTGTAGCAAAGAAAGTTCAAAAAATTGAAGAAGAAGATGACGAAGATGATGAAGATATCTCTTACTTCAAGAAAAATGTAAAGAAAAGTAAAGAAGATTCAGCTCCATTTTAATAATTAAATTTACAAATTGAAGAAGAAAAGGTATAATATTATACCTTTTCTTTCTGGAGATATATTATGCGTAATTTGTATTCTGATAACAAAATTGATTTTTTTACTGGAGAGAATTTCTTTCTTTCCAATTTCTACCCTTGTCAAATTCCTTTCTTAGGATTAATGTATCCATCCGTTGAACATGCTTACCAAGCATCTAAGAGTCTTGAACCTGAAGTAAGAGAATCCATAAGAAATGCTGCCACTCCAGGAAAGGCCAAAAGGTTGGGTGGGAAAGTTGTTGTAAGACCAGATTGGAAAGAAATAAAATTGAAATTTATGTTTGAATTTGTTCAATATAAATTTCATATCCATGAATTAATGCGTTCACAATTGCTGGCAACTGAAGAAGCAGAAATTATAGAGGGAAATTACTGGGGTGATACCTTCTGGGGTGTTTGCGGTGGTAAGGGTGAAAATCATCTTGGAAAAATAATCATGAAAATCCGTGATGATCTCAGAGATCCAACATTTTTATACATTCCTTCTGATCAACTAGGTGTAATTGTACATTTATAAATTAAGATGTCTAACATATTTGTATTTGGTAGTAATCTGGCGGGAAGGCATGGTAAAGGAGCAGCACTATTTGCCTTGAATAATCATGGGGCAATATATGGTGTTGGAGTAGGAAAACAAGGAAATTCATACGCAATACCAACAAAAGATCAATACTTAAAAACTTTATCACTTGATTATATTGAACTCTATGTTAACCAATTTTTAGAATATGCAAATGAACGTCGAGAATTAACATTTAATATAACAAGAATTGGATGTGGCTTGGCGGGGTATAAAGATGAAGAAGTGGCACCATTATTTACAGCAGCACCAACAAATTGCGTTTTACCGATAGAGTGGGATTTTATTTAATAACAGGAGAAAGGAAGTAAATGGATAAGCAAGAAGCAAATAAAGTAATTGCAGAGAAACTCTCGCAAGCACAAGCATTAATTAGAGAATGTGAAGCAATCGCCGATGAAACTGGTGTAGGATTTTCTTGGAATTTAGCTTATGGGATGGGTGGTTGGTATAATCCTGATGATAGTGAAGCAAGAGTAAAATTCAGGAACGAACTTATTGAAAAGTTTATGTCAGAAGGTATGACGAGGGATGAAGCTATTGACCATATCGAAAGGGAAGAATTGGTTGAAGAAGAATTTGACTGGGCATCTTCCGAGTTTGGCTGGCAATCAAGCTCTTCTAGCTGCTAATTATTAATTAAAATTGGGAGTGTAATGCTCCCAATTTACTTTGGGAATTAATATGATTCATGAATTACAAATTTGGCCAGAATATTTTGATGCAGTTAAGGATGGTAGCAAAACTTTCGAAGTTCGTGAAAAGCGAGATAGAGTTTTCAAAGTTGGTGATTATCTTTATTTAAAATGTTATTCCCCGGAGCATGGTTATGATGGTAGGGAATTCGTAACAAAAGTTACATACACATTAGATGATCCTGCATTCTGTAAAGAAGGTTACATCATCATGGGATTAGGTTAATATGCCACCAGGACCAGTTAATGAAGATGGATTAGTGTTTGGAAGAATTTTTGCAGACTTTTTACATACTATTTATCAAACAGAAGTTGATGTAAAAACTACAGGAGAAAATAAAGAAGTGGAAGATAAAGAATGAAGTTATCAGATTTTATTAAGAAATTACAAAAACTTGAAGATGAAGGACATGGTGATAAAGAAGTTTATTATAGTCATGGAGCAAGTGGTGATTGTGGAGAACTTTCACATCCATCGGTAACTGATTATATTGATCCCCATACTGGACCATTTGATCTTGAAAGTGGTCAAGAATATATTTCAGTTTATGCTGGGAATTAACTATGAAAATAGCAATCTTAGGTAGTGAAGCACTAAGTTATCATACTGAACTTGAAAGAACTCCGAAGGATGTTGATATAGTCGGAGAGTATGACGATGTTGTTAATTACATAAGAAAAGTTTTTGATGGCCATAAATTTTCAATATATCCTATTGCCTCTGGTAAAAAGATTGTTGCCAAAACTGTTATTTCCGGTAAGGAAAAAATTATTGAAGCAGAAATAGCTTGGCCTGGATCAAGTGCGGAAAAATTATTTAATTTAATAAAGAATGATAGTTCCACAAAGGCAACTCCAACAGTGGCAGTCCCTTCCTTGAATATTCTTTATATGTTGAAGATGTCTCATAGATATTTGAAGAATGCTCCATCGTTTCTAAAAACCATGAAAGATATACGATTCATGAGGGAGATAGGTGCATTCATCCAAGAAAACCATCAGGAATTTTATGAAGGAAGGATGAAAGAAACATATAGTTATGCTCATCCAACTTTAAATAAAAATAAGCAAGAATTCTTTGCTGGTGATGGAGTCACATACGTGTATGAACATGATTCTATCCATGAATCAATGAAGCAAATGGATAGACCCGCATACACGTATTTTAAAGATGATCAAAAAGAAGTTTGGTGCAGTAAAGAAAAGTTCTTTGATTGTGATTTCGAAATTCGATTAAATGCTGTATTGGAAGAATCATTAGTGTTAGCATTAGAAAGATCACAAATTCCCTTCCCTAATGTTGATCCGGATAAGAGCTTCAAGAAAGCATTGGAAAAGGTTTGCACTAGCATAACATCAGGTTGGTTCAGAGAATTCGCCTGGGAGAATTATGACCAAGTTATGTATTTATATAAAATGTGTTGTAGAGATTATGTATCACAATTTTGGTCCGATGTTGAATCGGGAGTTGTTAGAAAATTATAGGAGAAAATTAAGTGCATCATAAATTAGCATCAGCAACTATGTTTCCACATAGTGTTTCACCACTTACATCAGGTTTTGTTATGGAGGCACCAGTAAAAAGAGAAACTCAGGGAGAAAGGCTCATTAAGGAGTTAACTCAAGCCACAGAACGCTTGAGTTATATTTCTAAGGAAGTAGAGGAAAAATACAGAGGAATAACTGCTCCTAAATTAGAAGATGGGAAATCCACCCAAGATAACGAACCTCAAGAAACATTAGATAATTTACTTTATTTCAGTAAAATGCAACAACAAATAAATTATCTTAACTCACACATGGAGAGGATTCAAAGCGTCCTGGAAAGATGCGAGCTATAATTAGGCAAAATACCTATTTCTAATATATCTATTAAAAGAAGTTTCAGGATTTCTTGGATCTGTTTTAATATGGTTATTAACAACAGAACTGTTATTATTGGTGGTTGGTGAATTTATAATAGTGGCAGTTTCTGTTGGTGCAACTCTATTTTTTAAAGTTGCATTTTCTTCTGCCTTTTTGTCAATGATTTCACTCAATTGAACGTTTTTTGCTTTATCTATTCTTACTTCTTGATCTGCAATATTTTTGGAAATTAGTGTTTCACTGCTTTCCTCTTTCCCAAGAAAGTTTGCTATTTTATCATCAATTACTTTTTTGGTTTCTTCTGGTAACATAGAGTAACCAGCATACCCAATTGCTCCTGCTGCAGTAGCTGCCAATGCTGCCTTGGAAAATACCAAGGATCCGATTGTCCCTGCAACTGTGGCTGCTTTTGGTGCAACCCATTTAATTAATCCTTTTGCTTTTTCTGCAATTGTTCCAGATTTCGCAACCGTAGCTCCGGCTGCACCTGCAGTGGCTGCTTTACTAGCTACATCACTTGCGGCTTTTCCTACCGCACCAACTCCCAGAAATTTAAGAATTGGGGAAAGAACTGCGCTGATTCCGGTAGTAAGCATTCCAACTATTCCAGTCATCTTACCAATTAGGAATCCACCAATTGTTCCAAGAATTCCTTTTAGCCACCCTCCCAATATAGATTCTTTTTTCTCTACAACTGGTTCTGGATCATCATTCTCAAGAGCTTCTCTTATGGCCTCTATGTTATCAACAATTGCTTTCTGAGCTTCTAATATTCCCTCTTGTATTCTATCTCGCTCATTAGCAGCTTCTTTATTTAAATTTGCCTCTTGAGGAGCATCATCTTTATTACCATACTTTCTTTCAGCAAAGACCGGTGCATTCTTTCCGAATTTCTTATCCTGCTTCTTGAGTTCTTGTTCAGCTTCCCTGGCAGCTTCTTTGATACCATCTATAATGCCTTCTTTGATGGCTTCATTCATCTCATCTTTAATTTTGCCATAAAGCCGATTATCTGAAGCTACCAATTTTGCAGCCTCTGAATCTCTTTGTTTAAATAATCCAGTTCTACCTATTTGTTTTTCTGTAAACCCAGATTTCTGTAGTCTATCTATTTCTGCTTGAATTTCATTTAGACGTTTCTGGATTTTTTGCTGTACATCAAACTTTTTACCAAAGATTTCTCTATTCTCCTTGGTGTTCAACATTTGAGGATTTACTTTCAATTGATCAGAAATAAATTGATTCTTTACTTCACGCCTTTCAAGTAATTTATCAAACATACCTTCTGATCCTTTAGATATAATTCCAAAGGTATCAAGAGTATTTCGAAGAGTACCAAATTTCCCTTTTAATGTTCTTCTACCGAATATGTTTTCCCTTAATGATTGGCCAAAGGTGTTAAATACTTTCCTGTTAGAAGATATCTCAGAAATGGTATTACCCAATCCACTTTGGGGTAGAATATTTTTAGCAAACGCAAGGATGCTCTTGTTCAAACCTTCAAGATTTTTATTTAATTTTTCGGTTTGTTTCTCTGCGTTCGATCCTCTTAACCGATCGAACAGAATGGAGAAGTCTGACAAGTTTCCAAGTGTATTGCTATTTTGATCAGCCATTTTGCCTTGATTGCCTTTCTTTTTCTAAGTTTTCAAGAAGTAATCCAACGTAGATTTCTTTCTCGAAAGGGATTAAATTATCTAACTCTTCAAGAGCATAATTTTGATGTTTCTTCAAGGTAAAGTTTAATTTATAATAATTAAGTAAATCCGAAGAAGAAAGGCATATTAAAAAAAATTCTGAATTCCTTCTATCTTTCTGGTATTATCTTCCCCACATTTTGGGCAAGTGTGTTTTATTTCAAATTCTAACTTGGGCATTGTCTTAAAAAATTTCTCTATATTAGACAATTGCGCTTTATTTAAATTTTCAATCCAATTAACGAGTTCTTCTTTAGTTTGGTCTTTGGAATAATGAATTTTATCCGCATCATAAATGTAATCAATACAATCTATAATTGCATCAAATCCTAATTCTTCATTAAGTATGTTTCCATCTTTCGGTAAACTATTTAAAATATCTATCTTTGGATACTTCATCACAATCCCAACATTATCAAACAGTGGAATCTTTTTAGTGTGTTCTTGGTTCTTTGTGACTTCTATATTAGAAACATCTACCTTTATATGAGAAACATCTTTACAGTTTTTGCAAGTGATAACTAATTCTGCAATTTCACCAATAGATTTTGATCTGAGCTTTGTTAAAATATATTCCAAATCAAAAACAGCTAAAGTTTCAACATCAACTTTATTAAATGTGCAGTCTGTAATAACTTTCTTTAATGTTTCCACCATGAAACCAATATCTTCGCTTTGTTCGGCAAGTAATAATGATTTTTCTTCCTTCACCAGAAATGGTCGAAACTTGAGCTTTTTTTCTGTAGATGGAACTATTAATGTATATATGGGTGAGCTTTGAATAGGTAATGCCATGTTTTCCTCAATCGTTAAGAATTATCATTACTATTTATATTATCACCCAATCCCTTGATAAAATTAGATAGATCTTTCGTAGTTCCAACAAAGACATTGTTTTGTTGATTCTGAACAATTTGTCCTTTTTCCTTCTCAGGTTTTATTCTGTTTCTTTTTTCATGTAACTCCATCAGGGAACTATTTATTTCCTGGACATTCTTCATCAAGGCAGTGAACGCCTCTATTGATCTTGCAGATTCATCTGATCTTGCAACATTAAATGCAAAATCAATTCCTTTCATCCCATATTCAATAATCGTGTGAATATTTCTTCTTGTCTTTTCGTAATCATATTCTTCATCATTGTTATCTGGAGGGATAACCTCTCCAGAAGGAGTAATTACATCATGTTCTTTGATTACTTCAACATCAAAAACCTCTGATAATTTTTTATCTATCTTCATATGGTTGGTTGTATCTTGGTTTTCTGTATTCACCGGAATAATATCTGTTCTGGTAGTCATTACTATTTCCTAATCTAATTTTTTCCATAGTTCTTCCCCAGGCAGCAATTCCAATTATAGAACCAAAGGATATATGAATTATCCCTGATCCTTGCAATGTAAGAGGAACCCATTGGCTAATTGGTTGACCTAATCCATATTGAAACCATGAGAATATTACTGGAGAAATTATAAAATCAAATAGGCATAGAACAATGTATGTCCAAGCAGCAATAGGACGCCATTTGCAATTTACCCAATGTTCATAATTTCCATTGCTGTTTTTATCTTCTTGCATCTAGTAACCTATTCCGGTATATCTTCCTTGAGTTTCGGCCTGGTATAATGGGAAATTGTTAACATAAAGAGGAGGAACTATACTCACTAATCCACTTTCCACTTCACTTCGTTCTACATACATTATTTTTGTTGCTGTAATGTTCCAGTATTTGAATACAAAATTTACATTCAATTTCATTATGTCTTTGTTTGAATAATCAAGACTTATTGGAGAAACTGACTTTGGATAAGCTTCATGCAATTCCATTCTATAATTTGGCCTATTCCTTATATCAAATGTAATTATGGAAATCTTGGTTGTATAATCATCATAATACGAGAAATCTCTTGTGTTAAAATTCTGAATTAAATTTGTCCATTCATCGAATAATGCTTTCACCATCATGCCATTATCGACATAAAATGATAATGGTAAACTATCGAATAGTCTTTCGTAGGGAGCTTCTCTTGTTTCACCAAAAGACCTGTTAGGAGTAGTTGCTATATTAATTCCTGGTAAAATGGTAGCGTCACAAAATAGTAATATTGTTTGCATTTGTGAAGCAAACATAAATGTTGCAAGTAATTTCGGAGGAAGTGTTATTTCCACAGCAAATCTGCTTGGTCTTGCTAATCCTGCAACTTTAACAGAAGCAATGAAATCTCTCAATCTATCCATAAATGGAATCTCTCCAAACAACAGATTCTGATTGTTTTTGAAATCTAGCAACAGGCATCATTAGTGCGCTTACCCATTGAGTTGCTGGAACTCTACCAAATTCTGACCTAACATGGTTACTAAGGTATCTCTTCACGCAAGGTTCAGCCAGTTTATGCCTTGACATTCCCTGAATCAGTTCCCAAGAAATTTTCATTCTTGTTCTTTCGGTGATGAATTTATTCATGAAATTTTTTTGCAGAGCAGCCAATAAATCGAATCTTTGTCTATATGGAAGGTAATGCATATTCAATCCGATAAATCCATCTGGCAATTTTCTAAAAGGAAATACCATTGGAAATTTATCATAATATGGTAATGTCTTCTTATGTTTGGGATCATAGAAAAACATATACAATCCACCAGGAAGAACATAGGGATTTAATTCGATTGCTGGATCTTTAATTAATTTGTTTGGTGTAACACCTCTGGATTTTTTCTTTGCCAATCTTCTGACTTCTTGATTGAACCACATCAATGATTGATGTTGAACATCCTTTAATTGGTAAGGATTTTTATCCAGTATTGATTGAAATGTAGATAATTTAGCCATATAATTATTTAGTATTTTAATTTACTTTAATAGAAAATAGATGTATAATTACTTATAAATTAACCAAGGAGTTCAAATGTATATTCCTAATGTTGGCGCAATTCCTGATGAAGTAATTGCGGATATGAAAGAAATTCTAAAGGAAGAAAACAGTAACGGTAATAATTTTGTTAGAGCAATAAAACATGTGCGAGAATGTTGCCAACTTAGTTTAGCGGAAGCTAAAATCGTCGCCGAAGATGTATTGCGAAGCCTTCAAATCGAACATATTGAAAATGAAGCTCAAATAATTGCCATTTTTCTTTGTGGGATCGATGTTGTTAAGAATTGCTTACCAAACTTTCCTTACGTTTCTAAGTTTGAGATTAAAGAAATTTCTCCAGGGAAGATGACCCGCGTATGCGGGAAGGTAAGTGAAGTCATGAAAGTGATTTCATCCATGGCTGCAAATAATCATTATGATTTATATAAAGTGGAAACTCTTTAAATATCACTTTACTTTATTTAAAATTTGATATATAATTATTCTTAAGTTGGTTATATTATTTAACTTTTCGTGAGGGTAAAATGAAGGAAAAAGTGATCAGCAGAATCCGCAAGATGTTGGCTATTGCCAATGATGCTTCTGCTTCAGAAGGGGAACGCGAAAATGCCTTGAGAATGGCCTACTCAACAATGGCAAAATATAATCTGGATATCGCGGAAACTAATGTAGCGGATGAGGTTCGAATGATCGAATCTGATGTGCGAGCATCTAATCCCTGGTCTAGGACCATAATGATGGTTGTGTCCGAGCTCTTCTTCTGCAATTATTTCTTCGTCCGGGGCTGGTCTGGCAATAAAGACCGTCATTACTTCGTTGGATTGAAGTCTAACGCTGAAACGGCCAAAGAAATGGCGTTCTTCGTGGTCAATAGTGTAAGTAAAGAATCCAACAAACTTCGGCAGGGAGCCGCAGCGGCCAGATCTTTCTGCGAAGGCGCAACTACTGCTATCGTTATCAGATGCGCTTCTCTGAGGAGGCAAGCTGAAAAACAAAACAATGATGAATCCACAGGAACGAGTGTGGTTCTCGCTTCACTCTATGAGAAAGAACGTGAAGAAAACGAGAAATTTCTTGCTGCCCAAGGTATAAATGTAAAAACAGGCACAAGAAAAGTTAGTGGTATTGAGTCAAACGCTTATAATTCAGGAATGGTTTACGGAGCTAAAGTTCAATTGAATCGGCAAGTTAAATAAGGAGAACGGTTTCATGCCAAATGTAGAGAACATCAAGAAAGCAATCGCAGTCATGGAACGAGTGAAGGTTAATGAAGAAAAATTGAATCGAAGATTATTCGATATGCGCTGGTTCAGATATACTGGTCCGAATACCGATGAAAGTGTGGCACACATTTATGAATATGAAGAAATTCCAAAAATAGAAAAGGATGTTATTCATCAATGTGGAACTACTTGTTGCTTTGCTGGTTGGATAGCGGTGGCTCCAGAATTTCATGATGAAATTTTTTGTGATGAAACTGGATTCCCCCAAATACTTGGAAGTGAAGAAGAATACCAATATCCTGAAAAAGTAATTTCAGGATTATTAGACATAACAGTCGACAATGCGAATAGATTAATATACGGTTGGTTTTTCTATGAAAAAGATAGCCATATACCAAAATCCATTGATTCAATTACTATCGACGATGTAATTGAAAGATTAAACTCGTTTATTAAGGAATAAAAATGACCAGATGTTTGATGGCTGCACTAAACACTTTGAATTCCAACAACAAAACCATGTTCTTTGCCAGATTATTGGGTAAAAGAATAAAGGTTGATGATCAAGTAACGAAGCGACCAATCAAACTTATTTCCTGGCGCGGAAAGGAATATTTAATCTAATGAATACTATTAAGCAATTCGAGAAGAATACCACAGGAAGCGACTACATAGTTGGAGATATTCACGGATGTTTCTCCAAACTTGATGATCAGTTGTATAAACTTGGATTCAACAAGAAGAAAGATAGACTATTCAGTGTTGGTGATCTTGTTGATCGTGGAACAGATTCTGAACGTTGCATTTCGTTTCTAGAAAAACCATGGTTCCATGCTGTTCGCGGTAACCATGAGCAAATGGCAATTGAATATTTTGGTGGGAATTGGCCAAAGAATAACTACATAGTCAACGGTGGTGAATGGTTCGTGGATATGTTGATAGGTGATCAAGCAAAGTATGTGGAAATGTTCGATCAGCTACCATATCTAATTGAAGTGGAAACAGATGCAGGATTAATTGGAATTGTTCATGCTGAATGCCCAGTTAATGATTGGGAAGAACTGAAATACTTGGTGAATGAAGGAAACGATTATAACCATGAAAGCTATAGAAACGATTGTATCTGGAGTAGATCAAGAGTTACGGTTGGTGACTGCACAATAATCAAAAACATTCATGAAATTTACGTTGGACATACACCAATGAGATCGGTAACCAAGGCTGGCAACACAAATTATATTGATACAGGAGCAGTTTTCGGAAATAAATTAACCATTGTAAAAATACAATGACAACAGAAAATTATACTGATGTAAAGGTATATCTAGATAAATTTTCCAATGGAGAAGTAATAGAGTATTATGGAGTAAGAAGATATCCTTGCGCACCAATTAGAGTTTGGTATCAGGCAACGTTTATAGGGAAATGGTCAATTGATCAGGTTGTTGTAAAGGTGAAGTATGATGATGAGCCGAAAATAGTTCATCATAGTGATATTAGAAAATTAACTTAGGAGGAAGTCAACTTTAAAGGAGAAACTATCATGATAAAAAAATTATTTTTTGCTTTTATTTTCGCAATTTCTTTCAATGTTTCTGCAGCAAGTGTAGAACAAGAAAAAGAGAGACTTCTAATGGATATGGCACAATCCATAGAAGAGAATACTAGATATTACTTTTACTATGGACCATTCAGTAAAAAATGTTACTCAAGATTGAATGCTGAATTCGTTGTGTATAAGAGTGGTGAAATTCATGTCGTCATGGTTGATTCAAATACCGGTGATGAAACTACTGATGTACAAATTATAGAAACTATCAGATCTGGAATAAAACCTTATCGAGAAAAGATTCAAATTTTATTTGGTGAGGTTACATTCACAGTTCCTATGTCATTCTATAATTATGATACGGAAATTCCAATAGCTAATCAACCAATGTGTACTACTACAGAAGCGGAGAGTAATTATGAAAGTATATAGGGATAAGGTATTTTGGTTTATTATTTCAGTTGTATTAGTTTTGTTACAAATTATGTGTATCGTTATGGGTAAAAATCCACCACCCGAACTTTCCATTTTATTTTTTATTACTATCGGTGTTCTGACAATATTAAGTCGTCTCGATTTTTTATTGGAAGATAAAATTACAAAGATTAATGAAGAAACAATAAGGAAATAATATGAAATTGTGGTTATGGCAAAAGTTATGGAAACCAATTGGAAGTGGAGTTGTTTTTTATGAATTTGCAGAAAAAGAAGATAATGAAGGATTTTCAGCAACACCTGGAGAAGGTCATTATGCCTCAGGTTGGCAATGGTTGTGCCCAAAGCCAAATTTAGTGTTAGTTGATCCAAAGTATACTCCTTTCCATGTTTATGGGGTACCTCCATCCATTGTTACTAAAGAATACGAGTTATACTAATGAATAACTGTAAAGATTGTCGGTATTGGGTTGGAATGGTGGAAAATCGTATGACCAATGGATTCTGTCATAGATACCCACCAAATCATGAAGGACTTTGGGCTCGTGTTACTTCAAATCAGTGGTGTGGTGAATATGATATGGATAATAAAACAAGGCAAAGACTTTATGAAGAATTCAGTCAGAAATGCCCTCCTGTGAAATGAGAGAAGAATATGGAAGGAAGTGATTTTGTTAGAAATGACACAAGCCTTGGGTCGCATGAACCAAGAAAAGAATATGATGATATTGACGCATTTCAAGCATATGAATATGTAAGAAGTGGTCAGTGGAATTACTATAAGTTTTTGGCATGGCACCAGCATAAAGTCCTTTACTATATTTAAAATATAAACTATACTAATACTATGATTACTGTGAAAGCTGCTGAGTTTTTGGTAAGATATAGAGTGTGGAATATGAGCGAGTTTAAGACTTGGGCTCAAGAATGGTGTGGAGTTCATAAACTTCCTTACCACGAAGATAATTTTGAAATGTTATATTCACACTATAGGAGTAAACTCTATGAAGAAGTTAAGAGTAATTTATGATCCGGAGTTTGGTGCTGCTGTTCCTGATGGTCAAGTGAAGGATTATGTTAACAGATTAATTTCAACTTGTTACAAGTTGCGCAATGGAATCACAATATCGATTGGTTGTGAATCAATAATCTTTCAACTTCGAATCGCAGTTAAGCAAGGTACAGTTCCTAGTGACATGCAAATAATCATCGTTTGGGAAGGTGTAGAGTATCCTGTTGGTCCAGATGGGATGTTCCATACTGCAGATTTGGATGGTGTGGTTGGAAAAAGGTTCTGTGACTTTCAACTAACTCAGATGGGAGAACTATTTTAAGTGGATCATACTGAAAAAATTGACGTATCTCTACTCAGTGATATTATGCTAGATTATTGGGTAGCAAAGGCAGAAGGGTATGAAACTGAACCATTCAAAAATGGCTTCCGGTTGCGTCGCGATGGAGATGTTGTCGGATTCATTGAGGAGAAATACACAACGACCCTCTGGAATTACTCACCATCTACCTACTGGTCACTGGGTGGACCGATTATTGAGCGGGAGGATATTTGGGTGCGGAGCTGTAGCAGCATGGCACCGGCAGTTGCGTATTTAAATACAGATCCAGAACGTAAATTTTATGCGCAACTGTTTAATGGGGTTAGTTATGCCGCTTGGGGACCTACTTATCTCATAGCTGCCATGCGCTGTTACGTTGCTTATAAGTTCGGTGATAAAATCAAGAATGTTCATACGAAAGTTACTTCTACATAATCTAATGAACGAATTATTCTAAGGAGAAATATGTCAACTAGATCAGTGATTGCAGCAAAATTTCGAGATGGTACGTATCGTTCCGTATATTGTCATTTTGATGGTTATATAATGGGAGGTGTTGGTGAAAAATTATACACAAGTTATAATACTCAAGAACAAGTTGAAGAATTAATATTACATGGTGATATTTCTTCACTTGAAGATGATTTATCTACATCCGAATTTTTTCATCGGGATCGCGGAGAAGCAATACGCATACGTAATGGTAAAAATGTTCGTGAGGCAATTGGAAGACAATGTGGTCAAGAATATAACTATTATTGGAATGGTGAAAAGTGGTTAGTTTCTGGAGCAATTCGGTATTTCAGTCTTGATGCATTTATTCCTTTAGATGAAGCCATTAAAAAAGATGCTTCTCAGTGATGATTATAAACTCATAACCTTTCTTGGAAGCAAATTTCTTGGCAGCTTCCCATTTGGCAGAATTCACAGCATACGTTTTGACTTCTGCTAAGAAAGTTTTCTCCCTCTTATTTCCTTTAATCGGTGGAACAGTTTGTGAATTTGGTTTGACTTCTACCAGATATTTCTTTATCGTTCCATCCTTCTTTCTAACACAAATTGCAAAGTCAAGAAAATATCTATGTGGTTTTTCGTCGACTGGTGAGATATAGGGAATAATGATTTCTTCACTGCACCAACTCAGCACATTAACATTAGAATCACACCAATTCATGAATTTGGTTTCCCAGGAGGATCTAGAAACAATGTTTGTTGGATCACCCTTATATTTCTGTGGATAATTCGGTTTCCATATTCTTGGTTTCGGGTAACCTGCCATTATCTAATTTCCTTTACTTTATTTAATATTTATAGTATACTGATCTTAAGTGGTTAATCCTTAGGAGAAATGAAATGGCAAAATGGATTGGAGGCACTCCGGAAAATTGTGACACTTGCGGAAGCAACATCATTAACGTGTTTTATGATGCAAAGACTGAATACGGTGCTTGGGGTCATCTTTGCCCAAGCTGCCACCATTTTGGACCAGGAATAGGTAAACTTGGTTCTGGATACGGTCAAGAATATAAGAAGCAACCCGATGGGAATTTCGTTAAAACTGCTGGATAGGGAATATTCTTACTAGGAGATATATCATGGCAAAATGGTATTATAGACTTGAATTAATTGATTTATGGAAACAACACAAAGAACTTGGACCACAAAAACTGGCACAGGAAGTTGCCAAAAGCCTGGATGCATTAGTGATAGATAACGAATATCACGAAACCCAAAAGAAAACTTTGGTGAGAGAATTTCTATTATTCTCAAAAGACAACAGTGTAGATTTCGATGACTTTGATGAAGTTCTTGAAGAACTCTATCAATGGGCTGATCAGTTATATGAACAAGGTAGGCTCTGCTGGGTTAAAACTTTTTAAGGAAAATGATATGCCAACGAAAGAGAAAACTGCTTATGAACTGGGATGGAACCACAGACTTGGTCTCAACCCTGATATTCCAGAACTTGGTATTATTGAAATGGAAGAATTTCTCAGAGGCTATCGTGACTGTAATATCCTCTGCTACGAAGAAGTCACTAAGGCTATGAAAGAACATCGTAGCCCGAAGTATCCACAACCAAAGTAAGGAGAATAAATGAAAGTCTCAGAACTCATAGAGGAACTTAAGAAAATGCCTCAAGATTCAGAGGTAATGAAGTCTAATTCAGAAGGATGTTATGATTGTAATCCTGGTAGCTTACCTTCTTATCGAGATATATATCATGTTCAATACATGGAAACTGGTGAGTATCCTAATCTGGATATCGAGAAAGTAGTAGTTCTCTAGGAGATAAAATGAGAAACAATCTTAACTAGGAGTAAATCATTGAATGTAAAAGAACTTTACGAAGAACTCGGAAAACAAATTGAACAAGGCAATGAAGATATGAAGGTTAAAGTGGAGAATAGAGACTCAGAAATCTTTAACGATATCGATCAAGTGGTGGCCTGTTATGGGTTCGTTGAATTAACCATCGAGAAGTAACCATGAAATTATATGAATGTGAAGTTACGATTTCTCGAGGATATATAGATGGTGATGGATATCCTTCATCTAGAGAAACAACAGAAATATTGAGTTACCATTCTTTGGAAAGACTTTATAAAGAATTGGCAAATCTAAAAAAGCTTGAACGACCCAAGGATAATTTCGGTGATAGCGTTACCGTTTATTTTGAAAACATAAGAGAAATGCAGGTTATTTCAGAATCTGAAGTTGATCTCAATGTTTTGCATGAAACAGAAGTATGGAAGAAATTTCAAAAAGATCTGGAAGAAAAGAAGAAGCGAGATGCAGAACGATTAGTTCGCGAAGCTGAGGAATTGGAAAGAATCAAAGAAGAAAAAGAAAAAGAAGAATTAAAAAGGTTAATGGAAAAATACGGTAAATAACGCTTTACTTTATTTAAAATTTAGATTATAATTATTCCTAAGTTGGTTAATTACTTAGGCGGAATAAATGAACGCAAAAGACACTTACAAAGTTACAAGTTACCGCGATTATGAAATCGCTCAGGTTGATCACGGCACTCGGTATTTCCGCTGGTATTGGCAAGCGAATATCTATTCATTCTTGCTACACCATCTTTTCGGGTATAGCTGCAACACCTGGAAGAGAAGTCGTATAAATCTAACAAACGGAGAAATGAAATGAATCTAGAAGAACTTGTTGCATTGCAAGGGAAACAAATCAAATTATTGACCGGTATAGTTAAGAGGCAGAGAGACCACTTGGTTAAGCTTTCACAAAAAGATGATCCATATCATTATGGTTTTGATGGTATGGATGAGGAAATTAATACTTTAAATTTTCTTATCAAGGAATGAAGATGGCAACAATGACTTTTCAAGAATGGATGCGTCAGCAGACAGAGAATCAGTTACAGTATGAAGGCAATCACAATCCAGACTATTTTGACGTGAGGGACAGGATTAACACATTCGAACCATATGAATTGGTAACCTCCATAAGTGAATATCTGGAATTTTTAAATCAGGAGAAATAAAATGAATAAACATATTTTGGCAATAACTGCTGCAAAGAATTATCGTAAGTGGGGTCGTTGGGCCGCGTTCAAATTTATCACGAAGAATGAAGTTCCTCTAGAACTGTATTATACTGCTTTGAGGTTTGAAACAAGAAGGAAAGTAAACTTACAATTAAATTAAGGAAAAATCATAATGCCAAATGTAGAGAACATCAAGAAAGCAATCGCAGTCATGGAACGAGTGAAGAGCTACGAGGAACTCCATGGAAGAAAATTTCTTAATATGTTGTACTTTCAGAGGAATACTGATAACATCTATAAAAGTACTAGACGAACGGAGGAGGAAGTCACCAAAGAAGATTGTGGAACTGTTTGCTGTCTAGCTGGTTGGATGGCGATATCTCCGGAATTTCGCGATCAAATACAGCCAAACTCTTATGGAGGTCCCGAATTTAATAATCAGGTGTTTAGGAATGAAACTCCAGCATCAGTTATTGCTCATCTTTTTGAGATAGAAAAATATCTAGCATACGCTCTTATACATCCACATTCACAATTCCATCCATCATCCGTATGGAATGTTACCGAAGAACAAGCTGAAAAAATCACACCTGATCAAGTAATAGAAAAATTAAAAGCACTTCTGGATTAGTAATTGACCGTGGAAATACTAAATAGTTATAACACATCTTTTAGTATTTCCAATGGCCAAAGACATCAATGCGCTTGATTACGTCAGTATGGGGAGAATATCCCCAAATGACTTTCAGAAAGCAAAATATACCGTAACTGATTATTGTTATCCAAGTGATTTGCTTGGAAAAGAAGATAATGCACCAAACAGTCAATACGGGAACAATTATGTAATCTTCTTCATTAATGTTTCAGAAGATTCTAAGATAGTAAAATCCATCCATACCCCAACTCCCATCAGCAATGAAAATGTTTCACCAAGACAAACTGCTGACATTATCGGAAGAAATACCGATAATAATGTAACCAAAACCAGCACCGCAGGAGCAGCAGTTGCAGTAGGTGCTCTTTCGGATGTTGCTATCGCGACGCTGGGAATTCCCATAGGAAGTGTAGGAACCAAGGGAGGTTTGATAGCTGGGGGAGCTTTATTAGCTACCGGAGATAAAATTGGCTCGTTCACTCGTCCTCAGAAACGTCTACAGACCGCTATCGCTCTACATGTTCCCAATCAACTAAGCATTAGGTATGGACTCAACTGGGATGAGGAAGATACTTCTCTTTTCAGCTATGCCACAACCGGAGCAGCTGAAATAGCAAAGATGGTGGATTCTTTCAAAAATATTCGTTCAGATGATTTCAGAAAGTTCGGCTCCTTGGCTCAAGATATTCTTTCGGCCAACGTTATGCGAGCATCTTCTGGAGTATCAGCCTCAACAGGATTAGCAGCTAATCCTCTGAAAGAACAAATATTCAATGGAGTTAATTTCAGAACTTTCCAAATGGATTATCAGTTCTTTCCAAGAAATCCTAAAGAGGCTGATAATGTGTTGAGAATTATTCAACAATTTAAGTATCATGCCCATCCGGAATTCAAGGATAAAAATAATTTTATATACATTTATCCATCAGAATTTGATATTGCCTATTACAGAGGAAATGAGGAGAACAAGGCGATACACAGACACACCAGCTGTGTATTACAATCTATCACTGTAAATTACACTCCCAATGGAATCTTTAACACGTTTGAAAATGGAATTCCAACACAAATAAATATCAGTTTAGACTTTGTTGAATTGGCAAGATTAACTAAAGACGAAATTCGCGAAGGATTCTAATGTATTTTATTAACTTTCCCAGCATCTATTATCCTTTCAACATCAATGGAAAGGAAGAAATAAAGGTAGTAAAAGATATTACCAGGAATGTTAGAGTTATAAAAGAAATTGCTTCTAAGATAACCCTTTTTGAACTCTATGATATTATGGATGGGGATACACCAGAAATCATATCCGAGAAGTTCTATGGGACTCCTCTATATCATTGGGCATTGATGATCATCAATGCCAGATATGATTATATATCCGATTTTCCTCTAAGCCAACCAGCACTGGATCTATTTGTTACCCAGAAATATGGTGAAGGCCACGAGAATGATGTTCACCACTGGATTGATTTGAACGGATATATTTGCTCCTCTGATATTTCCGGAGCAACTTCTGTTTCTAATACAGATTACGAAGAAAGTGTTAATGAGTCCAAGAGAACACTAAAGATAGTGTCTCCAGAACTCATGTCACAACTTGTTGATGAATTTCAGCGAGTTATTTAATCTTCACCCTCATCTTTAATTTCCTTGATTTGATCCCAAGGAATTCTGCAAACAACCCTTAATTCCACCATCCAGAACTTTGCGATAGTTTGACCGTAACTTAAAGCGGATTCAAATCTATCGAAACTTTTCGAGATTCTCCCACTTTTTTCAAACACTGTAACAACAGTGTAAGGCTTTGTTACCCCATCTTCAATAAGAATAAAAGCTACTGGATCTGAATGTTCAATCATATTTACCTCCTCTTTGTTATGAAATTATTTCTAATTCTTCTTTATTCCTCTATTCCTTGGTTAAATTCAAGTTCCGAAATCATCGAATCTACTTTCTCGAAAGGATTATTCCATGATCTATCTACTTCGGTTTGTAAGTCAACAACATTCTTTAATTCATGAACAGTCTTGATCAACATCGAAATTTGACTATTTTGAAACTCAACTTGTTTCCGTAATTCATGAATTATAAATAAAGTATTGCTCATTTCTTTCTCCTAGTAATTAATTAATCTAGGAATAATTATAATATAAACTTTAAATAAAGTAAAGCATTAATCTTCTAATCCTTCACATTCCTTTTCAAGTTTCTTTACTTTATAAAATTCTTCTTCATATTCTTTTCTAGCAAGAGCTAATTTGTAGATTGTTGTTCTTATCTTCAACACTGAGCTTACCATATTAGTCCTAGCTAATATTAATTCAGTCAGTTTATTCTTTTCTTCTTTCGTCTTATCATCATGATAAATTTTTATTGCTCTATCTGTTGCTTCTTTTAAATCTTTACAATCTAAGGTGTTGCAGAGGACTACATGCTTGCCGTCTACGAAGGCATTCCATGTGTGCTGTTCAATGTTAAGAGAGTAGTTATGATAGACGTATCCAATCTTAGCCATACTTTACCTCCTTATTTTTGTTGGGGTAATAAGTATACCTTAAAAATATTTCTACACAAAACCTTTACTTTAAATAAAATTTAATGTATACTGATCTTAAGTTAATCAAACGGAGTAAAAAAATGTTATTTCTTCATTTAGCTGGAATCTTCGAGCATACCACCAAATCCAGAGTATTAGTTTGGCAACGTTCAGTTGCTGGTTACGATTACGAAATGGAATATCAACAAACTGGATACAAAATACGGGTTGCCGATTCTTTCGATAACATTAAAGAGCGCCTCGAAGGTGATGGCTACGTGACAATGCAATATACCGATATCAAGGGGTAAAAATGAAATCTCAAGCCGAACATACTCTCAACAATACATACGGCGTTGGTGTTGTGTCTGCTCCTGCCTACTCGGTTTACTGGGCACTTGACGCGATTCAAGATATTGAGCAAGCCAAGAAAGAACTCAAATGGATCAACGATTTGAGGAAACGTCATGGCGTAATTCCGGTTACCTTTCCCTACGGGCATAGATTGTTCTAGGAGTAAACGAAATAATGAGAACCGAGAAGATGGTGCGTGGTGTCAGCCACTGGGTGAAGATAACTCGCAAAGAGAACAAAGACTTTAGTCTTGCCTGGGGATGTAACGGGGATTTCAAGGCGGCTGAAATTAGATACTGGCCAGCGAAGCATATGCCAACTTGGAAAGATGCTGTGGCTCAAGCCGAACAGATGATTGAAGACTGGAAATAGGAAGTAAATAAAAGATAAATCACATATAACAGATAGGAGGATGAGTATGGATGATGATATGTTATTCAATCTAAGACAAAATCACCAAGATTTCTACCAAAGGGAGATTGATGATTCCATCTACACTATTAAACGGGAATTGGAAAAGATCCGAAGAAACGGAAATTTCATAAACGATCCTTCCACTACAACAAGATTAATTAATTCTGTGACTTTGGCATTGAGAAGGTACGAGAACCAAAAATGAACATATATGCCTTTATAGATCTGATACTCCATATACAAAGAGATCATAATCCAAACGTAAGTACTCCGTTCCGAGTTGTTAATGATGTATCGCCATTATATAACGTGGCCACCGATGAAATAATTGCGGTCACGTTTGTTGGGTTTGACTGGGGAGAAACTACGATAACAAAATTTCATTGTAGGAGTAACGAAACTTTATTTGATAAATGTATGGAATTTCTTGACTCACCAATAGATTAAATAATCCTTTATTTTAAATAAGGTTTAATGTATACTGATCTTAAGTTAATCAAATGGAACTATAGATGCCATCATACTCTTACAGAGGCTACACAATTACCAAAGGATCCAAGAAAATGTATTTCATTTCATACAGTGGAGTTGCTCTTGGGCATGAAAAGAGTTTCCTCAAGGCTGTGAAACTCATTAAAGTAATTACTTCACCATAGGGAGGTTTATGGATATACATAAAATTAGAAGTTGGTTAGTCAATGCTTACGTGCTATCTTTGATTGAGATGGAAAACATCCGAATCAAAGGTGATAATGAAGCTGAATGCGAGAAATATAAAATTATTTCATCCGAATTCGGAATATTGACCACTGTTTTGGAATATAAAGTGGCATGGGAATTACTTGCTTATTGGAAGAGTAACGGAGAAGTTTATATTCTAGAATCTGATGTTTCCGATCTCGATCCTGGAATACTTCGGGAACACATAGCTGAAGAGTTCGGAAAGATTCTGGCCATTAAATCTTCTGATCATCAAAGTCGCTTGTTTGGTAAACAGGCAGTAAGAGCTCTCAGTCTACTGACAGGAATTACTCCAGAAATAATCACTGATGATATTGTTAATGATTATTTAACACTCGCCGAGACATAACTACTGGTAGGAGAATAAAAGATGATGATTCTTCTTGGAATTATGTTTATAGCTCTGGGTAAAACTCTTGGAGAATATGCAGAGATACGAAGATACAATACTCCATCTCTAGAACTTGTAGGATTATTTGGATTAGTATCTTTTGTTATTGGATTCGGATGCATATTCATAGAATTAGTTTGGTTCATTAAATCCATATGAAGAATTTATATTACGTTACCGGAACTGAGTGTGTCAGGGACAAGAATGGATTTCATAAAAAGAATCCTGATGGAACTCTAAAAGAAGATACGGATTTGCGGGCAGTTATCGCCACAGATATGGAAAATCTTCAAGACATCTGTGATAACGATTACATTCGATGGACTTTCGAAAGAGGTCCGTATCCACTGAGTAAAGACTGGAGATAAAAATGTTTGGTGATGAAATTTGTTCAAGAAAAAAATGTCATACGTATAAATGCTTTGATATAGATCCTTGCCAGGATGGTGATACAGGATACGATATATGGTTGTTTGAGGAATATGTCGGTTGGGAAGCCACTCTCAAGGAAGCTAAAAAGAGGATCAGAGAATATCAGGCAGGATCTTATTATAGAATAAACTTCAACCTCAAGTTCTATAAATGGGCGATAGATGCTTCCTAAATCGCTTTACTTTATTCTTCTCTAGATGTATACTTAAATCTTTACCATAGGAGGTAGTCATGTTTAAAGTTGCTTTCGATTTTAGAGGTTACGAAATTTCATTTTATTCAGATGGCACTATTACTTTGACATCACCTGATGCAAATTATGAGACAGGTTTCGATTCTGTCGAGGATGCAATTAATCGAGTATTAGAGTTGGAAGAAAAGAAATCTAAATCGTAAACATGAAACTAATGAAAATACCATATGCTCACAGGAAAGTAAGAGGAGGTTACGAAATCCTCTTTTATGGAATAAGAGTTGGATTTGTCAAAACTTCCAAGGAAGCAAAAGAACTTATAGACAAAGCCAACTCTTGTGCTGAACTTTCTAGACAATTAGCTTAAATTCACCAACGTTTCCTACTCTTCTATGATCTCTCATAGTTAACACTTGATTCTTGTTTCCTTGAGATTTATATGAAACATGTATCCACACCGTGCTGCTTCCGGCATATTCAAGGATCAATTGAGAGTAGGGAACTATCTTTTGTATTTCCTTGATGGCATTGTAATGCTGTTCTCTGGTGTATCCATTTAATCTTAAATCTGCAGCATATCCAAAGTAATGGTCTGAGGTAGGACTAGAATTTGCAGCATCACCTGGTCTTCTGAATCCAGAAGTGATAATCATATTTGGATATTTCTCATAGATCTTTTCTAGAACATTTACACATAGCTGCTTAAGATTGCATGCTATTTGTTGTTTACTCGTTCCGAATTGATCTACAAGTTTTCTTGTTCCGTTACTTGTCAATGCGCCAAGGGTAAAATTCGTGGAAAGTTGAAGAGAAGATGGAAAATCATCCATACCGAATATTACATCGCAAGAACTATCCACAGGTTTAACATTATTCTTTGGTATAGACTCTGATTTTTCCTCTGTTCCTGAATTAATATCTTCTTCAAGAATTAATCCTTGTTCTACTTGATAATCAAGATAATCAGAAGGATCACCATCTTCTGGAGTTTCATATTGTAATGCAGCTTCTGCTCCTCTGGTAATTACATGAAGTTCCGAGAAGCTTATCGGCTCTGGTATTCCAGGAATTCCTGGAGCAAATAATCCTGTTCTGTTTGCTGGCCCAACACCACCTAAGTTAATGTCTGTAGTGGTTGTAAATGATCCTGCGTTTACTCCAAATGCGCCGGTTTGAAGAACTGTTTCGTTGGCAGACATATCCAAGGTATCTGTTGATTCAAATGTTATTGTGTCTGCCTTTACTTTATAAGCACCAGATACGGCAACATTCATGTCGCCAGAAACATTTAAATTCAAGTTGTTATATATGTTTACGTTGGTGGCTCCAACTACATCAAGATTAAGAACTCCACCAACCTTTACATTATTTGCTCCATCTATTGTTACATTGGCATTGCCATTAATATGAATAAATCCATGACGCTCGTATATCTCATATCCATCACCAACAATACGGTTTACCTGAGTTCCATTGGCATCTATTTCTGTGAATGTCCCAGACTTATGATAAATGTGAATTCTTTCTGAATTCTTTGTATCGTCGAATTCCATCACATGACCAGATTCACTTTCATACACATGATTAAATGGATACTGGGTGTTATAAGGAATATGAGATTGATCCCATGATCCTCCACCAGCTATAGGAACGTTTCTTTCCCTTGCTGCTTCTTTCTTGAGTACGATTGTTTTGGAAATGTTTTCGTGTCTGGCAAGTCTATTTGTGTCTGGTTCATTTCTATAAAGTGGATAGACTCCTTTTGGATCTTTGAATCCAATATCACCAGAAGATATTCCTGCACTGGGTGAACCTTTACTATCTGGTTCATCTACAGGAGTTTCTGATTTTGTTATTTCCCCAGAGTCATTAGGAACACCATCTTCAAGGAATAATTGTTTTTCTCTGAGTCTTCTGGTTACTAATCCAGTTTGAACATTGCCATTCTTATCTCTATTATAATCAGAGAAAGATGCTGCACAATCTAAATACTTATTTGCATTTAATACTGTTCTCAGGCTACTCTTGAAGTAATTTCCTCTTCCTACATTATATACGAAAGAGCAAAGAGAATCAAACATAGACTGGGTCAATAATGCCTTAGTATTCTTTCTTACAGAATCCATCGCATCATTCTTTATGGCAGTAATTAAATAATCATCTGCCTGAGATTCGGTAATCACAAGATTAGGAGTGACTGGATTCCCATTTATTAGTGTTGTTCCGTAACCAACTGTCCACACTCCAGCAGAGTCCTGATAGGCATTCAATCTTAGACTTTCTTCTTCCTTGATGAAAGAAAGCAATCTAGGAGTTACCTGAGTATAATACATTGCTGGCCTGAGAACTATATCATCACTTGTTTGATTATCTTCATCTACAGGATCACGAACAATATTTCCATCTGAATTCTTTAATACCAAAGTATTATCTGAAGAGTCTATGGAGCCTTCTGCTTGAGGTATTCCTCCGATTGAACCAATAATAAACGGCTGTTGCTGATCAGGGTCTGCAAACTCTATTTTGACTACTGATCCTTCTACAAGACCTACAGGAGAACTACCAATTCCAGAAATACCTGCGGAAGTGATAGATTGAACTGGAATAGCCCATGGAAGCTTATCTGTAGGAAGAACAGACTTATCTTCTGTATGTAGACCTACGATTCTTACTTGACAACGACCTAATTTTAATGGGTCTTGCCTACTCTCAACAACTCCAATGAAAAATCTTTGTTCCATGGTATTCCTTGATATGATATTAATTATTTAGTAATGGATCAATAATATCGCTTTACTTTATTTAAAGTTTAATGTATACTGATCTTAAGTTAATCAAACGGAGAAAATAAAATGATTCATCAAGTCATGGTTACAAAGATCACAACAAAACAAGGAAAGGAAATTGCGTTTTCTATTGATTCAGGCGATCAAATGGTATTCATACGTGAAGAAGGACTTTATTTCGAAAGTGAGGCGCATCACTTTTCCGATTGGGTTTCTGAAAAAATCAAAAGCGGTGAAATCATTGCCTTCGTAACTAAACAGTTCGATCTGGAGATTTAAAATGGCCGATCTTAGTCAAAAAATAATTAATGTTGTTAGCGAAAAACATCGAACAGAATTATATCAGGAAGTAGACTTCGATTTTTCCTTCAAATCCCGTAACGAATTCATTGGTAATGAACATTATTACATGGATAGATTTTTTCTTATCAGTGATGATGGGGAAAGTCGGGAACCAAGGATATTCATAGATGTTCACTATACTGATCATATTGATGAAGATTGTATCGAATGTTCAGATTGGAAGTTCCGCAGTATGGTTGTGTATGCTGATGAAGAACTTGGTAAGAGTGAGTTTGAGAAATTCATTCAAGCCTCTAACAACAAGGTAAACCAAAAATGAGAAAATATCTGATAAGTGCTCATGTTCAACTCTCTTATAGTTATTTGTTGGGAGAAATCTCCCATGAAGAATACGTAAGAATGATAAATGAGTTCGGGAAAATCATGACGATGGAGGAAGTTGTTGAAGCTCTTCGTCAAGTCGATGAAACAATCAAAGGTATGGAGTAAATAAATGGCAAAACTGATTTTTGTTCTTGATTCTTCTTCCGTTCATCTGATTACTGATGAAACTGGGAAATACTATGGTGCAATATCTTACAAGAAGAATTCTGACTCTTACATTTTCGAAGCATCCAATAACTTTGTCGCCTCCACTACCATGATGTTTCAAATAGCTAACAAACTTCAGGAATTGAACTCCCTAACTAAATTCAAGGAAACCGTTAATTTCCCTGCCTTTAAATAAAATTGGAAAAATTATGAACTTATATCTGATATCACAAGGTGTAAATAAAGGATATGATACTTATGATTCAGCGGTAGTGGCAGTAAAGAATGAAGAAGAGGCTAGAAACACTAAGCCACATTCTCGTTATGAAGAATTCAGTTGCAATGGTGCTTGGGCTATTCACCAAATGATGTATCAGTAGAACTTATTGGCAAAGCAGTAAAGGGAACAAATCCTGGAGTGATTCTTGCTTCTTTCAATGCGGGATAATAATGAAACGAATACTTAATTTTCTGAAGGAAGTCTTCAAGACAAGATACCGCGTTGTTGATAATAACAATTCCAAACTTTTTATTTATCGAGTTGAAAAATTACATTTCCTTAATAAGATCACTGGATGTTGGGAATATGTGGATGATGAAATAAGTTTGGAAGGAGCAAAACGAGCAATAGAACGAGACAGAAACCCACCCAAAAGAGTTGAGCCTGAAATCAAGGTTTATCACCAGGAATAGCAGAACAAACATAAAGGAACAAACCATGACAGTCGCGGAATTAATTAAAGAACTTCAAAAGCTAGATCCAAATATGAGGGTCTGTGTAAACACAAATGTTATAAACAGACCTGCATATTTTCCTAACGTTGATCGCTTAGCAGTAATAAATAGTCCTGAATTTATGAACGATGAAAAGATATGCGTAATTGTGGAAGAAAGAAGAAGGATTAAATCCCCTTATCAAGATTGATCATCAAGCTTTCCTTAACCACTTCCATAGTGCAGATATGTTCCTCTCTACTTATGGAGTGGTTAATGGCAGCAATCAAGTAGTTTCCAGAGAATACCTTATCTATCAAGTCTGTATTACTTTCCGCATTCTTTATGGGTTGATTCTTATATAAAGTAAGATTAACCTTTTGCCCAATTGTATAATCAGTTCTGCCATGCATTCTTATGTGTATTCTATAAGCATTTAATTGTTTCATTAGAGATAGTCTCTTCTGCGAAACAGTGCTATCTGTAACGTCCCCAAAGTTGTTGAAGTTTCCATAGTCCTTTGGAGTAATCAGGATAGTGGAATTGTTCTTTCTTATTACTTTCTTGGATGTAATGGGAAAGTCATTCAGGTGATTATTCTTCCTGAAATCAGATAGCATATCAAAGTTCTTCACGGTATATTTCTTTGTTACAGGATCAAAGGATATTTGCCTGGAAGCATACATTCCATCAAGTATTCCTGTCATGTAATCAAATCCTTCTGGAACTGAAATATCCAGAATGTTGTTCATATCATTATCCATATCAACAACAGAAGAGCCATCATCACGAAAGTCCCTGGATTTATTTCCCTGAGTAAAATTATATAATGCTGGAGCTTTATAAAGAGTATCTAGACTGATAAAGTTCAATCCATTCCTGTTCTCAAAGAAAAGATAAGTTGGTGAATTCTTTAGGTTTACTGATCTATCTGCAACATAGTTGATTGCTCTCACAGGACTCCAGTAATTGGAAATGAACTTTATTCCATTTGGAGTTGACTCTATGTTTGCTTGTTTGTCTGATTGTAATCCATAACCTTTCTGAACGATATTCTTCACGATATCAGAACATCTACCTTCAAAGCATTGGCTCATCTTTTTATTTAAATCTACAATAGCTTCCATGGATATGAAGTGAAGTCTGTAGATAACTGTGGATTGATTAACAGTTTCTCTATCTGATAACTTGTAGATATAAAAAGTTTGATCTATTACTCTGTTCTTTCCTTCGAAGGATGGAGTATGAACTTTTATCCTTACTGTTTCTTCTCCAGTAAAAGGAAATAGACTGGTGAGATCAAGAGAGTCATAGAAAACTATGTTTCCTGAAATGAAAGGAGAAAATATATCTTCGAAGATTTGTATTCCGGCAACCTGATTGAGAACAGGTTGAGTAAAGCCAGTGGCTGTTGTGATAGTTACCTGATCGACTATGACCTGCCCAGCGTGCTTAATGAATTCTGCCATTTGATTTCCTACACATAATATATTATTTATAAAACAAAAATGGACCCAAAGGCCCATTCTCTTCTATGTAATATCTATTAAATTATGATGGTCGCCAGAGCAACTTTTATTTTTGAAAATGTTTCTTCTGGATAAGGATGATTATATAGATCACACAATTCTTTTGTTTGTCTTGAAGATTCTTCCAACAATTCCTTGAGGTATAAAACCTTATCTTCGTCTTTCATGTAGAAGAGTTCATACATCAATTTGAGTTCTTCACCTTCGAATGCCATTTCGTTCCTCCCTAATATTCGTGAATAACAACAGCACGCTCGATATTTTTCATTGGAACTTCTGGGATATACTCAGCATACTCACCATCCCAAAATTCTTGACGCTTTGCCTTTTCCTCATCATAGATGAATTTCACCACCTTGTTGGTATGATGAGATCTAACGTAAAATTCTCTAGGAAAAGAACCAGCGAAAAATTCAGAAGAGATTTTGAGAGATTTTTCCTTCTTTAAATAAGAACATACTTTGAGTGAAATGACATCTTTCATTTTCATTTCTCCTTAAACGTTTCCGTAGTTTTCCAAGTACTTCTGTATGGCCATGCCATGATACTTGGCATTAGTAATATTGTTCAAACGGAATTCAGCTTTTATTGCATTCTTGCTGGAGTATTTACCCAACAATGCTCCTGATGGAAGATAAGCAACAAACTTATTGACTTCAAAAGTAACGGATATACCATTTCTTTCAGCTTCTGTCAAGTTCAGTTTTTTCATTTCCTTTACTCCTTTTGATTAACTTAAGATCAGTATACATTAAATTTTAAATAAAGTAAAGCGATATTATTCAATACGTTCAATAATTACTAAATATATTATATGGCATCTACTCATAACACCCGAATATTTCAAGATCTCGATTTGAGATTCATTGCTCATCCTGTGACAGGAGACGTTCCCACATTAAAGAACGAGGATGCAATAAAAGCTTCCGTGAGAAATCTTGTGATGACCAACTTCTATGAAAGAAGATTCCATCCTGAGATTGGTTCTCAAGTAACTTCCTTACTGTTTGAGCCAGCTTCCATGATGACTGAAATTCTTATAAAGAACACCATAACAGAAACGATAGTAAATTACGAACCAAGAGTAAAACTTGTTAATGTCAAGGTGATTTCCTCTGACGATAATAATACTCTCTACGTTTCTATAGAATTCATGATAGTAAACACAACTCAACCAATTACACTCAATCTTTCCTTGAAGAGATCAAGATAAGTCTATGAACAATAAAAAAATAAACACCGGCGAACTTGACTTTGATGCAATCAAGACAAATTTAAAGACATTCCTTCAAGGACAATCACAATTCTCGGATTACGATTTTGAAGGTAGCGGATTAACTATTCTACTAGATGTTCTTGCCTACAATACTCACTATAATAATCTCTATAGAAATCTGGCAATTAATGAAGCATTTCTAGATTCAGCATCCAAGAGAAATAATGTTGTTTCTTTGGCAAAGTCACTTGGGTATATTCCCAGATCAGTTACTGCTCCAACTGCTAAAGTTAATCTAAGAGTCTATAATACCTCATCAACTCCTGGAGTTCTGACATTACCAAAGTATACTTCTTTCTCCACAACCATAGATGGTGATCAGTATAATTTTTATACCATAGAAGATGTTACTACAACATTGAGTGGAGGAGAATACTTATTCCAGAATCTTGAGATCAAGGAAGGTGTTCCAATTTTATTTAATTATACAGTGGCCAACGGAGTAGTCTATACAATTCCCAATATCAATTGTGATCTATCAACATTAAAGGTTAGAGTAAAAGATACTTCTCTTTCTGTTAATTCTACTCCTTATGTATTGGCAACTTCCATTCTTAATGTAGACTCTGATAGTAAAATATATTTCATTAAGGAAATAGAAGATCAGCTATATGAATTGGAATTTGGTGATGGAACTCTTGGAAAGTCATTGGAAGTTGGCAATGTTGTTGGCTTAGAATATCTAGTAACCAATGCTGGTTCTGCAAACAAAGCAAAGTCATTCACCTATCAAGGATCATCTTTACTTGGAGGAACAGTTCAGGTAACCACAATTCAGGCAGCATCTGGTGGAGAAGATATAGAAGATATAGAATCTATTCGTTTCAATGCTCCCAAATACTTTGCTTCCCAGAATAGAGCAGTAAACTCCGATGATTATTCAACTCTGATTCTTTCCAAATACTCTAATGCAAGGTCGGTTAATGTTTGGGGTGGTGAAGATAACGATCCTCCTGTTTATGGAAAGGTATTTGTTTGTATCAAACCTGTCTCTGCATCAGCATTAACTCAGATAGAGAAAGAAGCAATCAAGAGAGATATTATCAATACTAGAAAGGTAATGTCTGTAATTCCAGAAATAGTTGATCCAAAGAATATTAACGTAGAGGTAACATCTTCTGTATACTATAATCCTAATTTGACTACCAGAAGCATTACTGATCTTAAGAGTGTTATTACTCAGGTTATTCAGGACTACAATACCAATAATCTGGAGAAGTTTGGTGCTGGATATAGAAGCTCCCAACTATCAAGATTAATTGACGTTTCTGATAATTCCATAGTAAGTAATGTTACTACTATCAAGTTACAGTATCCAGTAACTCCTGCGTTTGACACTAATGCAAAATATGAAATAACACTGGGAAATCCTATCTCTGATAGTGGAGATCAAAACATACTAAGTTCAGGTTTCACTATACTTGGAAGCGATGATATTGTTTACATAGAAGATAGTGCTGGGATACTTAGACTGTTCAAGTATAGTTCCAATAACAATAAAATTATTTTAAATAATATTGGAACAGTAAACTACACCACAGGAAACATCACAATTACAGCACTGAATATTACCTCAGTAGTAGAAGACTTGGTATTAATAATAAAACCAGAATCCTATGATGTAATGTCTGTCCGTGATCAAATTGTGCAGATTCCTGATGAGTTGATTACAGTAAATATAATCGTGGATAACGTTTCTCTTGGTAATTCGGAAGGTGGTAGTAATTATACCTTTACATCTAGCAGATCATAATGAGCAAGTTAAAATTAAGTAATCTGGTAAGGACACAGTTACCTGAGTTTATTCAAAGCAACTCGGACTATGAGAACTTTATTTTATTTCTGGAAGCATACTACGCTTATCTTGATCAGACCGAACAAAGAGATCTTGAAAGCGTTCGAGATATTGATGTAAGTCTGGATAGTTTCATTACACAGTTCAGGAAAGAATTTAACTATACCAATACTTATTCAGGTAATGAGGCATTATTCCTTAGGAACATCAAACAACTATACTCTGCAAAAGGTTCAGAAGCATCTTTCAGGTTATTGTTTAGATTACTCTTCAACAAAGATATTGATTTAATCTATCCTGGAAACTTCGTTCTCATTCCTTCTGATGGAAAGTGGATTCAGGATACATCTGTCTTTATAGATGTTTCTGGTGGAACTCCTCTAGACATGGTTAGTAAGGAGTTCAGTGTTTCTAATGGAATTACATTATTAGTGGAGAAAGTAAAGTTTATTTCCGGAACTACTTATCAATTCTTTGTAAGTAAGAATTACTATGGAGTAGTTCCTGTAGGAAGCGCAATTACTTCAAGTGTATTTTCTGGAACTACATTACCGACTACATCAGGATATTCAATTACTACTGCAGGAGCAGGATTTACTATTGGTCAGTTGTTTGATATTACTTATAGTTCTGGATCAGGAACAAGGATAAAGATATCTAAGGTAAGTGAAACCGGAGCAGTATTAGCTGTTAAGATTATTCAATTTGGATTAGGTTATGGTTCCAGTGATTTCTCTGTAACTCTAGATGGCCCAACAGATTGCGTGATAAAATTCAACATTGGTGCGGTTGCTAAATATCCAGGATACTTCTCTAATAATGATGGGTTCATATCTGATGCTATTTATATTCAGGATAGCAGATACTATCAATCATACTCTTATGTAATAAAGATAGATGAACAGCTAGAAGCGTATAAGAATATCGTAAAGAAGTATATTCACCCAGCAGGATTTGCTCTCTTTGGTGAGTATGTTATAGAGAATCAACTCACTCTATCAACTTCTTTATCATCAGGATTTGAGGCAGTTTCGGAAGAAGGTTATGTGGAAGAAGATTACGTCGAAGATGACTACGTAGAATAAAGGTTAAAACAATGTCAGCCATATCAAAAACAATATTTAAAAAAGCATTAGCTCAGGCAGTTTATAATGAATTGTTAACAAAGTCAGCAAGATACTTTTTCTACATGGGAAAGGTTCTTCCATGGGATGAAACCGATACTCTGGAAACTCCTGTTGATACTTACTCCTATGAGATTAACTCTAGGAGTAACATAGTCTATACCAAACAGTTAACCATAAATGATCTTTGCTTTGTTATCAGAAGAATCGATTGGGTAACCGGAACCATCTATGATATGTATGATGATTCTGTAACTTCTCTGGAAACTACAGATTTCTATGTCAAGACAGATGAACATAATGTATACAAGTGTATCTTCAATAACAATGGAGCAGCATCTACAGTAAAACCAACAGGAAACGATGCAACCTCACAGACTTACGCTGATGGCTATGTATGGAAGTTCATGTATAATCTTCCTGTTGCTCTAAGGAATAAATTCATGACTGCAGATTATCTTCCTGTCATGACTGCATTAAATAATCAATTTTATTCTAATGGTGGAGTAGAATCTGTAACTATAGAAAATGGTGGATCTGGATATACAACAGCAACTGCAGTGGTTGCAGGAAATGGTGGTGGAGTTTCATTAACTCCAGTGATAAATTCAGGATCGATTACGAGTTGCGTAGTAGATACTCCTGGATCTGGGTACACATTGGCAAATATTAATGTAACTGGTGATGGAAGCGGAGCATCACTTCTTGCCAATTTATCTGTTGGTGATATTAATACTCTTCAGGCAAATATAGAACTTCAAGCAGTTAATGGAGCATTGGAAGCAATCAAAGTAACAGCAGGTGGTACAGGATATACAACTGCTCCTGTCACTATTGTTGGTGATGGAAGTGGAGCAGTGGCAACAGCTACAATAAGTTCTGGAGCAATTATCAAAGTAGCAATGACCAATGTTGGTTCAGGATATACATGGGCAACGATTACAATTGGTGGAGATGGAACAGGAGCTACAGCCAGGGCAATTATTTCTCCAAAAGGTGGCCACGGAAAGAATGCTGTAGATGAATTCTTTGCTAAAGATCTAATGTTCTCCACAACTATTTCCAGCGAAACCAGTCAAGGATTGGCAATTACCAATGATCTAAGACAGACAGGCATAATCAAAAATTTAGCATCTTTTGGTTCTTCTGTTAGGTATAGATCTTCTACTGGTTCTGCATGTTATAAAATATCAGCAACTGTAGATACTACAAAGTTTCCCAAAGATGAGATAATTTTTCAAGGAGTGGATAATAAAAGATTCCTTATAGTCGAATCCACTTCCACATCTTTATTACTTCAACCACTGGATGATTTACTCCCAAATGATGGATTGGTCTACAAGAATGCTTCAAACGATGAAATAACTACCACTGCTGTAGTTGCTCCAACAATAGATAAATTTTCCGGTGATCTTCTGTATATAAACAACAAGACTGCCTTTACCCCAACATCATCTCAGGCAATTTCGTTTAGAACAATTTTAACATTCTAAACTAAATAATTATAATCATATAATAATTAAAGAGATAACCACATGGCAATTGATTTAAATGCTCAACCATACAATGATGATTTTTCTGAATCAAAGGATTTCTATAGGATTCTCTTCAAGCCAGGCTACCCTGTTCAAGCAAGAGAATTAACTCAACTTCAAACGATTCTTCAACAGCAAATTACCAGACATGGTAATAATATCTTCAAGGAAGGCGCCATGGTCATACCTGGTAATACTTCTTTTGATGATCAGTTCCATTATGTGAAACTTCAAGCATCTTATGGACCTGCAATTGCTTCTACAGTAATCGAAAGTCTTGATGGTGAGATTGTTGTCGGTGGAACTTCTGGAGTTAGAGCAGTAATTAAGAAGCATACAGCAACCGATGGAACAAATCCAGACACTATCTATGTAAATTACTTAAACTCCGGGACAGATAATGTAACCGCAGTATTCGCTGATAATGAGTTATTAACTCCTGAAGATCCTGCACTTTCCACTCTTCTTGTAAAGACACAGGCAACTGGAGCAACAGGAAAGTCTTCATTAGTTTCTATTAAGGAAGGTATTTACTTTATTCGTGGCACCTTTGCCAGAGTGGCTGACCAAGATATTATTCTTGACCCATACACAAATACTCCTTCTTACAGAATTGGACTAACAATAGAAGAATCAATTATTTCTTCTGAAGAAGATGAATCATTACTTGATAATGCCCAAGGAACTCCAAACTTTGCTGCTCCTGGAGCTGATCGTTATAATGTTACCTTAACTCTTAATAAATTAGCATTAGATTCCGTATTAGACGAAAACTTCGTTGAAATTCTCAGAATAGAAAATGGAGTTATTCAATACAAGATAGAAAGAACCGAATACTCTGTCCTCGAACAAACTCTTGCAAGAAGAACTTTCGATGAGTCTGGAAACTATGTAATCAAACCTTTCGGGATTGATGTAAGAGAACATAGAAATAATAATCGTTCAGATTGGGAAACTGCAACTACATATGCAGTTGGTGATATTGTTCTTAATGGAGCAAATTATTACGTTTCTCAATCTAACGCAGTTTCTGGAAACATTCCTCCAACTCACACAACTGGAACTGCTGCAGACTCTGGGGTTGGTGGAGTTACATGGCTATACACAACAAATCCTGTTTTCAACAGAGGAATCTATACACCAGAGCAAGGTGGTGATGAATCCAAACTTGCGATCGGTATAGAACCAAGTAAAGCTTATGTTCAAGGGTATGAAATTGAAAAGATTGCAACTTCATATGTTCCTGTTCCTAAGTCAAGAGATAGTGTAAAGGTTGCCGACACAAAGATCAATGCAACTGTTGGTAATTATGTTCTTGTTACCAACATAAACAATATTCCTTTGATAGATGTATTCGCAACTTTAGACTTATATGATAATCTTTCTGTTTCTCCTGGAGCACCTACAGGATCAAAGATTGGCACATGTAAGGTTAAGGCAATTGAATATCATTCAGGGACCATTGGGACCTCTGCAGCAATCTATAAATTATCCATATTTGATATCAAATTAGATTCTGGTAAAGATTTTAACAGAAATGTAAAGATGTTCTACTACGATGGTGGAACAGTTCCTACCAGCTTTACCGCAGATGTAAATCCAGTTCTTGTTCAGTTGACAGGTTCTGCAACTGCATCTTCAACAACCGTAACTGGTACAGGAACTTTATTTAATCAACAACTTCAACTACAAGATTATATTCAAGTTGGAAGTAATACAAGAAGAGTTACTGCTATAGTGAGTAACATATCCTTAACTGTTTCAGCATCCGTTACTGTTACTGGTGAAGCAATATTCTTACTAACTACAGAAATCTTAGAGCCAAATAATTCTTCTTTGATTTTTCCACTTCCAAATTATGCTATCAAAACTGTAAGAAGCGCAGATAATACTATTGGAACTTCTTACACTGTCTATGAGAAATTTGTAAGAACTGGTGGGGCAGTAAACACAATTACCTTGACTGTTACTGGCGGGAATGATACCTTTGCCTCAGAAGCAGCTACAGGAAATTACATTGTTGTGGATAATGTAACAGGAAGCCATATTGTTCCTTCTGCCATTACAAGACTATCTGGAAATACACAAGTTCAAATAGACTTTGGAACCACTTATACAAATCTGATAATAATTGCCGCTGTTAACAAGAGTGGAACAGGAACAGAAAAAACAAAGACATTAACCACTACATCTGTAACTAAGACAACATTATCATCAGCGGCTGCTCAGTTAATTACTCTTGGATATGCTGATGGATATAGTTTAGTTTCTGTTAAGATGGATACTGGAGATTTCACCACTCCTTCAGGAACTTACTCTATAGATATATCCGATAGATATGTATTCAATGATGGACAGACAAATTCATTCTATGACTTAGCATCCATTACATTATTACCAGGATCACCTGTTCCTGTTGCCCCAATTCAAATTACATTTAAGTATTTTGCCCATAGCACAACTGGTGATTACTTTACTGTTAATTCTTATCTAAGCACCATAGATTACAAGGATATTCCTTATTTCAATTCAACTCCTCTAAGGGATTGCATTGACTTTCGCCCAAGAGTGGCCAACGCAGGAACAGTTTTCTCTGGAACAGGATCTTCTGTAAACGGAGTTCCAAAAAGAGGTATAGATATTGAGGCTGACTTTGAATACTATCTATCCAGGAAAGACAAGATTGCAATAGATGCAAGAGGTAACTATTTTGTTATTTCTGGTATATCTTCCTTAACTCCAATTGAACCAAATGATCCTTCAGAAGGGATGGTTTTATTTAATCTTGAATATGAACCATATACCTTTGGGACATCAAATGATAATGTTATTCGTAAGGCTGTAGATAATAAACGCTACACCATGAGAGACATTGGCAAACTCGAGAAAAGAATTGATAATCTTGAGTATTACACATCTCTTTCATTACTAGAGCAAGACACAAAATCATTATCAATTCCAGACAGTGATGGATTAGAAAGATATAAAAATGGCTTCATTGTTGATTCCTTTACAGGTCATGGTGTTGGTGATGTAAACCAGCCAGACTATCGTTGCTCTGTAGACATGGAAGCAAAGACTCTTAAACCTTTCTTCAACATGAAGAATGTCAATCTTATTGAGTCAAATTCCAATAATACAGATAGAACTACAGATGGATATCAATTAACTGGTGATATTATTACTCTTCCATACACCAATGTTGAATTCATCAAGCAACCATACGCATCAAGAGCAGAGAATGTTAATCCATTCGCCATCTTCACCTTCTTAGGTTCAATTGATTTAAATCCATCCTCTGATGAATGGTTTGAAACAAATAGACTTCCAGATATCGTTACAAACGTTGAAGGAAACTTTGACACAATATTAACTATTGCTCAAAGCTCTGGAGTTCTTGGAACCGTCTGGAATGCATGGCAAACTCAGTGGACAGGAACACCAGTTTCTCAAGGAGTAAGTCAAGACCATATTGTTATTCAAAATGGTGGAAATGCCGCAGCTTTCAATTCAAGATGGGGAACTGCTGCAAGAAGAGATTCAGCAGCTACTAGGAGTGATGTTGGTATTAGAACAGTTACATATGAAACATTCGCGCAACAAGTAGGGCAGTCCAGGACAGGAATTAACACTTCTGTTGTTGCTAAGATTGATAGAAATGTAACCGATGATAGATTAGTATCTACTGCTGTAATTCCTTATATTCGTTCAAGAAATCTTGCTTTCCTTGCAAGAGGATTAAAGCCAGAAACTAAGTTTTACCCATTCTTCGATAGCATAGATATTTCTGATTACATTACTCCAGCAACCAAAGTTGACTTTACTGCTCTTTCTGGATTTGGATCAAATTTTGACTATTCAACAAACGTTGGTGGTGTTTCCGATGAAGCTTACAGACAAGTTGGTGGAGCTTCTGACGTAGCACTAAATCGTGGTGATGTAATCTTTGTTGTAGAAAGAGCTTCTGTAATCTATTCTGTAAACAATGCTCCTGGAACTGCAGTGGCCATGCTTCAACAAACCACTGCTGCCGGAGATAGATCAGTTTTCATTTCTAATATCAAGGGTAATTTCCTTGCAGGAGATAAGATTGCTGGAACAGTTTCCGGAGCAAGAGGAACCATCACCACCACTCCAACAGTTCTTACTCAAGGTGGAGATCTAGTATCAACACTTAATGGTGATCTTGCTGGATTGTTCATGATTCCTAATACAGATTCTATCAGGTTCAGAACTGGCCAAAGAGAATTTAAATTAACCAATTCCGAACTCAATGGAACTGATTTTACCTCTCAAGGTAGAAAGACATATCTTGCCCAAGGAATTATTGAAACTAAGCAAGCATCTGTAACTGCAACAAGAAATGCGGAAATTGTAAGAAACACCGTTACACAATCACAGACAGTTCTTCAGAGATTCACTAAGGTTATTTCTGATACTGGTTGGTATGATCCACTTGCACAAACATTCTTGATACAACAACCAGGTGGAGCATTTATTACCAAGGTTGACGTTTTCTTTGAGGCAAAAGATTCTGCAATTCCTGTTCAATTAGAAATCAGAGAAGTTGTTAACGGATATCCAGGAAAGGCTGTTATTCCTTTCTCAAGAATCATAATGACTCCAGATAACATATCTGTTTCTGCAGATGCAACTGTTGCTACTCCGTTCATATTTCCATCACCAATTTATCTTCAAGATTCTACAGAATACTGCCTCGTTCTTCTTTCTGACTCTAATGAATATAAGGTATGGATATCTCAACTTGGTGAAAAGAATATCGGAACTGATAGATACATTTCTGAACAACCATATGCTGGAGTATTATTTAAATCACAAAATGCTTCTACATGGACTGCAGATCAACTACAAGATTTGAAGTTTACAATCCATAGAGCCAGCTTTACTACAGGACAATATGGAGAGGTAGAATTTGTTAATGATTCAATCAAGCCAACGACATTGGCAATTCAACCATTCCAGACAGTCACTGGAACAAATAAGGTTAGAGTGTTTCATAATGATCATCAATTACCTGATGGTTCTACAGTTACTATCTCTAATGTAACTGCCAGTGTCAATGGAATTCCAGCATCAGAATTTAATGCTTCTCATGTTATCTCTAATGTTGAGTTGGATTCTTATGTAATTACACTTACAACCAATGCAACAACTTCCGGATATGCTGGAAACGATGATGTCGTGGCCACCGAGAGTGTTCAGTTTGATGTTGTAGAGCCAGTGATTCAATACCAAAACTTCACCGATACTACCTGCACATTTGACATGAAGACAATGTCTGGTAAAGCAGTAAGTGGATCACAGATTCCTTACATAATAGATTCAACATTCTCTGGAGTATCACCAAACGATAACAATTATTTCACTTCTCCAAGAATGATTGCTGATAAAACAAATGAAACTCTTGAGAATGCTGGAGCAAAATCATTTACTCTTAGAGCAACAATGTTCTCGAATAATGAGGCAGTTTCTCCTGTAATTGATACTCACAGATTAAGTTTAATTGCTGTCAATAACAAGGTGAATATTCCAACAAGCGCAAGTATCAATGTTGCTGCTCTAGATACAAGAACTATCGTATCAGCATCTACAAATATTGCAGTTGCTAATTCTGTTATTAGTTCTGCAGATAGCTCAACCCAAAATCTATTAAAGACCGTTTCTGTAGGGAGATATATTACATTATCTGGATATACTTCATCAGCAGTAAGTAATAATGGCGATTGGCTAGTCACTGCGGTTGATTCAGTAACTGGAGATATAACAGTGGATGGAAGCTTTGTGGCAAAGGCTGCTGGTCTTGATCCTGTCACCATAGTTTCTCAAGACAGATTCATTGATGAAATGGCAAACCAAAGCTCCACATATTCTAAATATATGACAAAGAAGGTAAATATTCAGAATATTTCTACTTTCTTAAAGATACAATTCGCAGCTAATGTTCCACCAGCAAGTAATATTCTTGTTTACTACAAGACTTCTCTTGCATCTGACATTTCAGCAGTGAATTATGTCTTGGCAACTCCAGATGCAGATTTCGTTAAATCAGCAGACCAGAAATTCTATGATGTAACTTACAGTATTTCTGATATTCCACCATTTGATGCAGTTACAGTGAAATTGGCATTTACTTCATCAAATAGTTCTGAGGTTCCAACTGTCAAGGATTTAAGGATTATTGCCTGTGCTTAGAGTAAAAGATCATCAAAACCTTGTAAGGGATCCCGTATCAAAGGCAATTATTAACATTGATACGGCTGGATTAGAAGCTTACAATAAAAAGAAGGAAGAGTTGAGGAGAAGGAATTCTCAACTCGACCAAAATACACAGGCAATTTCTGAATTAAAGAATGACATGGAGCAGATAAAAAATATGTTGATACTTTTATTGAATAAGTAGGTTTATGTCAAGAATAACTCCTGGTGATGTAGTAACTCACACAGAAGATCAAATTGGAGCTATAGTTGATTCAAGACTTGGTGATGTTCAAGCCAACATTGACGAAGTCTCCTCAAATCTTCATGTAGTTTCTGTTAGTGTTGATACACTTAACACTAATCTAACAAACACTCAAAATGATTTAACTACTGCTGTAAATGATCTTAATACAGCTAAAGACGATTTAGCACAAACTCAAAGTGATCTTGCAACAACAGAATCCAATCTTACTGGTTTACAGAGTACTGTTACAAATCTCCCTAAAGGAACTATTGTTGTAACATCATTACCGGTCGATCCTGCTGCCATTGGTGGTGGAATGACTTTATATCTTGATGTTGTTGATCCTGATCTAAAGGGATTATATGCTTGGGATGGTACACAATGGGTTAATCCTGGTAAACTTCTTGATGGATCAGTGACTGCTGAAAAACTTTCTCCAGGAATTATATTTTCTGCAGAAATAGAAGCTGGTGAAATTACTGAAACTCATATCGCAGACGATTCCATAACAACACCAAAGATTAGAGCAGGAGCCGTTACTACATCTAAATTAGTTGTTGGAAACTTTGCAAATCTTTGTGAAAATAATGATTTCGAACTTGGTGATTCTTCCTGGACAAAAGGTCAAGGATGGACAATAGTAAATGAACCTACCAATGCTTATAATGGTTCTTGGGTAGCAAAGAGAGCTGGATATGGAACTGGTAGTGTTATCAGCAATGTAAAGTTCAAATGTGTCCCTAATCAAAAATATATTGCTCAAGCAAACATAAAGTTAGGAACTGGTGCAGACGGATATGGTGCTGTCAGAGTAGTCACATTCGATTCTTCTAATGTTGAAACTGTAGTTGATACTGGAAATCAAATTACCGCATCAACATTTACAATGTCGGAAGTTTTAATTACTGTTCCTTCCGATGCTGTGAATATAAGAGTTGAGATTATTGCAACAAATACCACTGGGTATATTTATGTTGATCAAGGTGTTCTCAGCATTAACTCCTTGACAGTTATTGAAGATGGATCAATAACTACGGACAAATTAGCCACAGATTCAGTAACTGCGAATAAGATTGTGGCAGGAGCAGTGACAGCAGCAAAAATGACTGTTACAGATCTGTCTGCAATTACTGCGAATATGGGAAACATAACTGCAGGAACAATAACTCTTGATACTGCAGGACACATTAAAGGTGGACAAACAGCATATAATACCGGAACTGGTTTCTGGATGGGATATGATTCTGCAGCATATAAGATAAGCTTCGGGAGCTCAACGCAAGGATTTACTTGGGATGGATCAGGATTTTCTATTAAAGGTGGATCAATAAATATTAATAATCTCTTTACAACAGACGCTTCCGGTAACGTTTCTATTAAGAGTGCTGCATCTGGAGCAAGATTGGAAATAAAGAATAATGTAATTAAAGTGTATGATGCATCAAACGTTCTTAGAGTTCAAATTGGAGATTTAACAGCATAATGGCATACGGAGTTAAAGTTTGGAGAGCAGACGGCAAACTTCAAGTCACAAGTGAAGCCGGAATATCTCGTATTGTTGCTCAATATTTTAAGCCAATGGTTGGACAATCTGCTATTGATGGTGGAACAGCTGGGGGAGCTGTTCAATCCTATACACAACCAGTCACTGGTATGGCAGCAGATGGGCGATGGGCTGTTCTTACTTCAGGACCAAGTGATGGTACACCATCTAACACGGCGGATCTTGTGCGTATTACTATAAATTCTGGATCTTTCACAGCAACAGTTCCTGATTATTATGCGCAATATAATGGGTACTGGGGAGGAGTTTTCTATGTAGGTTATCCTGCAACTTTTACAGTGATAGCATTATGAGCTTCGGCCTTAAAATATTTACACCATCTGGAAGTACGTGTATTGATGGAGACTTTAAAAGTTATATGGTTTGGCAGTCGGGTTACTCCCCTCCCAACACGTTTCTATCTTTTCCCAGACTGAGTGTTCAACCATTAATTTTTATTCGACCCGTGGCCTATGGAAGGACGTTTGGTATAAGTAGTAGAGGATTCAACATACTTCAAACCAACGATTCATCTGGAGATAGTGCTAATATTCTTTACCGTATTGGTGAATGCAATTATGTTCTTGCTATCCCAATGACTGGAACGTCAGGTGAATCTAGTGGAATCCGAGTGTTTAATAACTCTGGGGAAGTTGCATTTGATTCCGGAAAATCTTATATCAACATTGATTCAGTTGTTATGAGGACGACAAATACATTAGCGGAGGCTGGCACTTGGTCACAAACCATCACATATCCTACAGTTCCAGTTGGGCAACGGTATTTCTTGTTAGATACGGTTGGGCTTCTTGATTATCGCTATGGATTCTATAGTGATCCAGGTGATGGAACTCCTGGACAGGATTACTATCTTCAATCTGAGCTCATAGGAACTTTTAATTCTGAAACATCCGTAACATTTACTATAAGTCAAGGATATACTACTGGATCTTCCTTTGTGCAAGGGCAAGGGTTCGATAATCCTGGAATACCATTAATTTCTGCATATATAAATTTATAAAAATGCCAATAATAAGATTACTAGCTCCTGGTGAAGTTCCTGTTGCTTTATTAGCAACCACCGAAGTTCCTCTTGCTCCAGCAACTTCTGGAGTAGTTGGAACAAGTGATTATGCAGCAAGAGCGGATCACGTTCATCCTGAACAAGAATTAAATCCTTTGGGAGTTGCCAATCCACTTGCACCAGGAACAGCAACTCCTGGAATTAGCACAAATGTTTCTAGAGAAGATCACGTTCATCCGCTACAGACAGTTCCAGCATTAAGTAATAATAATCCTCTTTCTCCAGGAACAGCAGCACCCGGAACAAGTTCTGAATCTGCAAGGTCAGATCATGTTCATCCACTACAAACTGTATTAACAGTAGATCAAGAAACGGTCGCAGCTGCTGCAAAAACAACTCCAGTAAGTGCTGATTTACTTCCACTCGTGGATAGTGCTGCTTCAAACACTTTGAAGAAATTATCAATTTCTGATCTTTTGGTTTATCTCAATATAAGACCAAGATTAACAGCAAATTTGACATTATATGTAAGAGCAGATGGAAATGATAACAATAATGGATTAACTAACACCTCAGGTGGAGCATTTTTAACAATTCAAAAAGCAGTAAATGTAGCTTTATCTTACGATTTGAATAGTTTCAATTTAACAATCCAAGTTGGTAGTGGGACTTACTCTGCTGTGTATGTGGGGGCTCCACCAGTCGGTTTTGGAAATCTTTCTTTAGTTGGAAACACTACTACCCCATCTAGTGTTGTAATAACTTCATCAACAGCTCATACTATACAAGTCGATAATGGAGGTAGAGTAAATGTATCTGGCTTCAGACTAACAAATACTGGTAGTAATTTAGCAAATATATTAGCAGCTTCTCAATCAATAACTATTATAAATGGAAACATGGAATTTGGATCAACTACTTCAAGTGGAAATCATATTTATTCAGTTTTTTCTGGAAACATCTTTCTAAATTCTAATTACTCAATAGTTGGTGGTGGTTCATCACATTGGGCTGCTGATAGAGGAGGAAATGTTATGTGTAATAGTAGAACAATAACTCTTATAGGAACTCCAGCTTTTGCTGGTCAATTTGCCTTCGCTGACATTAATGGATCAATGGGTGTTAGTGGCAATACATTTTCCGGAGCAGCAACAGGAACTAGGTATTATGCTCAAGGTGGTGGAGTAATTCAAACTTATGGTGGTGGAGCTAATTATTTTCCAGGGAGTGTTGCTGGATCAGTTGGAACCGGAGGGTACTATAATTAACAATTTTAAATAATATAAAACGTGGCTTTTACTAATAAAAGGAATAAATAAAAATGCCAATAGTAAAAAGATCAGATAAAAGTGTTAAATTAACTAAGGAAGAATTAGATGGGAATTTTGTTTATCTACTTGCTCAATTAGCAAAAACTCCAATCCTAATTTCTCAATCGTATGCTCCAGTAACACGTTCATCAAACAACTCTACAGACGCAACCTACACAACCCTTGCCACAGTGACCGTTCCTGGTGGTTTGATGAATCTGAATGGTAAGGTTGTAATCGAGCAAGATTGGAAATTTACAAGTTCTGCTTCTTCTAAGACACTACGAGTAGATTGGGGTGGAAACTGGATCACTGGTCCATCCGTAACCACTACTCAAAACGCATATTATATGTTAGCGGTGAAGAATGCCAATAGTCTTAGTTCACAGATTATGCTTAATGGCACTACATTCAATATATCTCCCTTGGATACCTTTACAACAGTGGATACAACTCAAGATGTGGCTATTGAATTTAAATGTAATTGGAATGCAAATGTGGCTTCCGAACAGATAATCCTGCGCGGACATTCTGTCTGGTATTATCCTGGTAATACATAATGACTGACTTTACCGTAACAAATGGTAAGTCTGAGCAGTATCCGACTAATCATTACGGAGCACATTTCGTTGGAAATCGTGCTACGTTTTGTCTTGATCAAGATTTTTCTGGATTGAGTGCTAATGTTTTAGCAATTCCTACTTTACCACTTACAATTTTATCTTCTTCTCCAGTAACTGTTACTGACACTTTCTTTGGAATGCATATAAAAAGTAGAGTGAATGATTCAGTTACTGGATTAACATTTAAAACTGTTCGCTCTCATGATATGGAAAATGGGAAGGGAAGATGGAAATATATTGAGACAAGTGATAATGTTTGGGATTTTACTGATCTTGATTCATGGGTAAATACACATTATGCTGCTGGAAGGGATCTTGTATTTACTCTTTTTGGAACTCCTACATGGGCATCAGCAAGGCCCACAGAACAAGGTGCTTATGGCATTGCTAATTTAGGAACACAAGCAGAACCATCCGACATGACAAAGTGGACAAGGTTTTGCAATAAAATTGCGACCCGTTATTTGGGTAAAATCAAATATTATGAAGTTTGGAATGAACCTAATCAATATAATGATGGAACTGGTGCTACTCCAGGGACAAATTTCTTCTTTTCTGGAACATTTGCTAAATTAGCAGAAATGGTAAGATTGGCCAATCAAACAATCAAAGCAGTTGATCCTACAGCAAAAATTATATCACCTTCCATCACAAGTTGGTCAACATTAGCAAATCAAAGTGCAGAAAATTATTTTAATGGGATGATGGTTGCCAGTGATGGAGCCACTGGTGTAATGAAAGATTGGGTTGATATCATTGCAGTTCATTTATATTCAGCAGTAGATAACACCACAAAAGATTTATCAGGAATGATCGACAGAGTAAATGCAGCAAAATCTTCTGTAGGCGTTTCTGGAATGGAAACTTGGGATACGGAAAGTGCTCCCATAATTCCATCGGCTCCACAATGTAGTGTTGAAATTCTTAATAGATTTTTAAATAGATTTATGATTACTGCGGCAGCGAAGGGAATAGCAAGAACAATGTATTATCAATATGATTCAACCATGGGATTTAAGGATAGAACTGCAATAATAACAAATAGAGATCAAATTATTGCTTTACTGAAAAGCGGAAATATTTTAACTGTTTCTAAATTCTCAGATGGAAGAGTTGGATATTACACAAATTCAGGATTAAATATTATTTAAACATTCGATAAACTATAAATATATAAGGTTAATTAAACTTCTTAGGAGCAAATAAAATGGGAAAACTTTTTCTAACAAAAGCAAAAGAACTCTGGGCAGGTCTTTCAAAGACCAACAAAATTCTAATTCTAGTAATATCGATTATAACTTTCATAGCAACTTTAAATTAAGGGGAACACACCATGGCAAAATGGGTTAATGATGATGTATTAAAATTTGGTCAAGATAAGATTCAAAATGGTGCAACAAAGATGTTACTGCTGAAGACTTACGCTGCTGGTGATTCTTACGCAACCGTGAATGGCAATGCTATTTGTACAGTAACAATGGCTTCTGGTGATTACGCATACACTGGTGGTTCAGGTTCAGCATTAGTTCTAACATCTGCAGTTAAGAGTCAAGCTGCAACTGGTAGTTCTGCTCAGTATGATTCTGGAACTGCAACTGGTGGATCAACAACTACTTTAGCAGACACAAGTAAATCTTGGACAACCAATGCACATGCTGGTAGAGCAGTAACAATTACTGGTGGCACTGGTGTTGGACAAGTTGGAAGAATTTCTTCAAACACTGGAACCGTTCTTACCATCGCTACAGCCTGGGCAATTGCTCCTGATGCAACAAGCACTTACAGAATTTCTGATGACTTACATATTGCATTTACAGATGGTTCTGCAAAGGTTCTTTGGGTTACTGATGAAACAAGTAACCAAGTTGTTACAAGCGGAAATACTGTAAACTTTCCTGCTCTTTCATACACAAGCAATCAACCTACTTAATAGGTGAAATTATGTGGGGAGAGATCATAAAAGAATGGATTTATCAAAACTTCATTTCTCTTGACCAGACTGTAAATTCTTTTTTGGGTGGATCAGCAGACGAAACAATGTCTTCACGTTGTTTCCGTCTGAACCACATAAAAACTTACAGTATCCTTGAAAAGATAGTAAATTTTATATTTTATCCATTTCAAGGACCAGATCATTGCAAGCATGCTTATGAAAAAGAAGTCCTTGGAAGACAATATCCATATAGATTTTATACATTAGCATTAGAAATGAATCTTAGATATGACAACGAAAAACTAGGTAATAAAATAGAGATGCCAGATGACAACACTAACAACAGAACAGAAAACAATACTTAACAATGAATTAACAAATGATCCTCTAGGGAAGGGATACCAAGCATTATTAACAGATCAGCAAGGTCATGTTGTTGATCTGTTAAATGCTTTAACAGAAACAAAAGTTAAGAGTAGGATAATCACAGCAAGAGGAATTCTTTCTGATTACCCTGGAGGACCTGTTGAATCCGCAGCTGTTTTAGATAAATTAAATACTGCTGCACCCAATATTTCAGCATTAAAGTGGGCATGGGCGTTTATAACTGGTGATGGAATAGACATTGGTCATTCAGCTACACAAACAATGATTGATTTCTTAACTACTGTAGAAGCTGGTAGCGTTTTAACTTCAACAGAAGCCACAAATTTAAAATCTCTTGGGATGCAACCGGCCTCTAGAGCAGAAGTATTAGATCTTCCATATATGACAGAAGAACTTCTTAGGAGTCGATAATGACAACATTTACACAAGCACAGGGAGCTAGAAGTTCCGCAATAGTAACAATGGGAACTTTAGGAGCTGGAAGTTATATTGCTTCTTCAGCTCAAGACCTCGGAGCAACAATACCATTAGATGTTACTTTCGAAGTTGAAGTAACAGTAACTTCACCAACTAGTAATCAGCAAGTTATATTATTCGCTCAACTTTCACTCGATAACACCAATTTTGGAAGTGGACCAACTTCTGGATCAAGCGCAACAGATGAATTAGATTTGCATTGGATAGGAACTTTACCATGTAGATCATCAGGGACACATAGAAAATTCTTTAGCTTGCAAGGATTGCCAGTCGCAAGATATATAAAATTAATTGCAAAAAATGATGCGGGTGTAACTCTTACTTCCGGATTCGTTTATAAATCTGATATTACTGGCACTGCTTAAAAGTAGTTAGAATTTAAGTGTCAGTAATAATTCTTCCGAATAAATTTAGGAAGCAGCCTCAGTATGCTGCACCTATAGATAATGCTGGTCTTGGAAAGGATTTACAAATTCTTTTCAATCCAGCATTGGGACCCATTGACCTCGTTACTGGAAGAGTTTGGACACCTGGTGGTGACGCAAAGATTATAACTGGAAATCAGGGACGCAGTTTTAATTTTGATGGCGTAGATGATTATTATGCTTACACTGGATATCCAGAACTTACAAGCAATGTAGGAACTTTCTTCATTTGGTGCACTCGTGTTGGTGTTGCAGACACTAATGGTCATGTGCTTTTTGGAGCTTCATCACCAAATGTGTCAGGACATCAAGTCTATCCAGACCTAACAGTTTCTGTAGGATCGAACGCTAGATCAGGAACTTCTTTAACTTCATGGTTCAACACAACAAATAGAAGTTTAGTTATTGTTTCTGGTGGAACCGCTGCAACTACCAAAGTATATTTAGATGGAGTTGATTCTGGAATCACATGGTCCACTGCTCCAGTTGCTTGGGGATCTGGTAACAAAAACTTCAATCTTGGTCGATATGTAGGAGGAACCAGCTGGGACACTGATGCTAGTGTTTTATCAGTTGGTATGACCAGTCAAGTTTGGAAAGAACAAGAAGCTAAAGAATTTCATAGGAATCCATGGTCTTTATATAAAGCACCAAAAAGAAAATTATATGTAGTTTCAACATCTTCAACATTAACATCTACTAATAATTCTCAAGCAAATAGTTCCTCAACAGCAGCAATTACATCTGACAATGCATTATCTGTATCTAATTCAACAGAAATTAATGCATCACAAATTAATTCGATATCTCAAGATCAAACTCTTGTTGGTGTAAATTCTACACAAGAAAATAATTCTTCAACGGTAGTAATAGAAGTAAAATCAGATTTAACAGTATCAAATTCAGATAATTCTAATTCATCACAAGCTGTTGGTATCACTCAAGATCAAACTCTTGTAGGTGACAATGTTTCTCAAGAAAATTCTTCTCCTTCTGTTGTTGCTGATATTTCAACAGGGGCGAAAAATGGGATATATATCCCAAGAAAGAATAAGAAACAACCTCAATACCTTACTCCTCTAGATAAACGCCATCCATTAATAAAAGAAATAGCATTCGCATACTCAGCTGGTAGAGGATTAGAGGATGGAGCGCATGGGTTCCCAGGATCAATTACGGGAACAATGGTTTCAGGCATAACAGAAAAGGGTCGTTATGTTATGCCTTCCGATGCAACCAGTGTTATATCATTCGCAGATAATCCTGATTACAACATAACTAGTGGCGTTACAGCAATAGCTCTTATTCGTGTAAACAGCAATGCTACTGCCTTACAGAATATAGTTGGAAAAGCTAATAATAATGGTGCGAATGATTCACCCTTTATTTTCTCTCTTGATTCTGGTAATGTTATTTTTGGGAGATCTGGTTCATCAGCTGGGGGACCAAATTATAGAGTTTGGGGAAGTGCAGCGACTATATCAGCCAATACATACTACGTTCTTGCTGCTTCTCAAGTTAGTGAAATATCAACACCGGCAAAATTTTATATCAATGGAAAGTTAGACACAGGTGCTCCATCAAACTTTTATGGTGGTAGTGGTAGTGGTTTAGCAACTACAAACACCAGACCAGTAAAAATAGGAAATAGAGATGATGGAACCTATCAATGTCTTTCAAATATTTATGATGTAATAGTATTTAAACGTGTCCTAACAGATGCTGAAATTTGGGAAGTATCCCAAGATATACATAGTATTTGGCAAAAACCAGCAATTAGAAGAAATTTTGCCACATCAGTCATTCCATCTTCAAACGACTTAGTTGGAGAAGATTCATCTGAGACAAATAGTTCAGACAATGGAATAGTTACCCAAGATCAGATTCTTACCGGTATAAATTCTACTCAGATTGATTCTAGCAACACAGGATCAGTTACACAAGGTCAAATTTTTACTGGTGATAATGCATCACAAGAAAATTCTTCATTAATTGATGATATTACTCAAGATCAAATTCTTATTGATCTTTCTGTAACACAAACTAATTCTTCAAATTATATTGCGGTAACTCAAGATCAAAATATAATTTCATTATCATCAACACAAGTCAACAGTGAAAGTTCTTCTAATGTTACCCAAGAGCATGGTTTAGTTTCATCTTCTGTTACTCAAACGAATGTTAGCAGCAATCCAGATATATCTGGGTCAAGTCTTGATATATCTGGGGTTAATTCTACCCAAACAAATAGTGCTCTTGAAAATAGTGTTTCTCAAACGCAGGAATTAGTTTCTTCTACAAATACAGAAGTTAATTCCAGTTCTGTAAATAGTGTATCTCAAGATCAAACTCTTGTTGAATTAAACGTAACTCAAACTGATCTAAGCTCAGTTGGATCTTTAACGCAAGAACAAAATTTATCTAGTGACTCTGTAGTAGAGATTAATCTTAGTGGATCACAAACATTAACACAGAGCCATTCCTTGTCTGGTTCTTCGAATTCACAAGAAAACCCAGCATCTATTTCAACATTATCACAATCTCATGAATTATCTGGGATTTCATCAACACAAAGTAGTGTCAGCTCCACAAATTCTGTAGGAGTTAATACAATTGTCGTGAATTTATCTGGATCATCTAATTCACAAGACAACTCTTCTTCTGTAACACTTATATCACAACAACACAACATATCTTTACTTTCTTGTGTTGAAGGGAATTCTGTTTCCTCTGCTGTCGTAACAGGAAACCATATTTTATTATCCACAAATAATACAGAACTCCATAGTTCTTCTGTAGTTTCAATAACGGAAGATCAAATACTTGCAATAAACAATGTTACACAAGAAAGTTCTAGTAACGTTGCTTCCGTTACACAAACTCAAAATCTAATAATTCTAAATAATATTCAAGGAAGCTTATCTTCTTCTGTATCAATAAGTCAGGATGTAATACATAATTTAGTTTCATTAAATGTTGTTCAAGGGAATTTAGCATTAACCAGTAGTAATATTTCTCAACTCCATGATTTAATTTTATTAGATTCCACACAAAACAATTTCTCTCCATATAGGATTATATCTCTTAAACCTCTTGAAATAAATCAAAAATATATCTCTTATGCTAGAAGAAGAAATTATTCTAGCATGGCTAAATCAAGAGATTATTATAGTGTTTCTAATGCAAGAGATTATTCTGGGAGAAGCTAAAGGCAAAAAAATGTTTTCATCTAAAGATCCAGAAGAAAAAATAACCATAACTTTTGATTTCTCAGATTTGGCTGAATCTGTGAGTGATCCTGTTATAACAGTCGTTGATGTTAATAACATAGATTCAGTTCCATCCGATATACTTTTTTCTTCTCCGCAAGTGATACAATCAAATAAAGTATGTCAAAGTATTATAGATGGTATAAATCTAAGCAATTACCAATTTAGATGCAAAGTAACAACAAACACTGGAGATATATTGATTCATACTGATATACTACCAGTCAGAACAGCTCCGTACATAGGTTAATAAATGCCATCAGTAAATTCCAGAGAACTTTTGAAACAATATGCACTAAGGGAACTTGGTGCTCCGGTTATTCAGATTAATGTTGACGATACTCAACTTGAGGATCGTATAGATGAAGCTTTAACATATTTCCAAGAATATCACACTGATGGAACAGAAAAGATTTATCTTAGTTATCAAATAACATCTGCAGACATAACAAACAAATATATACCTGTTCCAGATTCAATATTTGGTGTTTCAAGAATTATTCCAATTCAATCTGGCTCGTCAATAAAAAACATCTTTGATATACAATATCAACTAAGATTGAATGATTTACCAAATTTAACCTCTACTGATATTGTTTATTTTAGCAATTCCATGAATAATTTGGCTTTGTTAGACCACGTATTACATGGACAGGATTTAATTAGATTTAATAGATTTAAAAATAGAATAGAATTAGATGTTACTTGGGGATTAGATATTATAGAAGGCCAATTCATAGTTTTAGATACATACAAAGCAATGGATACTACAACATATAGTAGAGTATGGGGTAATCCTTGGTTAAAAAAATACACTACTGCATTGTTCAAGAGACAGTGGGGAGCAAATGCCAAAAAATATTCAGGGATGCAACTTCCTGGTGGTATAATGTTAGACGGTCAAAAAATTTATGATGAAGCAATAGAAGAAATAAAGCAATTAGAAGAAGAATTAATAGATCAATCTGCACCCTTAGAATTCTTTACTGGTTAGGAAATGGCACTTAATCCTTATTTTACTTCTAACACAATTACACAAGGATCTGTTGGTGAAAGAGATCTATTGGAAGATTGCATTATTGAATCTATTCAAATAAATGGTCAATTGATGCATTATATCCCAAGATCATATGTTGCAAAGGATGAAATTCTTGGTGAAGATAGATTATCAGAATTTAATACCTATGTTCCTATAGAAATGTACTTTGAAAATGTTGAAGGATTTGGTGGCAACGGAGCATTCATTCAGAAATTTGGATATATGCTTGAACAAACTGCAACATTAGTAGTTTCAAAAAAACGTTGGGAAACAATAATTGGTGACAGGAGTTTAACAATACTTCCTGGTAGACCAGCAGAAGGTGATCTTCTTTACTTCCCTTTGGCAAAAAGCCTATTTGAAATAAAGTTTGTTCAACATCAAGATCCTTTCTACCCCGTAGGAAAACAATACGTGTATAAATTGAAAGTTGAACTCTACCAATATTCTTCTGAGAAACTTGATACAGGTAATTCAGATATTGATATATTTGAAGATTTAAAATCTCATGATGTTACTATTAACGAAAATCCAGATGTTCCAGAATCTTTTGGTGACAATACGAAGTTTATTGAACAGGGATCAGATATTGTTTGGAATTCGGATAATCCTTTTGGTGAAGTAAATTAATGTTCAATACTCCATACTACAATAAAACACTTAGAAAAGTAGTTGTTGCATTTGGGAATTTATTTTCTAACATAAAAATAGAAAGAGAAAATAGCTCTGGAGTAGTAACACAAACAATTAATGTTCCTCTTGCTTATGGTCCAAAGGAAAAACAAATAGTAAGAGTAGATTCTGATCCAACTCTTGACCACCACACAAGAACAGTTCTTCCAAGAATGTCTTTTCAAATTCTTGGATATAATTATGATTCTTCAAGAAAAGTAAATAAAATGAGCAGGATCACTTGTCAAAAAAATGATGGAACAAGAACTTCTATGTTCAGTCCTGCTCCTTACAATGTTGGAGTTGCTCTTTATTTACACACTAAATCATCTGAAGATGCGTATCAGGTGCTAGAGCAAGTATTACCTTTATTTACACCAGAATACACAATTTCACTGAATGTAATACCTACATTTAATTTAATCGAAAACATACCAATCATATTAAATTCTGTAGATTACGAAGATGATTACGAAGGTGACTTTGAATCAAAAAGATCAGTAATTCATACCTTTCAATTTACAATTAAGTTGAATTTCTATAATGAAGTCAACAGTCAAAGTGTAATTAAACACGTTATTGCCAATGTTACAGAATCTCCATCAGCAACTTTCACGGCTGATGGAACTCTTCCTGGAGACCCAATTACTGAAAATTGGGTAGAACAGTAGTAATGAAGCAATTTTATCTGGGTAATATCAACTTAAAAGCAATTGGGTATCCGGTTGAATTTACAAAAGATAACATTGGGGAATATATAAAATGCTCCCAAGATCCGATATATTTTATCAAAAATTATGTCAAGGTAATATCACTTGATTTTGGTATAGTTCCCTTTAATTTATATCAATACCAAGAAGAATTCATTTTAGAGTTACATCACAACAACAGAATTATTGGGATGTTTCCTAGACAGTTTGGTAAAACACAGACTGTTGCTGCCTACGTTCTTTGGTATACACTTTTCAATGATAATAAAACCGTTGCGATTTTAGCCAATAAAGCTCCAGCAGCCAGAGAAGTAATGAGTAGATATCAAATGATGTATGAGCATCTACCAAAATGGTTACAACAAGGTGTGAAAATTTGGAATAAAGGGAACATTGAATTAGAAAATGGTTCTAAAGTTTTCACTTCTGCAACAACTCCATCAGCATGTCGTGGTAAATCTGTTAATTTCTTATATGTTGATGAAGCAGCTATTATTCAGAATACTGTGGCAGAAGAATTCTTTACCTCAACATATCCTACAATTTCTTCTGGTAAAACCACTAAGATTGTATTAACCTCAACTCCCCTTGGGTATAATCATTTTTGGTCATTCTGGACCAAGGCTGAACAAGGAATTAATGGATTCATTCCTGTTAGAGTTTATTGGAATCAACATCCAGAAAGAGATCAGGAATGGTATGATTCACAAAAATCTTTACTTGGTGAAATTAAGGTAGCTCAAGAAGTTGATTGTTCATTTATTGGATCTAGCTACACACTAATTTCTGGTGATTTCATTTCTAGAATGGTGCCAACTCCTTATGTTCATTCCAAGGATGGATTTGATTCTCTGGAATATGCAAAACAAGGACATGTGTATGTAATAGTTGCAGACACTTCAGAAGGAGTTGGTGGAGATTATTCAGCATTTAGTGTGATAGATGTTACAGAATTACCTTACACTGTTGTCGCGAAATATAGAAGTAATACTATAAGTCCTCTTCTTTATCCATCAGTTATTTATATTACAGCAAAGGCATATAATAACGCATTTGTGTTGTTGGAAATTAATAAGGGTGAACAAGTAGCACATATTCTTCATAATGAAATGGAATATGAGAATATGCTTTATGTATCTAGAGGTAAGAGAGGGCAATTTGTTTCTGCTGGATTTGGTGGAATTAAACCAGCTTATGGTGTTACAACAGACAAGAAAGTAAAAAGAATTGGTTGCAGTAACTTAAAAACTCTTATAGAAGAAAGTAAACTTCTTGTGACCGATGCGGATATTATCTCTGAAATGTCAACATTCATTGAGCATAGAGGAAGTTATGCTGCTGATGAAGGATATCATGATGATTTAGTGATGACTCTTGTTCTTTTTGGTTGGCTAACTACTCAAGATTATTTCAGGGATTTAACGAACATAAATCTGAGAGCTCTACTATATCAAGCAAGAATGAAAGAAATGGAAGATCAAATGGTTCCACTAGGATTTTTAAACACTGGGCATGAAGAAATAGATAAAGTGGTTGGTGAAGTAATGGGTAATGACTTTTGGGTAATGGCAAACCCTGAGCAATAGAGTTCAATATTTAACTAAATAATAATATAAGTATTTTAGATAGAAATAAAATAAAAAGGAGCATATAAATGGCTGGTGGATTTCAACTTTCTCCTGGGGTACAAGTTACCGAACAGGATTTTACTAATATTGCTCCGGCAGTTTCCACAAGTGCTGGTGCTTTTGCTGGGGTATTTAGCTGGGGTCCAGTTCTTGATCCAGTTAAGATTAGTTCCGAAAATGTCTTAGTTCAAAGTTTCGGAAAACCAAATAGCAACAATTTTCAATCATTTTTTACCGCTGCTAACTTCTTAGCATATACAAACAATCTTCTTGTAGTTAGAGCTGATACTACAGGAAATAAAAATGCGGTTGCCACAAAATCATCTTCTGTTACTGGAATTACATTAGGAGCTGGTGGAACAGGATACACAACTGCTCCAACTGTCACCATAGCTTTACCAGATTTAGCAGATGGCGTTAGAGCTACAGCAACCGCAACTGTGGTTGGTGGCATAGTCACAGCAATTACAATTACCACACCAGGCTCTGGATATACAAGTGCCCCAGCTATCACATTTGGTGGCCCAGGAACCGGAGCTACAGCAACTGCAACTATTTCTGTTGCTGGCACAAAGATCAACAATCTAACTGATTATCTAACCACTTATGTAAATGGTGGTGGTTCTTTTGGTGAATTTGCTGCCAAATATCCAGGATCACTTGGTAACTCTTTAAAAGTTTCGATGGCTGATTCAGCTACATATGCAACCTGGACTTACAAGGGTGAATTCAATGCCGCTCCAGGAACTTCTACATTTGCTGAAGACTTAGGAAGTGCAGATGATGAATTACACATTGTTGTAATTGACGAAGATGGTTTATGGACTGGTGTTCTTGGAACTATTCTTGAAAAATATTCATTTGTTTCTAAGGCTGATGCAGCAAGAAAATCAGATGGAACAAACAATTATTACAAAGATGTTGTAAATTCACAATCAAGATACATTTGGTGGATGGATCACCCAGAAGATATGGCCAACTGGGGAACCTCAGAGGCCGCAACAACTTATACACCATTATCAACAGCAATAACTGTATCCCTTTCTGGCGGTGCAGATGATTTTACTGCTACAGATGGAAATCTTCAAACCGCATTTGAAATTTTTGCAAATGACGAAGCATACGATATTTCCTTAATTGCCTTAGGAAAGGCAAATGCAACCGTCGCAACTTATGTTATTAATAATGTTGCAGAAGTTCGCAGAGATTGCGTAGTATTTATTTCCCCAGAAGATACAACAACCGGAGAAATCATCACCACCGTTGGTTCAGATGGTGCTGATGCAATGGTTCTTTATAGAAACGCTCTCCCAAGTTCTTCTTACGCAGTATTAGATTCTGGATACAAATATCAATACGACAGATACAATGACAAATATCGTTACATTCCTCTGAATGGAGATATTGCCGGCCTATGCGCAAGAACCGACTTCACAAATGATCCATGGTTCTCACCAGCTGGATTAAATCGTGGTCAAGTAAAAAACGTTACCAAATTAGCATATAATCCTGGAAGAACAGAAAGAGATACACTTTATAAAGCAGGTATCAACCCTGTAGTTTCTTTCCCAGGACAAGGAACTGTTCTTTATGGCGATAAAACTCTTCTGGCAAAACCATCAGCATTCGATAGAATTAACGTTCGTAGATTGTTCATTATTCTAGAAAAATCTATCGCAACTGCAGCTAAATTCCAATTATTTGAATTCAACGATGATTTCACCAGAGCACAATTCAGAAACTTAGTTGAACCATTCTTACGTGATGTTCAGGGTAGAAGAGGTATAACTGATTTCAGAGTTGTTTGCGATTCAACAAATAACACTGGTCAAGTTATTGATTCTAACCAATTCGTTGGTGATATTTTCGTGAAGCCATCGCGCAGCATTAACTTCATTAATTTGAACTTTGTGGCTGCTCGTTCTTCCGTATCATTTACTGAAGTTGGCGCATAATCAACTCTAAATATAAAAAAGGAATAAAGTAACATGGCAACCATCTCAGAATTTAAATCAGCTCTTATAGGTGGAGGATTTCGTCCTAACCAATTTAGAGTAATTTTATCATTTCCTAACTTCATTGGAGCAGGAATTGTAGCTGGTCAGCAAGCTCAGTTCCTCTGTAAATCATCTATGCTTCCTGGTTCTGACTTAGAGAATATCCAAGTCTCTTATAAGGGAAGACCAGTAAACTTTGCAGGAGAAAGAACCTTTTCTCCTTGGCAAATTAGTGTTTATGCTGACACATCATTTAATATCAGAAATGCTTTCGAGCAATGGTCTGATGGAATTCAAAATTACGATTCAACTTTTGGGAAAACAACTCCATCCCAGTATCAAGTAGATATGAATGTTTATGCTCTTGATAGATCAGGCGCAATAATTAAAACATATAAATTTTTTGATGCGTACCCAGTAAGTATTGGTCCAATGGGATTGGATTTTGATGCTAATAATCAAATCGCAACTTTCGATGTAGTTTTCCAATACAACTACTTTGTTTCACAAACTGGTAGAGAAGGTGGGTCATTTGGTGTAAATCTTAGCATAGATACACCAATTGGAACTTTCCCATTACAAATTTAAGGCATTGAGTTTTGGAAATTTTTGGGTTTTCAATTAAGAAAAAGACTAATCAGAAAGAAAAAACTGAGACAGTCGTTGTTCCTACAATTGATGATGGTTCTACTTTAATATCATCCGCTGGTGCAGGATATTATGGTTACACCCTTGATATTGATGGAACCGTTAAGAATGAAGATGAACTTATCAAGAGATATAGAGAAGCTTCATTCTATCCTGACTGTGATTCAGCAATAGAAGATATTGTCAATGAAATGATATCTACAGAGGAGGATGATGCTTCTGTAGATGTCAAACTTGATGATTTGGAAGTTTCCGAACAAATCAAGAAAAAAATTACTGATGAATTTGCCAGAATACTAGAACTTCTTGAGTTTGAACAAAAAGGTCAAGATATTATCAGGCAATGGTATATTGATGGTAGATTATATTATCATCCATTATTAGATGTAAAGAATGCAAAAGAAGGCATTCAGAAGATAATATACATTGACTCAAGAAAAATCAGAAAGATAAAGAATATTCAAAAGAAGAAGAATGCTGCAGGAGTTGAAATAGTTGTAAGTGCGGAAGAATATTACATCTACAATGCAAAGGGAATTACTGCTGGAACAGCAACTGGCGTTAAGATGAGTCTTGATTCGGTTGTTTATGTTCCTTCTGGATATATAGACAACAATAACGGTATGGCTCTTAGTTATTTACACAAGGCCATAAAACCAGTCAATCAGTTAAAGATGATTGAAGATGCGTTTGTTATTTACACAATTTCCAGAGCACCACAAAGAAGGGTATTTTATATTGATGTTGGTAATATGCCGAAACATAAGGCAGAGCAATATGTAACCGACATCATGGGTAAATTTAGGAATAAAATTGTATATGATGCAAGCACTGGGGAAATAAGAGATACCAAAAAACACATGAGTGTTCTTGAAGATTTCTGGATGCCTCGTAGGGAAGGAGGTAAAGGAACAGAAATCACAACTCTTCAAGGTGGTGATACTTTAATTAATAATGATTCAATGCAGTATTTTCAACAAAAACTATTTCAATCCTTGAATGTTCCTATTAGTAGATTACAACCAAATCAAGGATTTAATCTTGGTAAATCTTCTGAGATTACCAGGGACGAGTTAAAGTTTAATAAATTCATCATCAAGTTACGTAAGAAGTTCTCAAACCTCTTTTATGATTTATTGAGAATTCAGTTGATATCTAAGGGTATCATGGCTGTTGATGAATGGGATCAATATAAAAGTAAAATAAGATTTGATTTCAAGAAAGACAATTTCTTTACAGAATTCAAGCAGAATGAAATTATAGCAACAAGGATTGCTCTTCTGCAACAGGCTGATCCATTTATTGGTAGATATTATTCCATAGAATGGGCAAGAAAGAATATCATGATGCAAACAGAAGATGAAATTAAAGAATTAGATAAACAAATGCAAGAAGAGGATAAGGCTGGATTATATCCACCAACTCCTGAAGAACTTGCTGCTCAAGGAGAAGGATAATGAATTTAGAAGAAAATTTCAATAAGGCAGTGAAAGTAATTGGAGAGGGTCCAGCATATGTTGTTAATGGAACTTTGAAAAGAATAAAATCCGGAGAAAATCATCAAGAAGCATTCAATCGTGCTGCTGAAGATGAAAATTTTCATGGAATGAGATCAGATGTTGTTGCTTCTAGGAAAAAAATAACAGATTATTTGAAATCTCATCACAAAGTTAAAGTTGATCATGTTCATAAATTTTTCCATGAATCAGTAGAACTGAAACAAGAGGAAACTATTGAATTAGTCAATGATATTATTTCTGGAAACTCTATCGATATAGATAATTCCTTTGAAGCAATAATGTCAGCAAAGATAGCAGAAAGATTGGAAGATTTCAGAAAAGAAGTTGCTCAGGGAATGTTTACTGAATCTACAGAAGAACTTTCCGATGATCAAATCGTAGAAGATATTCTTGCTCTTGATGAATTATCCAAAGAAACTCTCAAGAATTACTTAGACAAATCTGTTTTCAATCACACAAAGAGAACTACAAGATCAGTAAAGCTGGATCATGGATCAGATAACTCAAGAAAAATAGCAAATAGAGTTCGTGGTATTACTACTGCTTCAAACAAATTAACCAAAGAACAAAAAGAAATCATTGAATCAGTTCTTGAAGAGTTTCAATCAGAATAAAATAAATGAAATCATATTCTGAAATTCTTTCTCCCTCAAAGAAAACCAATTCTTTCGAATTGGTTGAATCAATTATTCTTGATATTTATAGGAAGCTACCACATAATCAAGTAGCTTCCATTATCGAAAAGTATAATGATATTCAAGTAACAAATACTCTGGTGGAGAAATATATAGAATTAGCTTCTTCAAGAGAGTTCACTTTAGATCCTGTTGCATTCGAGTTAAGGAAATTAAATAAATTTGATTATAATTTTCTCGAGGATAAAATTGAATTTGTTCTTGAAGATAACTCTACAATTTTAATTTCAGAAAAAGATTATTTAAATATTAAGGAAGTATTAGAAAGTAATCAAGAAGCAATTGATTATTTAAAGAATTCAAAAGAAAATTTCCTAAAGATGCTGGAAATTATTCAGAAATATAAATCGGAGTAAATAGATGGCAAAAACTGTATTAAGACTAACAAACAATTATGCAGGAGTTAAGGCAAACGCAGCTGGAACATATACTTTTTCTCTAGCCACCGATTTACTCCTACCGAGCGAGGTTGTTTCTGGAACTCCAACTGTTGATATTTATGGTGCCACCTTTTCTGGTGAAGCTGCATCAACAATTACTGTTAGCAGAAATTCCGTGGATATATTTAATATTTCTCCAAGCACAGCAAGTTCAATTGATTTTTCTCAGATGGGTATGAAAGAAACCATTAATAACACATCTGATATTGTTGTTGTAATCACCGGCAAAGCTCAAATATATCTTGAACTCAGAAAATCTGCTGGATACAAAACAAAACTAGAATTTGAACAATTCGGATCACATGATGATCCTGCTGCTCAAGGATCATAGGAGTTTATATGTTACTAATGGTTGAAACTCTAGAAAATACAACTAAGGCTGTTCTTGAAGAAGGAACAGACGGAAAGAAATCTTATTTCATTGAGGGGGTCTTTGCTCAGGCAGATACACCAAATAGAAATAAACGTTCTTATCCAATGAAAGTGATGGAAAGAGAAATAAATAATTACCAGAAGTTGATTGACCAAAGAAGATCTCTTGGGGAATTAAATCATCCTCAACATCCACAAGTTAATCCAGAAAGAGCTTCTCATCTTATCACAGAATTAAGATTTGATGGAAATAATGTTATTGGAAAAGCAAAGGTTCTTGGAACTCCTGTTGGAAATATTGTTAAAAGCCTACTAGATGAAAATGTAATGTTAGGAGTTTCTACTAGGGGATTAGGATCACTTAAATCAATGAACAATGGTATTAATGAAGTTCAAGATGATTTTACTTTAAACACAATTGATATTGTTTCTGATCCATCAGGAATTGATTGTTGGGTAAATGGAATCATGGAAGGTGCAGAGTGGGTTCTTGAAAATGGTATGTGGAAGATTTCTGAACAAACAAAGAGAACCATTCAAAAAATAAGTAATAAACAATTAGAAGAACATAAATTGAATCTCTTTCAAACATTTTTAAGGAACTTGAAATAATGAAAACATTACAACAACAATTAGAAGAATCTTACTTAATGATGAGGGGGATTCTCTCCGAAGAAGGTAACCAAATCGTTACTGACATACTAGCTCTTGATGAAATCTCTAAGGAAAAATTATCTCAATACATAGATAAAGCATCTGATCGTGTCTCTAAAGCAGATGCTTTTGTTAAAGGCACAGAAAAAAGAATACCAAAGTCTGATGAAGATAAAAAACAGACTAAACATTTTGTTAGTAAAGCGAAGAAAATTATTTCTAAGAGACTTAGGGGTATTGCTAAGGCAACTGATAGATTAACCAAGGAACAAAAAGAGCTAATTGGTTCTATCCTTGAAGAACTTGATCAAGATGAACAAATTCTTGAAGATATCCTGGCTCTCAATGAGATTTCCAAGTCAACTCTTGGTAGTTATATTAAGAAGGCTACTAATGATATTAGAGTAAGAGGTGGAAGAGAAGGGGTAGCTGGAACAAAACTAGAATTTACTGTTGGTGATAAGTCAGATATATTAAAAAAATTTACAGGGAAAACTAATCATAGGATTGCTACAATAGCCAAGGCCACTGATCGTTTAACCAAGGAACAAAAAGAACATATTGAAGGAATTCTTGAAGAACTAGAGCAAGATGAACAAAATATAGAGCAGGTTAATGAAGGAGTTAATGATCACGAAGCTTTACATAAAGAAATAATATCCAAACTCCATAAACACTTCCCAGAAATGCATATTAAGAGCGCAGTTCATGTTGAGAAGAGGGCTGGAAGATATGGACAGGGAGAATATCATAAGTATGAATCAGAAATACCAATTCATGACTCAGTAAAGCACCTATTCAAGTCATTAAGAGGAGAAGTGACTATTCATCACGAACCAAATGGTCAAGTTCATGGTAGACTAGATTATAGATATGATCACCACGATGGTGGAAGTAATGGTCATTCTGTAGCTTCCATTGGTCAGCATGAAGGAAGCTACCATATTAGAAATCACAACACCCAAGAAGTTAAAAAGGTTTAAATAATAAGAGGCAATCTCCTATTGGAGTTATTGCAAAATTACTTAGAAATTAGTGGAAAACTAAATAATTATAATAGGAGATTAAAGTATTATGTCAATCGAAAAAGAAATTAAGAAATTACTTGAAAGTTCACAAAAATCCAATCTGAAAGAACAGGTTGAAGATGAGATTGTGGAAGAAACCGTTGAAGATTTAGAAAGTGAAGAACTTTCCGATGATCAAATCGTAGAAGATATCTTAGCTCTTGACGAAATTTCTAAAGAAACTCTTGGTAGATATATTAAGAAATCAAAGGATGATGTAAAGAATAGAAAGGATGCAGCAGATTTCCATCTTACTAACTATTCTACCGGACATTATGGCAGTGGTGAAATGGATCAGTATAGGCACCACAAGAAGAAGATTTCTGGTAGAATTAAGGGTGCGTTAAAAGCAACAAAACGTCTAACAAAAGAACAAAAAGAACTAATTGGTTCTATCCTTGAAGAACTTTCCGATGATCAAATCGTTGAAGATATTCTTGCTCTTGATGAATTATCAAAGAAGACTCTCGGCAACTATATCAACAAGGCTGTTGGTGGAATGGATGGAGTGGCTGTTCATGCTTTTGCAGCTGGTGATAGCGGCAAAGATTCTGCAGATAATAGAGCAAAATCATTTGGTAAGGCCAGGAAAAGAATTAGAGGTGTTACCGCTGCAACCAAGCGCCTAACAAAAGAACAAAAAGAACTAATTGGTTCT